AATCGCATCTATCGGCCTGAGCTAATCCATTGGCGTAAGAGGTACCATCAGCTTGGAGGTGATCGTCGGCTATCCTGTTTGCCTCATCCTTGGTGCAGGCGGTATATTTACCAGCGATTTGCTTATAACTGATAGTCTTAGGAGTACAGTTGCTAGGACAGTTCGTAGCCTTGACATTTCCCCATCGGTCATCATTGCCAACCTTAGAAGGACATGTCTTAGCATCAACAAGTATCTTAAGAGCGTTCTTAGTGCTAGAATAAGCTTCATAGGCGGCACTAGAAGCAGCTTGACTCGTGCTCCTGCAATATTCTCCGGCAGAAACAACCTTCATAGGGCTACTAGGAGCGCATACATCACCACATTCGCCCGAACATCCCTTACATACCTCATTAGTATAGATCGTATAATCATAAGGGTTACAGCAATGCTCACCACCATTCTGCCAATATCCCGTAGGATCGCACTCGCTAGAATAATGCTCCTCGCTATTACCATTATTACACCTACTATCATCCATATGGTATGTATTATCACATCCGCATCCACAAGATCTGGAATCATACTCAATCACCTCGTCTTGATCAGAAGCAGAGGAACAAGGATTGGTTTGACTCCTTTTCTTACGATAGGTACACCCGTCGCAATAATAACTCCAATTACCATAAGTAGGAGTATCATCATCGTCGGCGCAATCACCATTCTTATTGGCATAAGCCTGAGCGGCGGTCTTAGTCGCCGTATCATTCTTGAAAGCGTTTTGAACCTTGCTGTCGGCATCCGCCTGAGATACGGTAGATGTCAACGCTGACAATCCTAAGGCACTATAAGGAACGGATAGAGCGACACCATGTTTACATGTACCACAATTATCCTTATAGAACGTAGCGCTTCCAGTACCGGTCCACACACAAGTGCCATGCTGGTTAGCGTAATCCTGTCCCTTCTGGTCTAGGATTTGCTCAGCCTTGCTCTTAGCGTCAGCCAAAGAAACCTTGCTGGTGATAGCTGTGCCGCCGTTGGCTTGCGTAGAGGTCACCGTTATTCTCTGACCAACCCCGCTTCCAGCGCAATTGTTCTTATAGAAGTCACGGCTTGCCACGTAAGTCCATGTACATCCTCCGTTCTTGTTGGCATAGTTCTGCCCATCGGCTCCACGAACAGCATTCTCTGCCTTCTTATTAGCGTCAGCCAAAGATATGTTGGAAGTGTACGGGTGTCCTGGCAGTCTGTCGCTATTTACGGATACCATGTCGCCCACGCCACCGTCAGCGCAATTGTTCTTCTGAACCTGACCGGTATAGCTTCCTGTCCAAGCACAAGTACCCTTCGAGTTAGCCACGCTCTGACCTTGAGAGTTCACTGCGGCTAATGCCTTGGCGTTAGCGTCAGCTTGCGATACGCATGACTTGAACTTACCTCCCGTAGTAGGATTAGGATCGTTAACATCATTCTGAGTGACAGTAACAGAACTACCCACACCTCCGTCAGCGCATTGACGGGTAAAGGCCTTGGATGCCGTACCCCACCAGAAACAGGTGTTGTTACCTCCAGCTATATACCGCTCTTGATTGTTAGGATCAGTATAACATGTATTGGTATTACGTTGATGCAATTGAGAGATACAGTCCTTACATACGGTCTCTATAGTCTCCCATACCGGTTGCTCGGTCTTAGTATGACACGTGTCATCATAGTTCTTATTAACGAATGCCTGACCCATCCTATCAATATAGGCCTTAGCCAAAGCGTCCGCCTCTTCTTGTGAACGGGTAGAGGTAAAGAACTGCCCCATAAGATCCGGAGTTACGGTAATAGGATCAGCATACTGGCAAGTAGGACATTTAGGAGTGAACTCCTTGCTATAACTACCGACATATATCTTCAACTCGTCACAAGTACCACGATCATTGGCTATAGCCTGACCTTGTGCCTTGACAGCGGCCTTGGCAAGTTCATCAGCGGCATATTGACTCTCGTATGAGTAGAACGGGCCTCCGGTTACATCAGCTTCAGTAACGGTAACCGAAGACGGGATAAGACCTGACGGACAGTTATTCTTCTCGAACGCCTCGCTATAATGACCGGTATATTTAGGAGCCTCATGGCAAGTACCACGCTCATCGGCGATCTTCTGACCTTGATTCATTACAGCGGCCATAGCCACTAGATTAGCCTCGTCCTGAGATACGCAAGACTGGAACGGATGACCATCTACCATATCTTGTGTCACTGTGAACGGATCTCCTATTTGATTAGCGCCACAATTGCTCTTCGTGAACTCGAAGCTAGCCTTACCGGTATACATAGTGGCGTTAGAGCAAGTACCCTTGGTATTAGCCAAAGCCTGCCCTTGAGCTTGCACGGCGGTCATGGCCATAGCGTCAGCAGCGGTCTGGGAGTCGTTGGACTGGAATGGGTGTCCTTCTACCATATCTTGAGTGATCGTCACTTTAGATCCTATCTTACACTCACCACAGTTGTTTCTCGTGAACTCCAAGGAAGCACGGCCAGTGTACGTACAAAGAGCATGGATATTGGCAAGGGCCTGTCCTTGGGCGTCAACGGCGGCCTTGGCCTTGTTGTTGGCATCCTCCTGTGATACGGTAGACGTGAACGGATAACCGTCAACCATCCTATCATTTACCGTATAAGTACCACCAGTGCCAGCACCACAATTGTTACGGGTAAACGTACGTGTATAAGTACCGGTATATACAGGCACCTTCTCGCACTTACCTTTCACGTTAGCCACATCCTGACCTTGAGCCTCGACGGCGGCCTTAGCCTTATTGTTGGCGTCTTCCTGAGATACGGTAGACCTGAAATCTCCTGTCACCATAGTCTCATCCACGACAACCTTGGTGCCGTATTGGGTCTCATCACAGTTATTACGAGTGAACTCCTTATTATACCTACCGTAGTAGATCGTCTTCTCCTTACACTCACCTTCTAGGTTGGCTTGTTGCTGGGCGTTAGCCTCAAGATCGGCCTTAGCCTTATTGTCAGCATCCTCCTGAGAGATAATAGAGAAGTACTTACCAGCGGCTACAACATAAGTATAAGGTTGACCGATATGGAACTCATCGCAATTGTTTCTCGTGACTGTCTTTTCCATCCTTACGTTATAATAGACATTAGTCTGACAGTCGCCACGCTCGTTGGTGATAGCCTGGCCTTGCGCCTCGACAGCGTCCTGCGCCAGCTTGTTGGCGGCATCCTGCGATACCGTAGAAGTGAACGGATAGCCGGTACACATCTTCTCATCCACGGTAAAGTCAACAGGCGTAGAACCTTCAGGACAGTTGGTTCTCTGGAATACCTTAGAATATGATCCGGTAAATACCGGTATCTTCTCACAATTACCCTTGATATTGGCTATATCCTGACCCTGAGCCTCTACAGCGGCCTGAGCTAAGCTATTAGCGTCTTCCTGAGATATGATGGATCTAAAGTCTCCTGTAACCATCGTCTCGTTAACAACCACATCCGTTCCGTATTGAGTGGAGTCGCAATTGTTACGGGTAAAGGTCTTGCTAAACTTACCATAATAGATATTCTCCTTAGGCTTACACTCACCTTCCAGATTAGCTTGTTGTTGACCATTCTTTTCAATATCCTCAAGAGCCTTCCTGTCGGCGTCCTCTTGAGAGATAGAAGACACGTACTTACCCTCAGGAACGATGTAAACATATTCCTGACCATCACTGAACTTATCACAATTGTTACGGATAAAGGTTTTCCTTTGCTCCTCGTTATACCAGATGTCAGTTATACACTCACCATGTTCATTGGCGTATGCCTGACCATTTAGGGCTATATCCTCCATAGCCTTGGCATCGGCGTCCTCCTGCGAGATAAATGACTTGTAGGTCCTTTCCTCGACCGTATACAACACCACCGATCCATGTTGGTTGGCCAAACAATCGTCCTTGGTGAACGGCTGAACCATCTTGATATTATAATAAACGGGCTTGGCGTCTTGAGCTATCATATACTCCTTGACAATACTACCGTCCTTTGACGTTATACGGAACTTAGCCGTACAGATCTGACCGGTGTAATTAGCCTTGTATACGATGTTAAGCTTATTATCTCCTACCCCATGGCTCTTGTCGTTAATGGCAAAGCAATTACCCTCAACGCAATTCTTATCTATTTCCCTCGCCATATCAATCCTCCTCTATTCTCCATGAAACATCATCTCCGGCCTCTACCCTTACGATTTGAGTATCACCATCCTTATTAAGCGTCAACCTTTGCGGATCCACGTTAAAGGGTGGTTCCGGTTCCGGCTCCTCGCTGCCATCGCCGCAAGTGCAACATACCAGTTCAATATCATACTCGGTATTGGACTTGATATCGATAACGACCTGACCGTTCTCGCTAGTCACGTTATCAAAATCATGATCAAGTATAATATAAGGTATATCATTAGGCTGTTGATTGATATTAACAACCTTGCCATTCAAGACAAACATCTCATGATGCTGTTCGTTATCCATATTCTTAGGCATAGCTATGACAAAGCTAGCCTCATACAAATCAGTGGCTCCGGGATCCTCAGGATCGGCATACACTATATATCTGCTATCCTCTTCCGGAACCTTCATGGATAAGCCATTCACGTTCATGGAGACTATATAAGACTTGCTCACCGAGCCACCAAGGGTAAGACAGGAGGCCTTGACCGAGGCGGAGTTAAGCTTGGCGTTGATGACCGCCGTCCCGCCCTCCATATCGAACATGATATTGGTCGGATCCACGCTTACCCGCTCCATGCCCTTCTGGGTTATGGTAGCGAGCTTCGTAACCTTGCCTTTCTCGACCGCTACGTAAGTCTCCCTAGGCAACCTACCCATCCATCCCGGCTCTACCTTAATAGCCACCTTGTCGGGACCGGTACCGGAAATCTTGTCGTAGGACACCCATGAGGAGCCTTGCTCGATCTTGGCAAGAATATCTTTTAAATTACTAGCCATATCAATCCGCTTGCGTTATAGTCCATTTATCACTCTTGCCGACAATAATCTCAAGGATCTTCTCTCCACCCTCAGGAGGATACTCGAAGTTAGTAGGCTTAATCTCAAATACGCTGGCGCCTCCACAACCAAGATCACAGATCATATCCGGCAACCATCCCTCCTCAAAAAAACGCTCTATAAGCTCCCTTACGGCCTCTGATAAAGAATCAAGCTCTAACCTATCTACCGGGATAGATCCTTTCTTGAGGGTCTCACCACATACCCAACCGTCACACTCGGAAGCCAAGACCGTATCGTACACTCTCTTAGCCATAACAAGAAGTATTTAAAATATTACTATTCAATGTAGTATATACGATATTAACATCAGTGAACTCATCACCCATGCAATATTTCTTCTTAAACTTAACGGATCTACCAGAAACGACATACCCGTCATTAGGGACGATAGTACCACAATAGGTAACGCTGAGCACGGTCAACGGCTCGTATCTTAACCTGACAGCCTGAACACCCTTGAACGAGTCACGCTGGATGGACGCCGTGGCGCCAGATATGGCAACCAGCTTCCTTACCAGAGACTCGATTACGCTATTCATGCCATCACCGTTCCTGATGTCTGCCTCAGGGAACGACTGACCGTCATATATGATCTGGGAGCTGTAGATACTACACTCATTCCCCGGTCTATATTCCGGCTTACATGGATTACAATTACTTCTCATATCAAATCAATTTGTTGATCATTCTTCTTAATTCAAGTATCTCGGCATCCCTATCCCGTATAGCCTTTATCATAGCGTTAAGGGTATCGGACATATCGCAATTAGGGGATAATCCCAATGATTCCACACGTACCTTATCACCGGGGTAAATACAATCGGTACTCATGTACGTAGAGCACGGTACTTTCGTGTCGTCTACAGTAGGTCTGTATTGTTTTTTGTTGCAACCATTCATTACCACGTCTCCTCTTCCGTATCGTTATCCCCGCCGCTACCACCGGCGTTGACAAGCTCGTTTATAATTTTCCTCAAATCCAAAACCTCACGATGGTATAAATCTATCTGCTTATCCCTAGACGCTATAATACGCCTCAATGAGTCTACAACGACAGATATATCAGTACCTTTCTCTATACCGTCCACCACCAACTCATCACCTGAGTATAAGACACATTTATCATATAAAACTATAGGACATCCATAACCAACACAAGGCTCGTCCTGACAATCCCGATCGCAAGGATCACAAGGATCCTCGGGGCATTTATTAAGAAACTTGTCTATCTTAACGCCATGACAGCATTCTTCAGGACGCTCCCTCGAATGATCATGACAACAACCACCTGTACTACACATATTAATAATATTAATGTTTTCAACAAAGATACTTATTTGATTTGATAACAAAATAACATACATTATTAAACAATATAGGGGATACCCCTTTTGTATCCCCTATACCCATAAACTATAATAATAAGATAGGGTCAAGACTTCAATTTAAGAACAGGATTACCCCATCTATCTTTCCATTGCCTTCCCAAATCGTTTATAACGCCATTATAGTCTTTTATATATCCAGCCTTAATAGCGTAAGATATATTTCTTTCTATTGATACTATCATATCCAGCTCCTCGAAGGAAGCCCTATTTCTTATCCCTTCCTCATGTACGCCAAAAACAACAAAATTTATACCCTTAGCAATTCTTGATAACGATTCCTTTAAGTTACTTTTATCGCTTATAAGCGAAGATACGCTACTACACATCTCTATATAAGCGTCACCAGCGGCATTTCTTACCCCTACGATATTATCAACAAACCACATCACGACATCGGCGCAAACCTCAGGACTCATTTCCATAGCCACCACAAGGAAAAGGTATGGGTTCATATACCACATCTGTCCATCCCCCTTTCCCTTTCTGCACGCCAATCCCATTTTGTTTAAATCACTAAGATTTAGGGTCTTGTTTTGTAGGCTGATATTTATCCGCTTACATAAATCCCTGTTTTCCAGTCTACTAATTATTTCCCTACATTTCTCCTGAAAGCCATCATACTTAATAATATCATTAAGCTTCTTAGGGGATAAACCCTTTTTAAGCCTATCATCAGACAAAACTTTCATAGCTAAAGTGATGTTAACAAAACCATTATCACTGAGCGCAGGTATAACAACGCCCATCAATCTCCTATCAGAAGATTTGATTTCAACCCGACTTTTCATAACTTTGAACAATATTTTAAATTAAACATAATACCTATCGGTTCGAGATGAATAGATAGGTATGCAAATATAAAACATATTCAACATACAAACAACTGTATTGCAGCATATAGACTTATCACCATTGATATATATACAAAAAATGGAGGAGATATACAATCCCCTCCAAACACTAAATCAACTATTATGGAAAACTAAACGCGCATCATCACCAATAACATTGATCCTCTTGATCAATATTCTCAATCCATTTCTCGCACTCAAGATTAAGATCAGCGTACTCCTGCCCCTCTACCATCAAAACCTCACGGGCTTTGGCGTTGGCATCCTCTACTGATATCCATGATCTAAACCTATTGGCTTTGATAGAATAATATACCCTACCTGATTTATATCCAAACGGGCATACCTTCTCAAACCAATCACCGATCGTAGTATTATAGAATACAGGGGAGCAACTACCTTCGGAGTTAGCCTTCTCCTGTCCTTCTTTCATAAACTTCCTATAAGCTAACGTATCAGCATCAATTTGGGATATATCGGACATGACGGCTCCGGCTGGCAATTCATACACAATACCTTCTTTACCTGATGTCCCAGCCTCACAATCGTCCTTGTAGAAAACGCCACGAAAAGGCTGTGAGGCCCAGTCCTCGCAGCAAGCCCCAACAGCGTTGGCCTCCCCCTGCCCGATCCTTCCAAGCTCCACCATCGCCTTATCATTGGCGTCTTTCTTGGATACGTAAGAGACGAACCTGCCTTCCTCTATACATACCTGTTCCTTGGATCCCTTACCGCTTACGCAATTGTTCTTGACAAACTCATCGCATACCTGATCATTATACCATATAGTTGGTATTATATCAGCGTATGTGTTGGCGTAGTCCTGACCGTTGGCTTTGATATCATCCTCAGCCTTACCATCAGCCTCCTCCTGTGTATCGCCAAAATAGACGTTGGCCGGGACCCGGTAGTCAACAGAGCCGCCCACATACCCGGCAGGCGGGTTGTTTCTGGTGAACGTCCGAACTATTTCCTTATTTCCGTATATCATCCGTGACATATACGATCCTCCAAGGCATACACGACCTTAGCGATCGTCTTATCCCCGCTTACACTTACGCATGAATTACCAAGATCCCGAACATCTATAGCCTCCCTGATACGGGTAAGCTCGTCATATATCTCCTCTATCACGTCAGAGATCATAACGCACTCATCAGAGTCCTTATACTTTGACCACTCCGGGAGATCGCCCTCGTAGGGTACGCAAGTGGACGGGGTTATATGTGAACAACTGTATTTTTTCATGCCAGTAACTTATTAACACGTTCCTTTAACGATCTTATCTCATCCGGACATAACCCGCAATCATTATCACACAAGGATCTTTGTAAACGAATTATCTTGCCCCAATAGGATACATCGGGTTTGTCCCCGATTCTATACCTATGATATCTCATGTATCTACCCCATTGGCAAGATAACCATTCGTCTACGACCTTACATAGATCTATCCTATCAAGGTTTGATATAGATTGAGCGCCCATCAAGTATCTCCTTTCTCATTTCTTGTACCTCCTCATCAGGCGGGCATCCATATGGCAGGTTCTTGATCCACTCACGGATCTTCTTCTGCATATTAAGATAAGATACACCCACGCCACCACCCTTGGTACGAACTTGTTTATATATACTAACCACATCACGCTCCATGGTCTGCAACGGATCAAGCATAACCATACAACCAGCGGTGCTTCTAGAAGCATATTCCCTATCACTAATAACAGTGGAAGAAACACGATTCATCATGCTTCTCTCAATTCTTTCCCTCTCGGCCTTTAACGCCTTTTCCTTACAAGTATTACAACCCACGACTAAATATTTTTATGTTTAACAATCCACGCAATTGGTAGTCATCTCAAGAAGCTCTCCGACACGATCAATAATCTCATGGGCGGCCCTTATGTTATCCAACCTGACATTCGCCTCGGCTACGACCATAAGTGTCTCCATCTCCTGTATCTTGTCTATAAGACCCTTATCCTTGTCCTCGCATAAGACATCAGTCTTGATCCATAGCCGGTCGAGACGTCTGCGTATAAGATCCGTCTTAAGATACTTGCGACTGAAATTGTAAGTGGAAGGGCTACCTATGATCTTAATATCATATATACCGTCTGGAAGATCAAGATACCTGACATTACAATCATCGTAATTAAAACAATTGAGACCTAGTGTTAGGCTGGTAAAGGTATTGACCTGATTCTTGCCAAGAAACAACGTAACGGGGTCGGACATGCCCGGCGTAGTGATCTCGATGATCGCCTTCCTGTCCTCCAGCAGCCCCCACTCGGACTCATCCAGTACCTGCAATACCTTTGGATCACGTGTCTCTAGCACCTGAAATGACAGCCGAATATCATTCATATTAACCTTCTTATCGTACCGGCACAAGCTATCATCATAACGGGCTTGCATATCAAGATCCGGTACATCGGTATAATATGTCTTGACCTCATGCCCGTTGATAAATACCGATGTTATCTGGCAAACATGAGACCTAGCGACATCAAAAAACACCATCCTTACATTACCCTCATAATCAACGCCCGATGTCGGGTATGTCAATATCTGGGTATTATACTCACCATCGTTACGTCTAGCCACGACAGTAATAACGATAGGTTTCTCTATATCGTAATCATCCATGATAATCCTAGCGGCGAACTTATCATGAATTATCTTCGGTATGATATTGATCTGATTCATTCGTATTTCTTTTTCACAAAGATAACTATAAAGACGAATCTTAAAAAATAGATTCAAAAAATAGTACCACATGAATATATTATCAAAAAGAATGTATACATTTGCGCCATGGTCGGTTGGATGAGTGGTTTAGTCGGTGGTCTGCAAAACCATATACCTCGGTTCGAATCCGGGACTGACCTCATATTTGCAATTCTTTTCTGGGGTGATAACCAATAGGTGTATGGGGTTTCTTGTACACCTATTATTTTATCAATCCGAATCTTTTCAACAACACGAATAATACAACCAATATACCTAAGATCGACATAAAGATAATAGCCATCGGCCACCTTGATTCCTCCTTATCGTCTATATCCTTATGCTTGATGTCTGTCTTCTTATCAATATCCTCAATACCGGTGATCGTCTTATCAACGCCAAGGGAATCGGTCGTCACCGTGCTATCCCGCCGGCCGATGACGATATGAGCGTCCGTCTGGGAGGACACGGGTCGCTCCCCAGTGGATGGATCCACCTCCTTCGTAGTATCGAATTTCCTCTCAGTTATGACAATATCAGCATTAAGATCAGATGTCCTGATCTCTACGATCTTCCGGTCCATGACCTCATCTATCATCGTCTCTATCCTGCTTATCAAACGATTATCTATAGACGTGTCGCTAACCTGCCTCCTGCTTCCACAAGAGGACAGGAATAGCGACAGACCTAAACAAACAATCGCCCTAAGACTTATCCTTAACCTCATCATCGGCAATTCTCCTTATATCGTCAAACGTCTCATCAGGTATGTTCTTGGAGAAGCTAAACATCTTGAACACGTTTATTCTCTTGAACACAGCTTTGAATACCTTCACCAAATAAGCGTCAGAGAAAGCATCCCCTATCGTATTCAAGAAAAGCATCACATATCCAACAAGGGCTATATACACCCCATATTTGGTAACGGTAAGTATCATGCTAGCCTCCTCCTCGATCGGGTATAACGTCTTATATATAACACATAATGTCATTACTATAAAACAAGACAAAGCGAACTCCTTAAGAATATCAGTAAACCTGACCTCCCTAAACCATCTCTTGAAACTAAACCTCCTCCTACGGCTTCTACGGAGCTTCCAGCCCCTTACGCTTTGCGCTAACCTAGCCAAAAAATTCGCTATTAATACTATAAGTAATACAGTCAATAAATGATGCACTGGCTGGAAGTAAGCCCAACAAGAAGCACCATACGCAAGCGCTATATTCCATAAAGCCCCCACTCGCTCTATCATGTCTTTGTCTTTCATTTTATACCATATACGCAAAGTTAACCACCATACCGTTAAGTACCTAAAACACCACGGCGTGTATACCGTTCCTCGTATCAAGGCTGTCAAAATGCAACCAACCCACCTTCCCTTCAAGCCGGAAAGGATATGGTAACATATCTTGATGATCCAAAATCAAGCCTCTGGCCTGTTCCGCCGTCATTGACTTGACATCGAAATCCCCAGCCTTACCCAACACATGAGCGGATAGATAAACATCTTTCTTATCCTTGACTATCTGGCAGATGTTGCATCTAAGACCACGTTGGGAAAACTGCCCCTGCTTGTCCCAATTATTACAATACATAGGCTGTTTAATTATATCCCTCCGTAATATAAGAAGATTATGGAGAAACGCTGTATCAAGAAACTGCCACGATCTGTCCTTCCACTTATTGTATGTATGAGGACACACCAATTCCACTATATCAAAATACGAACCTAATTCTTTTATAATATCATTCCTATCCATATCATCCATTTTTAAAATAATGTAAAATAACAATACCACGATAACCTGATCCTCCTCGACCGCTCGTAGCCCCACTATTAGAAGCTTTAGAGGCTCCTCCTCCACCACCTCCATAATAAGTGGCATTACCTCCATTTTTGCCATTAATAATAACACCCTCAATATCCTCAACTCCAGCCCCATCACCTCCTCCGTGATTACCACCTTTACCTCCGGATAAAAAGCCTATATCCCATCCTCTTGTATAAGCTCCCGATCCACCACCAGCGCCCATAGGATAAGGATATCGGTCAGGATATTTGTTGTTAAAAACATATGATCCATCTTGCCCTGGATTCCCCGGGGAAGGATCATGACCATCCCCTTCAACTCCATATCCGCCTCTTCCACCTTTACCGGCAATAGCCTGATATATACCGAATATACTATCACCACCTATATCTCCGACAACCACCCTATATGTAACACCTGGATTTACGGATATAGTCCCAGTCAGTACACCACCTCCGTTACCGCCACTCCCGGCATTATATACATCGGAATATTCTCCATTAAGACCTCCGGCGACCAACGCGAACTCAACCTCATAGACCCCATCAGGAACCGCCCAATATCCATTATCCTGAGGAGATAATTCCTCGAATACCTCTATTATCTTCCTTTTGGGTAACATTCTTCTTCTCATCATAAGGCAAATAGGATTTTACCCCCCCCAATTTAGTTTTAAAATATTGATATTCATAATATTATTCTGGTTTAATCGTCCATCTCTGGGCGTAGTTATTTTTTAGCACATATATCTTCTCCATAGGTGTAGCGGGAGACCCGTTGGACGAGCCTTTCACGAATCCCTCTGGGGCCTGCTCCGTGCCGGAAGGACGCTGGTTTTTGGTTGGATAAACAGCAATATACATGCCTACCGAAAGACTATAGAACTGGTTCCTCTTCCCATCCTTAGCCACGGATGTCATAGTAATCTGATCCCATCCTACAACAAGGTCGTAGAAAGAGTTCACGAAATCATCTGATCTTTTTTGGCTATGAGTGGATGCATTCACGTTAAACCATGTAATAGCCCTCATCTCATAAATATAATCCGGAAGCTTATCCATTCTAAGACTATTGCTATTAACTGCAATGAAACTAGTAAGATGTTCCAATCCCCTTCCAGACATATTATCATCATTCCAATTCGTCCTCCTTTCTCCACTCATCCAGTCATCTAAAAAAGCAAATGCCTCAATACTTGTATTTATCTTATCTACCTCAAAAGAAGGAATGATATTTATATCAAAATAATTCCACATATCAGAAGGACCGGGAGCTATATTCAACGAAGTTAATTTAGGAAGATCATTAAACTCCTTTATATACCTATCCAAATAGCATGAACTTAAATTAAGAGTCTCAATTTTCTTCATGTTTTTTATATTCCTTACGCCACTCGCTTCTATATCCCTAAGATCAAGCATATTAAACATATTTAAATAATATACCTCTGTCTTACTGGTTATAGCCTCAGGCATTACAGTCATTCTTTGCCCTACATTTTGAAGATCAATATAAGTTAGCTTTTTGGATCTTGACAACTTGTCTACAGGTATACCGTCATTAACATACAGCGTATGGGATACGACCAAAAATTCAAGACCTGGAATATCTACGATCGGGAAAGCCGTCATCTTACAAATTTGAATATTGACATAATAAATATCACAAGTAAAATCTATCGACACAGCCCGTTGTACGTCCCTCCTTCCATCAGCGTAAAGATGATTATCCACGGGTACGTATTGCGATCCATCCTCCTTCCTGAACCACCACGTAGTATTGGGATTTTTCCTGTGTTGTATTGCCAAAGAACGGAATATGATACAATATTTATCCTGCCCTTGTACCTTGGTCATAGGAAACTGTTCCTTTATTCCATCCCCCCAATCCACATTAGCCATACCGGGCTTTCTGGATATAAACTCAACATACGTATTAAAAGGATTACCAACGACAGGATCGGGTACATAATTATAATCATCGGTATAATAATTTCTAAGTGCCCTATCCCATGTAGTAAACCACACGAACTTATTTGATGAAGCCTCATATTTATATAATGTCTTAGCCATTACCTATCTTGTTAAAATATTCTACAATAACATTCCTGTCCAATCCCATAGAATCACATAAATACTCCCCTTCTGGTTGACCCCCAAACGATAATACCTTATCCGTATCATGAGCTAAAACATCTCCATTGCCTACAAAGGTACGCCCATCGTCAAACACGATAAGCTTATATGGCTTATATGACCTCGTGTCAATATCAGAAGATCGTATTGACCTTAACACCGAAGCCTCTGGCGTCATACTAAACCTCCATCCATAATTATTCATAAGCACATAAACCATCTCCATAGGAGTCGATGGAGAGCCATTAGACTGACCCTTTATAAAACCAGAGGGAGCCTGTAATACGCCACTAGGTCTTTTATCATCAGGATTGGAAGCTGAATACATACTTAGATACAATCCATAAAACTGATTTCTTTTGCCATCGGAAGCATAGGAAGACATAGTGAGATAATCAAATCCCATCACCCTCTCATATAATGTCGATATAAACGTATCACATCGACCTTGGGTTGACAAGCTGCGATACATATAAAAGCTATTCATAGACCTCATCTCATATATATAATCCGGGAGATTACTTACATCTATATTACTATAACTGAATGAAGCGTCGATACGCTCAATGTTTCCCAATCCCTTACCGCTCATATACGGATGCCAACTCACGACAGATCCATACCATCTATTTATATGATCGAAAATCTTTAAACTAGAATTTATCTTATCCACCTCATCCATAGCCGGGCATGTGTTAGGATCAAACGATGATGTGGCATAACCAGGACTTAAATACAATTCTTTTAAATTATTGAATGATAACCATTCCTTAGGATATAGCCTTACCCTTCCACCAGCTAAATGCAATATCTCCAAATTAGGCCACATGGAAGGGAATTTCCTTATATTGGAAGCTTCGGTATCACTAAAGTCAATAGACTTGGACAAATTCAGACCTTTCAATTTAGTTAGTCTATTCCAATCCTCCGGGATGGACGTCAACGTATCCACACCAAACTCTCTTAATGTTATACGCTCTATATTTACCGATCTCATTATCCTATCCTTTGGTATATCTGTTATGGTACGATCCCCAGGAATACTTATACTTATATTGATAAGGCTAGGCATATCAAGTATAGGGAAACCTACCATCATAATCCTATGGGATTCCATCATCGTAACATCATTGGTAAAAGACATGGATATCACACGCTCCTTATCCATGCCATCATCATAAGCATGATTGGGGGTGGGAACATACTCACTCCCATCCTCTTTGTAAAACCACCATGGATGACTGTCTGGATTCTTACGATAACTTATATCCCTTCTCCTGAACATCAACCTATATTGACCATATATAGATCCACTCCTAGCCTTTACAAAAGGGAATTGCTCTTTACTCCCATCTCCCCAATCAACCTCGCACATGCCGGGAGTATTAGAATAAAATCCTATAATCTCATTATAATTATTACCATCCAATATAGGATCAGGAACATCATCAGTAGTATCATTCCTGTTAACGCCCCTAAAAGCGTATTTACCCTTAGTAAAAAAGGTTATAGACCCTTTATTCGTATCCTTACATATCAGCCTCATACCTCTCCCTCCTCTATTCTCCTGAAATACTCGACAACCGGTGAACCGTCCAATCCCAGATCGTTACAGATATCTATAGCCTCGTATTTGTCAGCGAAATTATACTTACTCATATTATCATCCAATACATCTCCGCTGAACACGGATACATGGCCGTCCTTTACGCCAAGGACAAACGGGGTAATCCTAGCCTTCCCAGCCCGCCTTGCCCTCGTAAGGGCGGCCTTAGAAGCCGGGGCAGGGGCCAAGATCCACGTCTGCCCGTAGTTGTTGGTAAGCACATACACCTTCTCCATAGGCGTCGTAGGATTACCGTTGCTAACACCCTTGACAAACCCCTCAGGGGCTTGATAAACGCCAGACGGTCTCTTATTAGTAGGAGTTACGGCAGTATATAAATCTAAGGTAAGTTTATAAAACTGATTCCTGTTACCGTCAGAAGCCGTCTGTGACATCGTTATATAACTCCACGACATTATCTTATCATAAAATGTATTTACGAATGTATCAGCCCTCTCCTGCGTATTTATAAATTTACCATCATCACACAAAGTCCATATCCTAAATTCCCTTACCTCATACAACCAATCTGGGAGATCATCCACCGGCACCATACTTGAAGAACAATACGTATTATGGATCTTATTTAACTTCCCTCCTACCAGATCTTGTTTCCATGAACTACCGTCAGCCATAAAAGTAACGCTTTCCTTATCATCTCCAACCTTATCCACCTCATCAAATACAGGTATGTTATTCCTATTGCTAATGATACTTATACCCGCAGCCGGAATAGAATTAAACGCCGGATCATAAGAAGGGATATTACACCAGTTGAAGTTAAAACCAGTAAGATTCTTCCATTCAGAGAATCTTCTCCAATTAGAATCAGGATCATCCCCAAAGTTAAAAATGCTATTGCATCCGAAATACCTCAGATCTTTCATGTTTAAAAAACCTTCTGGCCAATTACTCCATACACCAGGATGAGAAAAAGATCCCATCTGTATATTATGAAGATTAACGCTCTTACTTATCCTGTCATATGGGATATCGCCATTTTTAAGAACGGATCTGACCATAGCCAAATAAGTTATATCAGGTAGATTAACTACAGGAAACTCATGGAGGACAATACCATCCATATTGAACTCCCCATCGATTACGTTAGAGAACCTCATCGTAACCTCCCTACGCCTGATATCGCTATACTTATGTGGAGGAACCGGTATATACTGAGACCCATCCTCCTTCCTGAACCACCATGTAGTATCGTCAGGATTCTTTTTGTACTCAATATCTAAAGACCTGAATACTATCCTATAACTACCATCAGATATCTTAACTAAAGGATATTGATCCTTTGTCCCGTCCCCCCAATCAACGTCCACGAATCCCGGGCTAGATGCCGAGAACCCAAGATTGCGATTAAAAGCACCCGATGATATTATCGGATCGGGTATATAATCAGCACCCTTACCATCAAAACAAGGGAATCTATCCTCATTCACTATAAACGTGACATAGGACGCTACCGTGTCGTATCCTGCCAAAAAAGCCATACTATTAATTTATTGAGGTTATATCATAAGACACCCATTCCTTATATCCATTAACCATCTCATATACTTTGTTGATGGTCTTGCATACGACAGCGAATCCGATATCCACGTTAGGGAACTTCTCGTTAAGCTCATCAATAGTAAGTTCCCTGACAATACTCTCATCCCATTTCCTCATCTCCTTTACCTCCATAAGGATCGGTTTCCCGGTTACGCCTACGCTCATCACCCATTCTCCCTCACGGTTGGAATCAGCCAGATCCGGGAAGATCGTAACGCCAAAAAGATCGGAGAGGGTGAAGGTCTCGCCGGTACGGGTGAAGGACGCCGCCGCCCCAGGCGTAAGGACCACCTCGTTCACGGCCAACAGGCTCGTAAGTTTCTTGGCTCCTCCTGATACCGTAGCGTTAAACACGACAGTAACATTACCGGTAGCGCTATTAACGAACTTAATCTCATCCTTATCGCTATTTATAGCTTGTAAACGTGATCCAGATACGATATTCACGATCTCATAGTTCTTGTCATAAGTGCTTTGCAACGTAACATTACCATATCTTGTATCAATCAACGTAATCCACTTAGCCTTACCACCTACTATCTCAACAAGCTTATAAAACACGTCATTGCCGTCAGCGTCAACCCATCTAGCTATAGCTCCAGGAGCGAAATTAGTCACCTCCCGATCTTGGGTATAACTTACAGTGCTTTCCGTAGGCTTGTTAGCCAAAGTAACGTAAAGACATTGCTCTACATCGGCCTCCATCTTAACTATCCCAGCACCATCGTAATAATAATCAGGTACGTTTTTCTCTCGTATCAACAAGATGGTACCTTCCTTAAGCTTATCGGCGTTAGTTGGATCATCCACGAAAGACTTCATCTGAATATAAGTATCGAAGATAATAGACGTACTCTTATCCTCTATCTTCTGATTGATATCATTGACAATATTATTAATCTCGTCTTTCGTATAATAAGGAGATAAATCAACCTTCGGGCCTTCCTGCTCTAAAGCCTGAGTTCCATCCCACCAATAATCAGGTACATCCTGCTCCCTAATCCAGAGGCTGTCACCCACACGGAGCTTAGCCGTGTTCTCCGGAACCGCCAGCCACTCATTCATGGCATCGACCGTATCAAAGATATACGCCGTGTTCTTGCCCTCAGCTATACGTCTTACGACAGCCAACTCGCTCTCGACATCGCTAAGTCTTTCCTTTATATTATTGATTTCTCGCTCTAACTTATCATAATTATCCTCCTGATCTATAGCGTCACCGATGGACATATAAACCTCGTTAGTGAGCTTATTGTAGGTAACACGAGCCACCTTTTCGTAGGATGTCTTATACGTAGATGAACCCTTACCGGTATGACAAACAAAATCATACGTATTTTGATACACCACAGATCCACCGGTATTGATGAAATTATATCCGTCTTGGCTCATAGTACCACCCTTGTAACCCACAAGCTCAAAAGAACATTTACCTGTACCTATAGAAGCAAACCATGTAGCATAAGCCATGAATTGCGTCTCATCCGGCAATGTGGAATAATACTGCGCCCTTAAATCCTTTACCGACATCCAAACGCACTCCTTACCAGACCCGGTGTTATCACCACCCCATTTAAGCACGCTCCTTACGGACTCATCACCGTTACCGGGGCCATTATAACCAACACCAAGATTATCGATAGTCGGGACATTCGAGTTGAGAGCCTCCGTCATCGTATCCAAGTCCCTTCCCGAACTCTCATCCCATAAATACCTGAAAGTAACATAATCGACATCCCCGATCTTAATGCCTCCAGTATTACTAGGATATGTTTTTGTGACTAACTCATAATACCATTTACCATCACGGAAAGTAGCCCTTATCCTCTCTACTTGCTTGGGGGATATAGAGACATATGATCCGCCAACAGAAACGTTATCGCCATCAACCGCACGGGAAGTCCCATCCTTTGGATCCTCAGGATCCACGGGGGTGTAGATCGTAGCCTGCTTATCTCCGGTATTGATAACAACTATATAATAGCTGTCCCCATCAAGACCCTCATTATGAGCCATGGTGACAAAACCTTGCTCGCTATCCGGTCTCCATTCAACGACAACCATATGCTTATCCATAGGTATACCGGAAATGCTGTTAACGTAGTTGGTTGACGACATGAAAATGGCATGATCATCATAAGCCTCATTAACACGCTGATGCTTAGTAGCCAATCCGTCAAGACGTGATATCTCAATGGGGTCGGTTACCTCGACCCCATTATAATCATACCACTTATATCCGATCATCGTATTCTCACGACGATATTTCCTTTTCCTTATGACCTCACCGCCGGCTAGGGCGTCAATCATATAATAATCATTACATACCTTAACCATGACCTTGATATTAACAGGTTTGACATAAACAAGCCACGATAGTAGCGCCATCGGGGATGGAGGTCAGCGTAGTCCCTACAGGGTAGGTCGGGGAGGATGACTCAAGCACCATCAACGACATCCGCTCTACGACCATATTGTTGTCAATCAACCGGCTTCCCTCCACATAGAACCGGCCATCCTGTACCTCATAGCACTCTCGCACCGGAACCATATGTCTTTGGCTCTTATCAGCGTAATCGCAGATCGTTACCTTAGCTCCATCAGGTATGGAGGTAAGCTCATCACCTACATTATAATTAGGATGATCGGAATATACGACGTATAACTTGGACTTAATATCCTGCAATGCCGGATTGACTGTCCTGAATCCCTTCAAATGTATCTTATGACCACCGATCTCATAACAATCATCCACGTCCATGATATTAAGATCACAACTGATAACCGTCCAGCCGTTAATAACCGTCTGCGTAGGGGTAGTATTGATAGGATGATCGGGGTCGGTAGACTCAACGATCTTATAGTCGAAAGTCTTTACATCCAGATTTCCGTTCAACGATTCCTGTCTCCTGATCTTCACCGTACCCTTTCCGGTATCATAACAAGTCTCAGTGGTATCTATAAGTCGATCCATATAATCCGGCTCCTCGCATTCGATACGAGTGAAATTAGATGGCAAAGAGGTATATTGAGTACCAACATGGATATCATTGTCTGTAGAACTCAATACATGATGATTATACGACCTAACATGATTTAAAGGGTTGATAACGTAAGTGGATTTAATCCTTACCGATCCTCCCGGTGTCGAGTAACATTCTATCGCATTTCTGGTAATACGATCATCCAACCTTTCTAGAGCACACCTTTCACGGATAAAATCCGCAGGGATATTATTTATCCTATTTCCTAGCCCATACCTATTATCAGACGAGTCCACAATCTCCCAGAACTGGTTTCTTTTCCCAAGATCACCGTCATAAGACACCACATGTCTCATACGCACGCTTCCGGCTGATGTCTTGTAACACTCCTCGATATCAATAGGCATCCTATCTTCCATATCCGTGAAATCACAAGACACCAAAGAGAATCCGTCCGGGGGGGTAGCCAGTTCGGCCCCCGGAACGAAGCCGGCGTCATCCGATTCAAGCACCTCGAAGCGGACGTATCTTGCCTTTATCTTGGAGTCATAAGAAACCAGCCTACGAAGCTTGACATTGCCATTGCCTCCGTCATAACACTCGACATAAGACCTGATGTCACGCTCCTCCATATCGTCGAAATCACAGACAGTCCTTACCCACGTATCTGGCAAGGAACTGAAGCTGGCGCCCTCAGGTTGTGACGGATCGGTAGTCTCCAGGACTTTATAGTTCTTATCCCTAACTCCTATATTCCCGTCCCATGACGTGAGAACCTCCAGCTTCACCTTACCGGCCGGTGTCTTATAACATTCTACAGTTACCTCAATATCCCGGTCCTCCATATCCGTGAAGTCACAAACGACCTCAACCCAGTCATCGCTTATGCTGGTGATAAACTTACCTACCGGATTCTCAGGATCGGTACTTTGCTTGACGCGATACCATTCCTTTCTGGTACCCATCTCGTAATCAAATATCTTATATCCCTCTATCTGCACCCTTCCGGTTCCGGTATCAAAGCATTTAAGCACCGGTATTATCTCCCTTTGGGTCATGTCCGGGAAATCACATACTATACGACTCCATGTATCGGGTATCTTATCATACTCCGTACCGATAGGATTGCTATCGTCAGTCGTATTTACCACCTCATAATGGGATACCTCCGGGTTCAGGCGGGGGTCTACCGACTCAACGCCCTCGATCTGGACCTTGCCCCCTTCCGTGGCGTAACATTTACTTACGAATATCAACTCCCGATCGGTCATCTCCGCTATGCTACAATCTATAGCTACCCACTCGGCAGGAACTTTGTCCAATTCCGTACCAATAGGCGTATCAACATCTGAAGAGTTGATGATAAATATCTTCTCGGCCAATATCTCACCCTTATTATTCATATAGGTATGGATACGAGCCTCTACCTGACCTCCCGGAGTACGATAACATTGGTTGACGATCGACACACGGGCGTCCTTGATGTTAATGAACTGATAGTCCTTTTTAGGAACCTCACTTACAAGTCTCTTTACTCCTTTATCATCGAAGTACACGTAACACCCGTCATTCCTCATCATGACCGGATACGTTTTTCCGTCTATAACAACACCTGAGAAGTCATCTGGCGGAACGGAGAAACCCATGCTTCCGAATATAGAAGCCAGTCTCTTTAAATACTCATTTATCGCAGACATAATATCATATTTTAATTCTACTGCCTCAAAGATAACAAAAAAAGGGAAGAGAATTGAATCTCTCCCCTTTAGGAAATATATGAACGCAAAAAAGGTTCTTTATTTCGGCTCAGTTACGATGGCCGAGCCAAGACCAGCGGCCGCCCCGATCATATTGATCATCTCCTGAACACCCTCATGAGCACCGTATCGTACACGTAAGATCAGGTTAACCGGATCGTCAGCGAGATACTTGCCGAATCCCTGAGAGTATCTATGAGGATTAATCGTGATCTGGAAGTCCACGTATTGGGCTGTTTGTTCAACACGGCTGTATTCGTTCATGAACGTCCGCCCCATGAAATCCTGATGTTTCGGGAATCCATTGAAATGAGCGTAGCCCTTCAACTCGTCATCCATCATATTACCGCCGACATGAGTACGTGGTGCTTTGCTAGACAGTCTCTCGAAGTGAAGTTGATCCCACCAGATAGGAGACCCCTCGTCAAGAGAATCAGGATAACCGCCGCTAGCGCCAACGATCTCAACGCTATCCTCGATATAAGTCATTTTATCCATCAAGCACTCTGATGGAGATAACAACATTTCCTTGCCACGGAAACGGATACCGCACTTGCAGTTAGTACCAAGCTCCTGAGCCGACTCCAATTTCTTCCACATACGGTTGCGGTAGGACGCCGGAGCCTTGCTGGTGAAGAATCCCTCGAACACCTTGTCGCACTCATCACACAACATGTTAGTATATACCGTTGTCTGGAAGCTATGCTGGCAAGCCGCAGGAGTACCGTAGTCAGTGATCTCCAGTTCCGGGAAAGCCTGTTTGATTTCCTCCAAAGCACTGTTCCCGCACTCATCATCCGGGATCGTGATATAATACTTCTCGGTGGATACCTTGCAAGAACCACAAGCTGACCATGAAGCGGTACGAACCGTAGGATTCTCACACATATCGGATGTCTTAGCCACATAGTAGATGATAGCCGTAGGATTGGCCTCCACGAAAGTAGAGATCTCCTCATCCGTCAATTTCTTGGAAGTAGCGGCAATATACAAACCTGATCCCTTGATCTGACTCATCTTATTAACCGTATCGGCTACAACGTTAGGCAATGACTCCACCGTAGTAGACATATCGACACCGTCATCCTCCAAGGAGATAGAATACAGATAACCACCCTTAACCTCGGTATAGTTAGGAGGACAATCCGTACATCCTTTCATGATAGAGATCAGACGTTGAGTATAATCAGCCGGTTTAGCGCCTTTCTTCATCACCTTATAACGTGACATGCTACCCTCGATAGTCTCACGTACGATCTTCAATCCTGGATATTGAGCGCGGACCTCAGCCAACGCCAGATCATCACCAGTATCGCATACCTCCATGCAATAGAAATTGACATCCTCCGTATCAGGCTCAGTAGCCTCGTTAGTACATCTTGTGACCGGAGTGATATCAATATAATCGGACACCTTACCACCACCGGCAATAGGTTGGTTCTTCATCCGCTCGATACACTTCAATACGGCGGGTAACAAATCAACCTCCTCGCAAGGATCACATTCCTCGCATTGATTAGGGGTATTGTCGCAATCATCCAAGAGGATAGCGTCAAAGATCTCAACACGACCTCCCTCGTAGCCAAGAAGCTCGAAAGCCCTGCCGGCGAGAATCAAGCGGATAACGATACGGTCGCCCTTGGAAACGGAGAAAGCCGTGTCGTCAGAGACACCATTGTATCCTAAGATAACGTCATCGACATAAGCGTGATCCTTCTTCGGCCAAGAAGCGTAAATCTCGGTGATCTCATTCAACGAGAACAAAGGCGTGGAAAAATCCTTATCATATATAGAGCGGGAAGCCGCTTGTTCATTACGACCGATACGGATCTCATAACGCTTGTCGTTACGAGGCTTACCGGTAAAATCAATCACGGCCTTACAACCGTTCTCGGAAGTATCTTTAGTATCGTAAATACCGATCTGTCCTTCCTTCAAGAAAATGGAATCAACATCCACCATCTTAGCGTGTGGGGATACGAAAAGTACCCGGTCTTGCGGTCTGTGCAACATATAATCAATATTTTAGTTCAAAAAAATCATTTACCTACGCAAACATAACAATAAACAACATCAAGGCAATAAAACATGGTCGGGAATATATGGAGACGCTATGATATTACGTTTTTTGTAAACATGTTATACTGAAAAATGACACAAGAATGCGTATACCCATAAAAACGGGACAAGATTATTTATAGTAAGTATCTTATAATCAATTACTTTCTGGAGTCGGACATTTCTCCGAATCCAGAAAAATAATATCTAATTATACGGTAATGCGATAAAATCCTATTCATATAATTCTATATATCAATATATTATAATATATTTTGACATCAAATCCCATTTAATTATATTTGTATCGTGAATCTATCTATCACAGACCGATTCACGATGTAGTATAAATTAAAAATATAAAGTTATGAAATCAAATTTGATTTTAAAATCAGAAAGCAGGATGCTTTTAGGGAATCAGATATCCATAATGAGCAAGGATGGGTATGTATGTATAACTGAGGCTATGAGTTCAATAAAGAGCAAAAGGGAATCCATGGGATTATCATCAAGGGAAATTAATGACGTATTGTCTCAGCAAGGGTTCAAGGAGAAGATAAAAGCCCTAATGAGCCAGCTTGGATACGGCAATGATAATATCAAAAGCAAGCTGGATTATGAGAACCTTACGCTAAAAGAATTTAGAAAAGCGGGATTAGCCTATAGGAAGGGAGGTAGAGGAGCCCAAAAATGGTTTATAGATCCATACGTATTTATCACCATAGCCATGGAGTTGGATCCTGAAATATACGCCACGGTAGTTATATGGCTAACAGACGGCCTCGTAAAGAATAGGAATATAGCGGGAGATACGTATATAAAAATGAGCGGAGATATAAGATCCTTATTAGGCGATAATATAACGAATGATGATTTCAAGGGATATATATCAAGGATAGCCAAAGGCATAAATTACGTGGTGTTCGGCAAGCATGAAGAGGGCATAAGGAATTATGCCTCGATTACGCAAATGCAGGAGATAATAATGACACAAGGATATATATCCGATATGATAGAAAGTGGAATCGTTTCTAATTTTGACGGAATAATAAATTATCTCGGCATGAAGTGGAAGAAAAGATGGGGATCGAAAAATCCTGTCATAGATAATTAAAGCAAGTTAACAAAAAGCCTACCCGTTTCCGAGTAGGCTTAATGATCAAACTAACGGTGTTTATTTAAAGGAAGCCACATTATCCTTATCCATCCTATATCTACTTAGTTCATTCTCGTTAAGGTTGAATTGCTTGGCGACCATATCCAGAATCTCCTCCACCAAAGGATCGGGCAGCTCAGGGTCGATGTCCGTGGACTGCATACCGGCAGCGTTGATATACCCGGTCAGATCCACCCGTACCGGATTCCGGTAGTAGGTCATCCTGACCTCGTCTGTGAGGAAGCCGTCCTCATACACCACGACCTTCCCATCTCCTATGGTGTAAAACGTCTCCCGGTAATCAAAAGAAGGTTTATTGCTATCATCCCCAAGAAGCTCATGGACGTTCTCGTTCTTAGCTTCCCACATAACGAAATCACTAACCTTGCATCCTTTATAAGAAAACGAACCTTTTATATTTGAGAACCATAGATAATCATCCGGAAGACCGAATGATGTCGATTCAGGATCATCTATATGATTACCCTTATTAAGCGATTCCCAGTATACCAGAAGAGTTTGTATGGAACGGATGGTCTCATCATCCTTCCTGTTAAGATAGTATCTTATCAACCTATCTTGAGCTTCATTAAATAAAAGCACAAATCTTCCGGGATCAAGCTTAATCCCGCCATTGGCTAAATTCTGCTCGTTCTTCTGCAAAGACCTTAGATACGCTTCTTGGATTGTCATCGTTATTCCTCCTTAACCTTATCACCCTCCTCTACGTCATCCTTCTTCTTAATATCCTTAACCTTCTTGGTCTTGGACTTATCATCGATATTAGACATAGATATGATCTCCTCATACTCATCCAATACATTAGCCTTTATGTTAATAAAGTCTTTCTTGGTAGCCAAGAACTCAGCGGATGTCCGAACGTCAGGTCCTATGATCTGGCCATTATATTGTAATCCGGATGGAGTCATATTGATACGACCATTTCGTTGAAGGACGTTTACGATACGGTAAAACTCAAGAACTTCCTTGAAATCACCTTCCAATGACCGATCCCAGATATCAAGCAGATAATCAACATTGGTCTTCTTCTCATTCATCCAGTTTGATAGAGATCCTGTATAATACTCATCCTCCGTGAAATCCGGGCGAGTTACGATACCGATGTAAAGAAGAAGATCGATGACAGCCTGACGATCGTCGCCGCCTTTCTTAAGGGCGCTGATAAACTTATAGCTGATGTTCATCTTATTGATCTCACGCTGCTGAACGAAATCTTTCATATTGTCTTTCTCTACGAAACAGAACATAGAGTTCATGAAGACAGGATCGCCATCCATTTCCTGAGGAGTCAACATGCCGGAAAATACAGCCAAATATAAATAAAATAGATCTACGGTATTAGCCGTATTATAAACCTTACCCATGAAGATCTTATCCTTAGCGTCATCCCAAAATTCTAAATTGGTTTGAGATAGATCCATCTGTGACATTTCCTCGAAAGGCTTCATGATATTATCTACCCGCTGTTTGACGAGCCTGTCGATCTCATTCTTGTCAAGACCATTATAGCATCTTGATCTTGGATAAAAACCGGTGTTATAGGCCTTGGAGAAATCATCCCAAGGGCAACATACGTGAGTGGCGTTCTCCGGGAACGGAGCTTTAGCTATATTAGCGTCTTGAAAGGCCTGAGGAGCACTTCCATCGTGTTTGCCTACAACCTCATATAAGGTATCTGACATGATATTGAAACCGTTTACCTCGGCCAATACCTTCCTTGATTTTAAAATTTCTTTCATTTCCTTTTTGCGTTACTTTAAAAAAAGAGGAGAGGAATATCCTCCCCTCTAAAAACCAAATTACATATGAAAAAACTTAGCCGAAGTAGTTCGGTTGAAGCTCGATAATCAAGAACTTGCTGTTATCCATAACCCAAGCCGCTGAAGCTGAGTGGCACCAGAATTGCTCTTTCATGCCCGGCAAGGATGATACGATCTCATTACCGTTAGCTTTGTGTGCCCAACGACCATACTCATAACCCCACCACATGCTTACGCCTTCTGGCTTGATATAGAATACGTTGTTATTCATATTACCCAACTTAGCGTTAGCCGTATTAGGAATAGCGGAATATGCGTTAGTCGATCCAGCGTCAGTGATATTCTCGATAATACAAGAATAAGAAGATCTAGGATACATGCCATTCACTAACTCGCTACGATCTGTCATGTCAGCGTAATCCAAAGAAGGATCATGCTCGAACTCAACATTACCGATGCCCGGGATGAAAGCACCCTTAACCTGTACCGGACCTAAAATCATAGCATCATTAGTACCGGATATAGGATTAGAAGGCAACATACGGTCACTACCCATACCCCAGCTCAAATTACTCAACGTAGTAAAGAAAGCATCCCTAATCAACTTCTCTAAGTTGACCATAGCCATAGCTCCTACCTTGAACTTAATCTTACGCTCCGTAATAGGAAGATCTTGACGACCACGGAAAATATAAGCTGCAGCAGCCATAAGAGTATCCTTAGTAATACCCATCGGACGACTATAGTAGATAGTATAACCACGGCGAAGCTGACGGTAGATACCCTCATTTAAATGGATAGGACCATTTTGATCCATGATAATACCACCTTCTTGCCACATCAACTGTCTAGCTTCCAGCTTAACCAACTCAGCCATACAGAATACCTCCAGCGTGGACGCTACCTTAGCCGTACGTAAATCAAGTCTACCATTAACAGTCTTGCCGATAATAGCCAAATCAGGAATATTACCCTCATACTCGCTTCTCATGGCATTCATACGACGAAGGGCGGTCTCCACGAACTCTGAAGTGCTATTCTGGGCGGCCTGCATGGACTTCATACCAGCATACATAGTGGTCTCACCCTCAACGCCACGGTGGTTTCCTAAACGGAATTCACAAGTCATAGAACCGGCCTTGTCAGCTCCAGATACCTTAGAGAACTGGGTACTGTACTCACCAAGAGCATGACCGATCTTCCAGTAACGGATACCCGGACGTAATTTCTCTTTAGGGAAGTATTTGGCCTTTCCGCCGATAACACGACCCCAATAACGCGTCAAATCACCTTCTGTTTTTGAAGGGATCTCACCTGAAATAAGGATATTACAGCCGTTAGCGGCGTCATAGGTAATGACATCATAAGCCGTAAACTCAGAGGTATTCAAAACGATATCAAACAAGCTACCGTCAATACCCGGTTTTAGATGATGACCTGAAGTATCCTCAGCCGTAACGACAGCGAATGTCTTTGTAACAGGTAAATCATAACGGAAAGAAGCTCCAATACCGTTAACGGAGATCGTAGCGCCGTTATTAATCATACCCATATACATCGGAACGGGGTAATTAGCGATATTAGAGAACAGATTCAACAGACCCAAATGATTCTTGTCGGGATCCTCATAATACCAGCTCGCCAATGAGCCTAAGTTATGCTCTACGAGCGAAGTCTTATAGTTCTTGGCATCGGTGAAGGCAATAACGTTATCGCCATTCACGGTAGCCGGGAAACTTTTTGTAAGAAACGGATTCATTTTCAATATATTTAAACGTTATACACTCTTTGATCCACTTAGATCAAGGAAGTTAGCCTCTATAGTATCATTATCGATATTATTCTTATTTTGCTTTCCTCCCTTATTGCCAGAAAGAAGAGTGATGGTCTTCTTATTGACCTCCATCTTAGCCTTGTTAGTCTTCTGTTTAAGGAACTCGTCCTTATTCATCAAGAACAAAGCCAGATCAGCGGCCATGTCCGGATTCTTGATAGCCTCCGAATAAGCTTTATCTATAGCCGTATGACCTTGATTGTCTATCGGCTTGGTAACGAAATCGACAGCCTTACCTATCATCGTGTCAGTCAACTGGAACCCTGAGCTTATAGACGTCTTAAGACCTTTCTTATAGATCTTCATCTGCTCAATCAACTCCTGTTTCCTTTTCTCGGATTTTTTCTTCTCCTCCTCGATAAGGTTATCCATCTCCTTTTTCAGGATATCATGGAACTTATTGGCCTTGGACTCAATGAACTCATCGCCCTTACCAATCATCATCTCCATATTATCCTTTATCTCGTCTTCCGGCATACCCAACATCTTATAATAATGCTGGATGACCGCAAGCTGATCATTCTTGTTGCTCATATCAAGATTGTCCAACGGCGCCTGAATGTTCTGATATTGGTTTAGAAGCTGACCTACGTTACCTCCAGCCTTATCCACCTCTATCATCTTCTTCATAAAGTCAGACATAGAACCAGTATCAACCTTATCCTTCAACAACTCATCGGCCTTATCCTTGATCAATCCCTCCACTATATCAAGTAGATCATCTTCTTTTGTGATAGTAGAAAGATCAACTGGCTTGTCATCTACCATAATATCAAGGTTATCGATACTGTCGATGATACCTCTGGCGGCCATCTTTTCCAAGAAAGATTTCCCGTTAAACCCTGATACCACGTTATTATTATCAGTACTGCCTTCGCCAAAGGAATCCGGGTCTGGGTTGGTAGCGTCGCCGCCCTTATCCCCGCCACCGTCAGCCGCTCCGCCGTCGGCAGGCTCTTTATTGGTATCACCTATAGGATTACCATCCTTATCATATTTACCCTCAATATTATTCTTATCGCCATCACCGTCACCACGGTAAAAAAGTTCCTCGACACTCATGGTCTTAAAACCCTTAGCGAAATCACCCATGTCATTCATACAATTTCCTTTTTTGCTTTTTACAAAAGTATTATTAATCCAATTACCAATTAAATCAAACCCATTATAGTATATGACAGAATTTTACGCCAAAATGATTACAGATTTTGTAAAAATATTTACAAAACTTGTAATCAATTCTTGTTTATTATCGACGTAAACCTATCTGTATCAGAACGTTTGTTCCTAGAATCTATCTCCTTTTCCTTTAATTCCAACTTCCTTTTCTCTATCTCCTCACGAGATCTTCGCTCAGCCTCGGCGTTAGCCTGTCTGGTTCTCATATCCTCTTCCTTGATATCAAGATCTCTTTCCCTTAAAGCCCTATCAGCCATAGCCTCGACATAATCCATGCCTTCAGAGTTGTTCTCGGTCCTAGCCGCTTGACCGGCGGCCATTATGCTCTTACCCCTTAAGTCGAAGTTGCCCTTGATATAAGCCAGTTCCTTATCCTTCTCATGCTCATCATTACGTGCCTGTTGCTCGGCCTCTGCTTGTTGCTGGACAAGTCGCTGTTGATTCTGGTATTCTTCCTGCCTTACACGATCGGCGTAAGATCTAGCGTCCCTTCCGATCTGATTCATCTCAGCCGTTGAGTTGGCATTCATCATCCTAGTGATATCAAGTAAGTCATTACCTAACGTATTTGTCTGTAATATATATTGTTTCAAATTCTCCAATTCCAGACGTTTCTTGGAATTAGAGACAGCCATAACATTAAGATGACGTAACGACAAGCTATTATCCGTAAGACTGATGTAAGCCAAGGAAAGATCGCTGTTTCTGTACATCACGGTCCAATCGTATCCTTCCTTCTGACATACTTGAGCCACGGCTAGATGAATATCCAATGTCCGTTTCTTGAAGTCATCGAAATCATTAAAGTAAGTCTGGGTCTGTAGCATAGTAGCGTTAACCCCCTGTTTTACGCCCGTAGAACTCTCGTATCTAGTTGACTGACCCATTGCCTGCTCGGATATTCCTATCATCCTATAAGCCATCATATAGGCGTAAGACGCCATTTCCATACGGGATCTTATCTGATCCGTATTAGTAAGATCATATACACCGAACTGGTTATATATGCTACTCATCTGCGGATTCTGGTAAGGATTATTCGTATCATTGCCACCTACGCCCATAAACGAGACGGACTTCACGATCTGCATAAAAGTAGCCAAAGCTCCCTTCTTGTCCATCATATCCTTATATTCCGTAGGCAGGAATCCTAAGTCGCCTAAGAAGAACTTACCGATCTCCTTCTCGGCGTTATTGTATAGCTGGTTCATAGCAAGGTTATACATCATCTGGAACGGCTGTATGCGATCAGCGAGACTAGGCCCTATAAATCCAGAAACCGGAATGACATAATCATACAGACTGCTATCACCATGTATCTGATGAGGTATTGGATCCCCACCGATATATATAGGCTTATCCATTAAATTACCTCCGGTGATCTTAACGCCAAACCTAACCTCAGGTACATACTCCAAGATATAGGTGTTCACCTCAGGATCACCAACGGCTTCGGCCATAACCCTCTTCACTTTCTTGATACCATTCTTCTCCAAGAACTCCGGGAGAAGCTCATCTGTCACAAGCTCCTGATCCACCATTCCGGTCTCCGTCATGTAAGTTATTAAGAATATCGGTTTCATGGATACCCAATATCCCTCCATGACCCTAAAAAGGCGAGAGTCTATCTCATATCTCTTGCCATCGGCCATTCCGGAGTTGAAATATCCAAAGGGATGGAAGCGGGGCAAGAAGCGGGGCTGGGTGTGCTCCTCCCCGTCCGGCCCGAAGGTGTGGTACTCACCCATCGGAACGCCGTAGTAATCCTCAGCGGCGACTATAGATTCATAGTCATGGTATCCCTTCCATGGGACAACCTCATTCTCGTACATACCGGTAATAGACGGTTTCTTTTTCTTCCAGTCATACCTAGCACCGTCATTAGATACCCATCCCTCATAATCATCGTCACCTCCCATAATCCGACGCTTGTCCTTGGCTGTCATCTTATGGCCGTATCTTGATATCAGCTCAACACCCTCGTAATAATGAATACGGCCCACATAAGATCCATATTGCGGGTATTTTACATCAGGATGGAATACCTCCATCGGACTCCATACCTCCGGACGATAGTAGTCGAAGCCAACGAAATGATTCCGGAACATCTTTCCGCTAAGAAGACGGTCCCGGAAATTCTCCCTGTCAAGCTCATCCATATAAAACCGGCTACGGTCGGCCTCGATCGTATGATCCCCCCATACCGCCGCCTGCGTCTTCCATCTTGTACTCATGAACCTCTGGATATCATCAGGGGTCATAGACGCCTTGGCCTGTTGTATTTGCTGAACATAAGCCTGACGCTCCTCCTCGGAATTAAACTCATTGTACGTAGGATCAAGACCGGCCTCTACAAGACGCTGATTAACGATAATATCCCACTGTTCTTGTATATGACGATGAAGTAAGTTTGACATCGTATCCTCATACTCACTTATAGCCATATCCCCTACCTCGTTAACCGTATACTTATCCTGTAGGTTTGTCAGCCATCCCTCAAAGGCATTTACGATACCACCTATTATATCATAATGCTTCAAGAAAGAAGGGATTCTTATATCACTCCTTAGCTTCTGCACGTTCCTTAGCTGAGGGATGACATCCGCCATCTCCATAAAAGATAACTTACCATCCGCCATCAGATAATAGTCACGGTACATCTGGTTGCGATCATACTGTTTCAACCCTATCGTCTCAAGAGCGTCCATACAATCCTCCTTCCATTTCCTGTTCTTTTTCTTCGTGGAAATAGCCTGAGGAGGTAATCCTAATAACGCTCCTTTTGCTGGAAACGAATGATCTCTATTAAACACTTCCATGATTATTCAATTTTATTTACAACAAAGATAGGCGTTTAATTGACATTCATTTACCTAAAAGCTCCTATAGATACCGATCCAAAGGCAGAGGCATATACCTCATGGTGTTTATAAGCGTCTTCCTTGCGGGCATTATTCATCTCCTCGATCTTCGATTTAGGCATGTAATTGTTATCGTCAAAATATCTGGCGAGAACCAACGCATGCCCGAACGCTATTATCCTATCGACGTTCAATCCGGGCTTATACTGTATTATCTCATCCAATAGGGCTATATCATCGATCAGCTCAATACCCTTGACAGTTATATCAAGACCAGTCTGATCATCATAACCGATAACGAAATCCTGCCAGCAATAATCCACCACGCACGAGAAGAGCAGGTTCTGGTTGCCGGGGGTAGGATATAGCCCCAGCTTGCTATTCTGCCGGGAGCCGGCCTTCACATACTTATTGGCTATAGCCTCACCAGCGAATAAGAAGAAAGATGCCGGCATACCGCTCTTCCGATTAAGATACTGCTCATACATCTGGTCAGCGTTCTCCATAAGGCATATAGCACCATATCCCTTCTGAAGCACCTCGCACGTACGGCAGAATTGGTCTATAGATGATGGGCGGGATACGTAAGAGGCAACTATTCTATAGGCATAAGGATCTCGGATACCAACACGCCTTTTGAATATATAAAAGGATCCCAATGAAGGAGTATCAGACTTGGCCTGCTTATACGGATCTTGGCCCGCCACATAAATAAAATCATCAAACCTATTGGATTGAGGCATCTCGAATATCTGGACAGGAGCGTCAATAACACCGCCGCTAAACGGGAATCCAGCCAGTTGCTTATTCGATTTAGTAGTCCCCAGTTTATTACCTGACTCAAGAAAGACATCACACAGCATACCGCTATATTGCCCCGACTCAAGGAGATCATTCTTATGCTTGATAGCGTACTCGACCGGAAATAGGTTCTGGGATGAGCTTAAAAAACAGTCATCGATCGTAAATGGATAGAACATAGTATGAGAAGTGTACGCAACCCTATCTTTTGTAGATAGTTTCTTCCGTTCCTCATTAAGTTTATTGGTACTAGCATCGAAATCAGTAGCGTCGATCTTGATCTTATTAAGCTTCTTGTCATCAGGCTTACCAAGATAATCGCCCAATCCTATAGTTCTCTTAACACCAGAGTTAGCCATCTGACCGGGAACGAACATCGCCCATTTCCGTTCTTTCCATGTTTTCCCTTTCATGGCTCTACGATTTAAAATATCCCAGTCCATAACCAGAAGATTGTAGGTCTCAGGATCAGAAAACATTTCTTGAGCGTCCTTGGATAATTCTACCTCACCACCAGTACCAGCCAAGATAGGGCTAAGACGCCAGCCGTAAGGAGTGTCGTAGGAAGGCATGGCGGCAGTGTACGGCTTCTTGATAGGTCCCTTACCAACCTCGTCGAAAATAGCCGTAGCCGGTGTCAAACCAGCCGTCTTCTGAGTGGAGGTCTTCCTACCCATGTTGATGTTGGCTATAGAGATAATGGCATGGATATCACGTACGCCATTGGACATCCTCTTGCCTAATGTAACGCCCGAACTCCAGTCGGTCTTGGTCCTGTTGATCCTGAAAAAAGGATGCACATGATCAAGACCATACTCACAATACTCACCTATATTAGATAAATCGCTATCGCTGAAACCTACCACGGAATGACTAAGCCCGATCGTCATGGTAGCGTTCATCTGAAGAAGGGATGACATGATAGTCGTATTATGGGATACGACAAAATTGGTAGTAAGAAACTGATGAGATTTATTATCTACCTCAATACAAGTAGCCTTATACTTCCCGTAATAATCTATATCGGATATCCTAAGTCTGTTATGGGTCTTGGATATATACATATCATCACCATCCATGACGCAATAATATCCCATAGACCAGAATATTCTTCTTACGAAGGATATAATATACTCACTTTTGTAAACGACCTTAAAACGATCGTCACCAGTACTTATGCCGCAAGCTATCTTCATGAATGAGCTTATAAACAACTCTTTCTGTTTTTTGGATGAATAAATAATATCATCCATCTCCTTATTGCTTAACTCGAAGATCCTGTCGGTAGATCCACAAAGGAAAGAGGCGGTCAGAGACCCAAGGAGATGGGGCGACATCAGCCACCGCCGCTCGGGGAAATCCACGGCCTCCCCTATGTCTATGGTCATCTTCTGGAAGTCAGAGTGGATGATACCCATGGTGCTCATGACTTTATAATCACCATGATATTTAACCTTCCACTGATGTTGACCGCAACATACTATACTGCGCCCGTCCTCAAACGTAACCTTATACATATCAACGAATCCTTGAGGATATACGCCTACTATAGTCGTAAGCTTACCATCATCGCCATATATGATATCCCCTATATCAGCGAACCCTATCTTCTTAGGTCCATAAGGAGTATATATCAGCTCCGAGTCCAGAAGGGCCTTTCCAAAACGACGGGTACCGAACATCCCCAGCCCTTTCTTCTCCTGACGGGCACGTTGGTACATCTCAGCGAAAAACCATTCATTATCACGTAACCGGCTGATAGCAGGAACACGCTCCCCATTTGGAAGATCTTGAAATACGGGAAAGAAATTAACATGCCAATAAAGCCATGGCGGGATGAACGTACCGTTGATAGTCACCCCGTTCTTGACCTTATAAGCCTCCTCCGTGAAGAACTGCTTAACATCATCATCTTGATCCTCCCAGCCGAACAAATCGTTCCACACTGGAGGATTCTTCATGTTTACATAAAATTCTGGACTCGTGCTTAACCCCATCACTTCATACTTTTTAATACGGACTCTATACCTCCAGACACTTGTCCCTTACGTTCCTTCTTCTGGACATTGCTGACACTCCTGTATACATCCATGATCCCACTCTTCTCCATATACGAGTCATTCCATACGTTGATCTTATCGATCAGCTTGGATATGAAATCGAACGCCCTAGCCATATCCTCAGGCTTCTCCTTATCCCATGGATGCTTGGCGATATACGTCTTGGCGTCATCCACGGCCTTGGATATGACCTCAAGATTATCGTTTACCCGATCGACGTCCCTACTCGTCGGCTTTCGTCTTCCCTGTGGCATTGGCTTTCATATCCTTAAACTCGTTATACTGTTTCATAAGAAGCTCATAAGATTGAACAACCCCGATCTTACTTACTTCCGTCACGCTCATGTCATGGAACATATCTTCAAGCTCCTTGTCAGCATATCTAAGACGTTCCTTGTCATCATAAAACACGAATCCAGACGTTCTGTCTTCTATAATGCTCTTGGCGGTGGACGCATATGTCGTATCTAAATCCAGATCCATACCGAAGCTGGTAGCCAACTGGATTATGAACATCAACCTAGAATTGACTTTTACAGCCTCTATATTCAACATCTGTATCTTATGGGTCATCTCATGAAGAACGACAAAATCCTCCTCTTTTATCAACGAAGATGATTTAAGGGCTATCTTCTTAGTCCTATCCTCAATATCGCTATACAGACGCTTGCTCTCACGCTTTATGGCTATCCAATGCCTTATATGGGTATCCGCCTCTTCTTTAAGATAATCCCTGATCTCTGTTTTTATATCTTTATCTTCCATATTACGCATTATAATCGTTGTTGTTTAACTCGATCTCATCACTGATACTCTGATCTATTATTCTTAATAAATCCCTGGTACTAACATCCCGCAAGAAGCGTACGTTACCACCATTAGCCTTAGCAACTCTCCTTAAAGCGGAGTAAAGTATATCACCCAATGAATATTCAGGTAACTCACGGCATCCGACTTCCATGACAATAAGGGCATGGATACGATCATCTATCTTACTTCTTACGGGACTTCGCATAGTATTTACTTATAAGCTTCCCCTATAATACGTAGCGGGAAATGTTTGAAATTACGTTCAGGATCATCCTTCGTATAACCCATAAGAGATAGATGTTTCTCAAAATGACCTTCCGTATATTTTGAGGTATCCAATGTCATCCTAAATATAGTTCTATTCTCATTGTCAGGATGTTTGTTATATGAAACGTCTCCCATACATCCACATCCAAGATGATGCTCCTTGACATGGAAACCATCTTTATGGGTGATAAATAACACGATTTCTATCTTATCACCTATTTTCTGATCAAAAATATTTAGATAAAACTCGCTCTCGTCATCCGTAAGTCCTATATCAAATGCATCGTTAGGGCACTCGATATTAAAATCGTTATGATCGGCGGTTATGACCTCCATAGCATTCCATTTGGCTTTCTCTCCTTCCACGAACTTCAACGGGCATACCTCGGTCTTCATCCAAGCCTTCTCCTTGATAAAACAACCACACAACGAACATGCCTGTCTTCCCATCAATCTTTGCAGCAATACCTTAGCTGGTAACTTAAAGAAAGCTATATTAGAAGAGTTCTTAGGACATTTCTTGCATAAATCAAGACGATTCTTGTACCACTCCGGATAATCCTTCTCATCCTTAGGAATCCTACCCAATAAACTGTCTTCCCAAGCTTGGGCTATCACTTGGGCTTTACCGATTGTTTGCATATTATTTCTTAAATTGTTTTTGTTGAAAATCCTGTAATTGTTCCCATGTCATTCCATACCGACATTGATACATGGCCTCATGGTTATCACGTATAAGAGGATCTCCGTTCTTCAACCCCTCCATATCCTCTATCGCCTTAATCTTCTTATCCAGACAATCAAGCTCAATAGGCATCCTTTCATCCGGATAACGATTACCTTCCTTGACAAATATCCGACGTATCTTATCACGTCTTACCCGCATCTCACGAAGATTGCATATAACGTATCCGATAAACGGAATCCTGATAGATATATTGTCAGTATACTTAGCTAGATGATGGATGTAAGATACGGATGCTTTCATGCACCACTCTACCTGTTGTTTGGTGAACTTCCCATCAGATCTTCTTACCACCTCATCCACGATATCCCTATCGAATGAAATAAGATTCCTACCCATCAATATCCAATTTGTTTCTCTTGAACACAAACCCCATTACACGGGTATCATCACCCTCCCCGTCAAGAATAAAATAGTTACGTAAGCTTCTCATCTCAATAGACAGCTCACGGGTACGGAAGTTCCCGTTCTTCTTGTCCACCAGAAAACCCCCACGTTTAAGCTCGTTGTTCAGGACAGCGACGTAAGATTCCTTCTGTCCATGACAATCCATGTACTTAGCCCTGGTATCATCCGAGTATCCGTAGTTGATGTAGAAAGAAAGTAAGTTTATCGTCCTTTCGGTGATCAAGCTTCTACCCTTGGAATCCAGATAGCCGTTGTATATCCTTAAGAACTGCTGGATCATATCCAGTCTAGTATCGTAAGGTAATGCGAATACGAAAGCTTTTCTCTGCTCGGCCATACAAAATTGGTTTTCGACAAAAATACTTTAAAAAAATATTATTGTCAACAAAATATGATATAATCAGTGTAATATATGCTGACTAACATGTATTTACGAGAATCCAAAGGGAAAAGGCTGGTGGGGTAGTACGAACGAAGTCATGTATGTCTACGGCTGGCTACAATAGCGAGAACAGTGAAATTCACGTACGCTACGCACGTGGACGGCGGGGGACATCCTTATCCTGCCTCACGGGATGCGACCACTCCTTTTTTCTTTTTGGCTTCTTATCGCCCATGACATAGCCCAAGGCATCCAAAGGGGAAAAGGTTGGTGGGGGACACGCTGGGACACCCAAGGTAAGGCTACCGCCGTCATACCGGACAATGCCGCCTGGACTACGTTATTGACATGGACGGCGGTAGAGTTATGTTAGCCTGCCGGAGCGTGAGCGACCGCACATGACCTCGCTTTTTCTTCTTTGGCTTTTGCTCCACCCGATCCCCCTACCGGGGTACCGGCTTCCGGTATAGGATACGGCTTCTACCAGGTTTATCCTGCGGTATCCTGCATGACGGCATCATACCTTGGCGGTAAAAAGCAATGTTTTATTAAGTAGAGACTTTAAGTGGAGTACACAGGAACTCGACGTCAGGAGAGGTTCTGTGTACGGATAGGGATATTAGTAAGTAGTATATGTTTATAGAGTTAATTATATTTAATAAATATACCTATTAACGCGCGCGTAACAAGTAGGTTGAGAAAAAACCATCGTTCACGCGCACAGCGTTTTACGGACATCATCTACCCTCCTTAAACAACAAATGGGCGACCTTCACAGGCTACCCATCCATCCGAATAACTTGTTTCGTATTTACGGAACTCGTATATTCGCAGCAAAAATTTTAAATAAAATGATGGGAACAAAGATATCACTTTTACAGAAAATGAAATCAAATTTCGATAAGATTCTTACCGAAGCATATATCCCAAAAGATATACAAGCAAAAAAAGATGAGCTTGGATGCCTAAGGCTTCCGGCAGGATCACTTGTCTGCCCAGTAGATTACAAACCTGTAACTAATAAGGACGGGAAGAAGGTTACGGCCGTAAAATACTCGAACAAGAAAGATAATATAAGAGGTTCCAGCATGGTCATAGAAAAGAAGTGTAAGCAGGTAGTAGCCTATCTTACTATCGTAAACGTCCAGAAGCATGTATTTTTAAGAAATAGGATGAGAGAAGGCTATCGTGATCGTATAGAGGTCAATACCGATGATTTTATAGATATCCTATCCGATGGCATAGCTTATTTCTGCTACAGACATGTTATAGAGGATTGCCATGAGGATATAGACTATCAGCTAAAGACGCTTAAGGCTTACGCGGAAGGCGAGATAAGAATAGCTTTACCTGATATCATGATCTACTCGTATAAGGCTAAGAAGAATGAGGATACGAAAGACATATTCGTGGGTAAGAAAAGATCCGTATACAAATGTCTGGATAAGAATTTAAGCTCAGACGAAAGACGGAATATGGCTAACAAAAGCCGGAAACTTGATCGGGTAAGAATCCTTTCCAAGATAATACTCAGGGCCAGAACCAGAAACGTACATCATATATACAAAGTAACTAAAAGAAAGACAGTTAAGTTCAATGTAGCATACCTTCTTAATGAGTTGAATAAGAAGCTTGCAGGAATAGGTATGCGTGAGATATCGCAATCCACTATATACAGATATATAAACATGTTCTTGGATATGTGCAAGAAGAATATATCCGATTTGTATGACGAGGTAAAAAAAAACAATGGAATAGCGAATGCCAAAGACAGGAAAAACGTAACTATCGGACACCTAAGACTATCATACAGAGGAACGATAATGCATATAATTATCGCCGAATATTTTATAAAAGACGTTTTCTTAGGGGTAAAAGGGGTTGAGATGAGTAAGGCTGGATGATTTGAGTGTCAGATACAAAATTTAATATTTATATATTATTTACATTTATTTCAATTAGTTAATTATAACTATTCGTATCTTTGTACCATAAACTTAAAAAGATATGGTAAAAGAGGATTTTAGAAATGAAAACGACCTCCTTCGTCATATTATGACGGTGGATAAAAACGTGGAGCAGGGTCGTGCCTTGAAGAAGATTTTCACCACTAGGGAGAATCTGTTCATTACCGGTAGAGCTGGTAGTGGTAAAAGTACGTTCATGAGACGTATCGTAAAGTTCTTGGGTAAGTGCGTTATCGTAGCACCGACTGGAGTAGCGGCGTTGAATGCCGGTGGACAGACCATTCATTCGTTCTTCTCTATAAAGAACGATCCTTACATTCCTTCTATCGAGAGAGGTATGTTATCGAATAAAGTGGATGTAAGTCCGTTTATGAAGAAGAAGATCAAGAATCTTGATACTATCGTTATCGACGAGATCAGTATGGTAAGGCCTGATTTACTTGATGAGGTAGCTGACGTACTTAGACAATGCAGGCGTAGCAAGGAACCTTTCGGTGGAGTTAGGTTGATTATGTTTGGAGATCTATCACAACTACCTCCTGTGGTGACGGCGGATGATTTTATCGATAGGTATTATGAGAGCCGGTTCTTTTTCTCATCTAAGGCATTAAGAGCCTCAGGATTCTCGGTCATTACCTTCGAGAACGTGTTCCGTCAAAAAGATCCTCAGCTTCTTTCCGTACTTGAGGATATAAGATGTGGGGTTATTACCGATGAGTCAAGACAGATATTGGATAGTAGGGTCAAGTATCCGGATAATATGGATAATACTATAATTATATGCTCAACTAACAAAGAGGCGTATGAGATAAATAAGACTAATCTTGATAAGATCAATAATAAGGTATTTAAGTTCGATGCTACTGTATTCGGGGAGAAGCCTGTAGCGCCCTGTGAGGATGAGCTTATAGTAAAGGTAGGAGCTAAGGTCATAATAACCAGAAACGGCAATGGATATGTCAATGGCTCGATGGGTATCATAACCAGCATAGATACTATTGATGAGACGATATATGTTCATCTAGATAACGATACTGAGGTGGAGATAACCAAAGAGAAGTGGGAGAAGATGAAGTATAAGCAGGTAGATGATTCCCTTGAAGGCATTTCTTGCGGCTATATAATACAATATCCATTGAGGTTAGGATACGCTATAACCGTTCATAAATCTCAGGGAATGACTTTAGATAATATATTCGTAGACATCAGCAGAGCCTTCGAAATAGGACAGATATATACCGTTCTTTCAAGATGTAGGTCTATAGACGGGCTTTATCTGAAATCAGTGCCTAAGGAAGATATGGTACTGCTAAGCGATAAGATATCTGACTTTATAGAGAAGGTGGATGAGAATGAGGGTGTTTTGAATCCAGAAAAGATATCTGATATCGGTAAGGATATGATCAAGAAACAACAGGATTTGTTTAATTTCGATGAATACGGATTATAATGGCTAAGAAAGAACTTTTTTCAGACGTAGATGAGTTAGTATCATCTTTAAATAAAGAGCTTGGGGAAGGCTCGATAATGAACTTCGGCGATGATAAGCCTATAATATCCATACCAAGGGAAAGCACCGGTTCGCTGGTGGTGGACAAGGCTCTCGGCGGCGGATGGGCGGTAGGCCGGATCCATGAGTTGGTCGGCATGGAATCTTGTGGAAAGACCATGATGTGTACATTAAGTATGATCGAGTTCCAGAAAAAGCACCCCGATAAGCTGGTAGCTATAATAGACGTGGAGAATGCTTTTGATATCGAATACGCCAAGAAGATGGGATTGGACGTTAACCGGTTCCTTATTTCCCAGCCAAGCTACGGGGAATTGGCTATTGACATCACAGCCAAGCTGGTGGAGTCCGGCAAGGTAGGCTTTATTGTCGTGGATTCCGTGGCGAACTTGGTTCCGAAGAAGGAGATCGAGGGTGATATGGAAGACAGCAACATGGGACTACAAGCCCGGTTGATGTCAAAAGCCATGAGAGTTCTTACCGGGATCGTAAACAAAAGTGACTGTGTTCTGGTATTCATCAACCAGTATCGTGAGAAGATTGGTGTAATATACGGTGATCCTAAGGTAACAACCGGCGGTAATGCCCTTAAATTCTACGCCTCTATCCGTATGGAGATGTCAAGGAAGAAGGTCATTGTAGGAGAAGACGGGTCTTCTATCGGCCATGAGGTTAGGATAAAGGTATTGAAGAACAAGACAGCTATACCTTTCCAGATAGCAGAGACGGCTTTGTATTATGGCGTAGGATTTGACAAGGAGCTTGAACTTTTGAAGTTATGTGAGGAAACCGGTATCTTTACCCGTAAAGGATCATGGTACTGGTTCGGAGAGGTCCGGGTGGGCAATGGAGTGGATAATACGTTAAGTATCATGAGGGATAATCAAGAATTGTGTCAAGAATTAAGAACTAAATTGAATTTGTAATCATGGCAATAGGAGTAAAATTTGTAGACGTAATACCATCCAGTGTAGAGAACGCTGTCGAGGTTAAGAAAGGGGATGTGAAGAACTATCTGTTCGTAGGTATTCCCATGAGTGAGTTTATCGGGAAGAGATATGAGTATGAGGGATTCATATACATGTGCCTACAGGGTGTTACCGGTGGTACGGAACTTGGCGGCGATATAGCCATAGCCGTATTAAGACCAGTTCGGCCAGCGACAGGGCAGGCTTCTTATCATTTGGTGTCGTATACACCTCTTACGTATACGAGATCTGATGTAGCGATATTACTTAGAAATGGCGATTTTAAGGTTGTTAAACGAGACGATTGTAATCTTATCTAATATGGGAACATATATCTCGATAAAATCAACGGTAAACGCATTCAGGTACGGTATTGATCCTATACCTGAATGGTTCGATAAGATATCTAACAAGACTGATGAGGTTGATGTTATGGTTGAAGGGAATAAGGTAAAGGCATTGGATATAAGGCTAGAAAATGGCATTCTACGGGCTTTTTACGGTTATTATATAGGTATGTATCCGGATAACTCAATACAGGTGTTTAGACCGGAGGATTTCCATTCATTATATACGTTGAAGTTATGAATATATCAATAGGTATAGATCCGGGTATAGACACCGGAGGATTGTCCATGATCCCAGAAAATGGCGAGGTTAAGGTAATTATGACTCCAAGGATATCGGTTAAGGGGGATATAGATCTTAGGGCTATATCAAGCTTCTTCCTCGATGCCGCTGACAAGATCCAAGAAAAGGGAGGCGGGACGCTGGCGATCGCCGTCGAGGACGTCCATAGCATCCACAACAGCTCGGCCGCCAGCAACTTCACCTTTGGCGGGAGACGCCGGGAACCGAACGCCCTATTCGCTATGATGGTGGAGATGATGGAGCGATACGGATCTCACCCGGATGTTAGGTTCATGTTCGAGGAGGTGCAACCAAAGACCTGGCAGAAGGAACTTCATACGACAGCCGATCGGGTGTATACGGCGGCGAAGTTAGACACGAAGGCTACCTCCATCCGATGTGCCATGCGCCTTTTCCCTTTGGTGTCTTTCGTAAAACCATGGTCAGGAAAAGGAGTACAACCTACTAAGATACAAGACGGAATGTGTGACGCCACGCTTATAGCCGAGTATATTAGACGTAAGTTTAAACTATTTTAATACTATTAAGTATTTATTGTATTTGTATTAATATAATTATGATTATATTTGCGATGTAATAAAAAGTTGTTCGTTATGCTTATAAGATGCTTGTCGAAGTCATTAAATGAGAAGTTGGGCAAATTGGAGACGGTGGTTAAGAACGCCGGTTCCAACTCCCTTTATAAGGATCTTAAGATAGATGTTGTCAATAATCTGGCTTATATCACTTCCGTAAATGCCAAGGTATGTGTTATAGAGCGATTGAAGGTCGAGGCTGACTCTAACTTCTCTTTCTTGGTAGAGGCAAGCTCTTTTATTAAGTTCATGAAAAAACAGAAGAATCGTGAGATTACGATACTGCTTTCGGATAGAAAAGATCAGATCACGATCCACTACGCTTCTGGTGAGTATAGTTGTCCGGCTTTTGATATCAATACATTCCCGCAGGTACATAAGATACTTGATGGAGGAATTAAGGTTAAGATGAGCGATTATGTTTCGGTTCTTAACAAAGCCAGCGATTATACGGAGGTAGATGATTTTTATCCATGCATCGAGAATGTGGTCATTGATATTGATGATATTAATATTAATATAGTAAGTACGGATAGAAATACTATTTACAGGTATTTTGTCCCTAATCAGGATAAGGTAGAGAAGATGTTTATCCCGGTGTCGAACGAATCTGCGATATTGCTTGATAAGCATATCAATAAGTCATCGGATATGTTGTCTATAAAAGTGGACGATACTAAGACTTATTTCTCTACGCCTGATATGGATATGTATGAGACCCATTTTGAGGGTAATTATCCAAATTGGAGGTTCGTGGACGAGCATTTTGTCAAAACAAGTACCTATGTCTTTGATAAGGATCTACTCGTCCAAGCCCTCCAAAACAATCTTAAGGTAAATGAGTTCGATCATTGCAAGTTGATATTTACCGATAAAGGATGCGGTATTATGTCAGAGAGCCCGTCTTCAGGTAAATCATGTAAGGAAAGACTTACCCCTTTGTCTCATTATGGTGAAGATATTGTATGCAACGTGTTATGTGGAAGATATCTGGGTATCATAAAAAGCATATCGTGGAATAGGATAGTTATCGAGCATGATCATAAATCTCATTTCAATAAGATTTATGGGGAGGATAATAAGAACGAATATTTCTTGTCATCATCAATTATTGTTTAACGTTTAAATATATATAATATGGGAGTTCGTGAAAATTCATCAGGTGGTAATAACCATTACTTTAAAGTAAGTGGTAGCGGATTATTATATCAGTCATCAAGAGAACCAAAGGAAGGTTTCGAGGAGCATATAAACGAGAAGACCGGAGCCGTTTCTTATTGGAGGGTGTTCTGGAACGGTATCGAAGGTTATTTGTCTGATATTAGCGTAAGAGAAGTGGAGTTCAATGGAATAAACGCCAAATACTTATCCATAAAGATAAGTGATGAGGATGGTAATTACTTTATAAACGTTCCTTTGGTGACTCAAAAAGGAGGTATTAATAATTACGTGAAGTCACTGGTAAGGTACTTGCCTAATATCGACCTGAAACGTAAGGTGGTGATCAATCCTGCTCATGCTAAGAAAGGGGATCAATATGCTCCCGGTAATTTCTTTATCTCATACGCAAGGGAGACCCCTGACGGTAAGGACGAGCTTATCCAGCAATATTATAAGAACGGGCAGAATGGATGGCCTGACAGGGTTGAGAGTACTGATATAATGGGGAATAAGAAGTTTGATTATACGACCCAAGACGCTTTCGCTTATCAGGTACTTAATAAATATATCCAAAGTATTAAGACAGATGGTGTGAAACCTACTCAGTCGGCAAGCCAAAACAACGCTGGTGAGGCTATAACGCAAACGCCCCCACCGTCATACGCTACGCAGGCTCCGCAGCAGACGCCTCCTCCATCATACCAGCAGGCTCCGCCTCAGACAGCCCAAGCGCCTTCTTTTGGAGGTCAGCAGCCGCCACAATATCCTCCTTTTGGAGACGACAGTGATCTTCCATTTTAATCAACTAATTAAAAATCAGAAAGTTAATGGAGAGTAATTTTAATATATCTACTAAAGTGAACCGTGTCTCGATGCCTACCCAAAATAAGGTAGATTCGGTTATGAAGAACTTAGGGCATCGACCTTGTGTAGCGTATTCCGAGGAAAAGAATATGTATTATAAGGATGGAGAATGGGTAGCGTCAGATCTTGACGCTACTATCTTACCCCTTAGGGAGATGTTCGAAAAGACATCTGATTTGAAGTTAGGATTGAAGATCGTTTATTTAATAATAAAATTATAGTATGGCTACTATTGAAGATATCAAAAAACTTCTGGAGAGTAAGTCATTTACATCAGCCAGAGATCTTGACGAATTTGAGGAAAAGCCGGATGATAAGCTTGATGAGGTTCACATGAATTGCGATCCAATGGTGGGGATAGTTGAGAAAGATGGTAAAATTTTTCTTAACTCTTTAAAATTCTCTAAGGCATGGAACTCATTGGGAAAGGATATTCCTATCAAGCAAGGTAATGCCTTCCCGTTGGGTCAAGGTGATGTTCTTGATATAGATACAGGTGTATCGGCGTCGTTCCCGGATGATACTGTCGGGATGGTTATGATGCTGCCATCGTTCACCAACGATACAGGCCTCACTTTGGTAGGATCACCGTTCGTTTTCTCCAACAACGAGAATATTACGATCAGAGTCACTAATGTCCGCAAGGATATAGCTATAGTAGAGAAAGATAAGCATATAGCTGAGTTAATTATAGTCGGCAAGATAAAGGCCGATATTCGTAGAACTTATAAAAGTGTTGAGGATGTTCGGATTGAAGATAGTAAAGAGTAGCTATATAAATACTCTAAAACAGGATCTTGATGAGGCTATTAACTATTCAAATAAATTAAGAGAAGATTACAAAAATGCTCTTGCGAAGGTATTTGAATTGAATGAGAAAGTAAGTTATCTTAATACGCTCATTGATTCTATTAATAAAGATATAGAATCAAAGGATTCTCATATAGTTAAGATGGGAAATGAGCTTAGTAAATCAAGAGAGCTATATAATGAGTCGGTAAAAGAGAAAGAGACTCTTAAACGGGCTTATATGGATATCGAGAAGAAACATAAGCTATCATCCAAATTACTAAGCGAAGCCAGAAGAAGATACATTGAACTTGAGGATCAGATTAAGATCATGTCCGATCGTATCAAGTATCTGGAGAATCATGTCGATCCAGAGGCTTTAGATAACGATGTTTCTGATGAGGTTGTTGTCGATGAGGATAAGATGGATCCTAATTCAGGCCATATCGATATACCGAAAAATGATGATAAGATTACTGAGGTCGTTAATTCCGATACCAGTAATGATACGAATGTCGAGAATAAGAAGAAATCTAAGAAACGTAAAAAACCTAAAAAGAATGAATAAGATCTTGTTATTATTAATAACTATCCTTGCCTTAGCGGTTGTCGGATGCAGTACGTCAAGAACCTATTATACGGAATATGATACTACTGACATATCTTATGTAGTGGATTCTATAGTGTCTTCCGGTACCGTGATGGGCCAATGGAAGGAGTGGCGGTTTACGCTGGACGACGGCCGGGTCGATAACTTTGGCTTTACCGCCCTATACGACGCCAAGGGAAAGGCTAGAGGGTCTATACAGGTAAGGCAGAGATCCGATACGTTTAATATCAAGATAATTGATTATCATAAAAAGGATAAGTAATGGAATACGGACTAGGTTACATACCATCGCCAGCGGATGGTAGGGACGCTATTATGAATATGCAGCATGAGGCTGTTCCTGATGAGTATAAGATCAATAATGTCGATAGCGTAGTGGATCAAGGTTCTTCCCCTATTTGCGCGGCAATAAGCTTGGCTGAGATACTTAATTGGAGAAAGAGTATAAGGGCTATTAAAAGACCGGCTAAGATCTCTCCTTACGATATATATGATCTGAGAGAGGATAAGGATCAGGACGGTATGGTTCTTCGTGACGCTATCAAGTCTATCAAAAACGTAGGCGTAGATGGGGAGAAAATAAACAGTTACGCTAGGATCATAGATCCGGTATCGGCTAAGGTTTCGTTGATGCTGAATGGTCCTCTGATTATAGGTTTGTATTGCTATAATTATGGTAATCGATTCTGGCAAGGCCAAGGACAGAACTTGGGAGGTCATGCCGTTATCCTCACCGGCTGGGACAAGGCCGGATTCGTCCTACAGAACAGTTGGGGGACGGGATGGGGCAGGTCAGGTATAGAGACATTCCCGTTCGAGGATTGGTGCTATATGCTAGAATGTTGGACAATAGTTTCATAAAGTTACTATATAAACTTCGAGAAATTCCGATCCACATCCTCTTGTGAAAGCCGATGTGGTATATTTAGGACCCGTAGATCAATGGTTAGATTATCTGGCTCATAACCAGCATGTTGTCGGTTCAGGTCCGGCCGGGTCCACAGTTGGATTAATATAATTTGTCATTAGATTTAGAGTTTAGATTTTGTTTGATACCCTTGTTCGGGAGGATAGGGGTATATGGATCCGAGGATTATTGGATGATCGCCATAATATTGGAGATGCTGGTTCGATTCCAGCCGGATTCGCTAAATATTGTTTGGTAATTATATACAATTTATAGATCTTTGAATAAAGGGGAGTTAATTTAACGGATAGAATTTACGATTCCTAATCGTAGCGTGGATAAGGGTTCGATTCCCCCACTCCCCACATGGTGTTTTCTTAAACATATTCCCGTAGGTCGGTAATTAACGATAACCGGTAGACAGCCTACGGGAATCAATAAAATCTTACGTGCTTAAGATCGCTTTCAGTTCTATTTTTCGTGTGTAATCTATAGGAGGGTAGCACAACCCTCCTATTTATAATAACTATTTGGTATGGATATTAATCAAATAAAAAAGTATCTACCAGCAGGATGGGATGTGGTTGATCTAATAGATCACGGTATAATCGATCTTGATATTATGAACGGAAAGATGATGGGGGAATATGTGGCTATGTTGATGATAAGGTCTTGTGAGAAGGCTACTAAGTCATATACCTTAACCAGTTTCTCGTTCCATGATAAAGATATGGATAAGTTGAGGATGTTGATAGGTAATGCTATAATGGCGGTAGGATATAGGAATAATCCTCTGACAGGAGATGGGAACACGGCGATCAAATAAAGGTGCTGAATATACTGAGAGAGGGATATTGGATATCCTTAACAGACAGTTCTTGGTATCTCCTAGATGGATTATAAACAACTTGTATGTCTATAACTGGGAGTCTGATTATCTGGCTATAACCAGATCCATGTACGCTTATGAGGTTGAGGTGAAGATCTCGTTGGCTGACTATAACAAGGATTTCGAGAAAGAGGGTAAGCACCAAGTAATGCAAGGCTGGTTCGAGGCTCGGAAGCAAGCCCTATACGAGACCGGGGACTGGGTCAGGTACGGCCGCCCCAATTACTTCTACTACTGCGTTCCGGATGGGTTGGTTGATCCTAAGGACATACCTCCTTACGCCGGGCTTGCTTATGTTTGTGGCAGGAATTTGAGAAAGATCAAGGACGCACCTATCCTGCATCGTGATAAATTTGACCCCGAAGCTTATAAGATGGCAGACAAATTCTACTACAATTGGTGGAACGAGAGACGTAAAGCCAGACAGATAGAAGGGAAGGATATGAAAGATGAGTTCAGGAAGAGCATGAAAAAGGTGAAGGAGAAGATAACCGTCGATGCCAAGATCAAGGCGATGGAGGCGTTCTGGAGCGTCTGCGATTACGCCTACTGGCCGTACGGGGGAAGAGGGGTGCCCGGAATGAGACCCAACTGTTCCGCTTGTGGCGAGGAATGTAAATTACAATGTCCGAAAGGAAAGGAATTTAAAAACAAGATACGATGAGTAAGATTAAAAATGTATTGGCAAGAGCCATTTCATTGGCGTCAGAACAACCAATGAGTTATAATGAGGTAGAATCATTACTTGAAGATATAGATACTTGTAAGGTCAAGATATGGCTGGAAAAAGGGGCTAAGCTGCCTGAATACGCTCATAAAGAAGACGCTTGCATGGATTTGTTCGTTAAGGATATAGAACTTGACGGAGACAGGATTATATATCATACTGGCGTACATGTAGAATTGCCAGAGGATTATGAGATGGAAATCCGTCCACGTAGTGGTTTTACTAATAGCGAGCTAATTATGCAAAACGCCCCTGCTACCATTGATGAAGGATATAGTGGGGAAATTATGATAGTTCACAGAAAAATGGATAGGAATAGTCCTTATTATTGTAATGTAGGTGGTAAGGTAGCACAACTTCTTATTCGTAGACGGGAACGTATCATATGGGAAGAAGTAGAGTCATTAGAGGATCTTGGAAAATCTGATAGAGGGGATAATGGGTTTGGTAGTACAGATAAGATAAATAAGGATGGCTCCATGACCGGCGAATATCGGTTAGGAAACCACCGCGGTAATGAATGATATGGAAAACAAAAATGCATCAACCACTACTAATGATGGGTTGAAAGAAATTGACAAACAAACAAATCCTGTTATGTATGGATGGAGATGTCCAGTATGCGGAAGGGTGTATTCACCTTTCGCGTCTATGTGCGCTTATTGCGGCAATAATAACATGAATCATATTACATGTAAAGCTACTAGATAATTGATATGAGTGGAAGAGTTAAGATAAAGTCCAAAGATAAGGATAAGAAACCTAAGATCGATGTATTTAAGGTAATAGAGAACCGGTTCAAGAACATGAACGAGCTTCGGGATCTTATCGACATGGATCCAAGGAAAGGGTTGGTCAGGATCCGGGATGGAGCCGGATTCAGGGAGGTGGAGCGTGGCGGATGCCTGCATCGGAACTACCTTAACCTGTTGGAGGAGGAGCTGGGAGCTAAACTATCAATAGATCTGATTGATAAGTATGTTAAAAGAAAATAGCACATCACCTACCCTAGTAATTACCTAGGGTAGGTTCGTTTTTATATACCGAAGTATCTACCACGATCTGGCTATCCATATCACCAATCAACTCAATGATCTCATCCCTTATATCATAAGAAAGTAAGATAGGTATTATGGTTAATATAAAAGATAGTATTATTCCTGATCCTATTATGATAGCAATATCATCGCACTCTATATCTAACATCGGCATGACAAACATCAACCCGGACATGAATATCATCACGAATAACGCTGATATCTCATTTATCATATCCCTCTCCATTACTTCCTTGATCATATCTCCTCGACTTTAGTATGGTTTATTATCCTACTGATATGACGGATACTTAACCCCGTCCTGTCCTTTATCTTGCCATATACGTAGTTCCTTGACACGACAGTAGCCAAATCACCTAGCTCGTCCAGTATCTCGTTATACATCCTATGGATCTCGTTGTTGCGGATAACCGTACTGTCCCTTACATATATCTTCTCAACGTCATCGTCGCAGAAGAAGATCTTAAGCTTATGAAGTATGTCTCTAAACATGATTATAGTTTTGTCCCAAAGATATGAAATTTTGAGGATAAAACCAGAAGGAAGCCAAAAAGAACGGGGAGGCGGTGTGAGGGCTGGGGATGCCCGGAAGGATGGAAGCCAGCCCCGTTCTATTGGGTCAGTAGGGTGTATGATCACTCGATGTCACGTACAAATCGAACAGAAGAGGTTAGGCGCTTGTATCGGGTGAATGTGCGCCCATTGTTGAATAGTACGATCCATCCGGAGTTGGAGCTATGCTCTGAACTAGACCAATAATATCTGGTATCTAACGGCTGTCCACCAATAGCCAATAACGCGTTATTGACGCTAATCAAGTACATATATATCAATGAAAGCTGACCACATGATGGGATATACCAATCATCATATCCTTTAGCGTCAGCACTAGCTAAGAACGTATTAAGTACATGACCGGCTGTCGCATAGGAAGTATAAGAACCGCCACCGGTAGTCACCCCTTTTAATACATTGGAATTCGCTTTCCCATCCCAATCAGATAAAGCCCCATTCGTCCAGGAGCTAACATCATCCGGAAGATATGGAGTACCTTTGTATGAATCTTGCTCAGGTTTCAGGAAACCAAAATCATTGCTCCCGTCTACTTTGTCATAATTTGTAATGCCGGTCTGATCCGTACCATATTCACCCCAATAAAAAGAGTAAGTCTTGTTAGAAGAATCGGGCAAACCGGACGTGGCTGTTTTGTAGCTTTGATTAGAATCTTCATTCTTCTCAATCATGATCTTATGATCATCATGTACAATAGCTACGGATATACATTGATAATCCGCCTTTGACAAAGGTATTAATCTACCATCCTGTTTAACGGCATAAACGCCATTATCAACAGGGGATTTATAACTTGAATAAAATCTCCTCCTTATCATAAGAATAAATTTTTACGAAGGATATAAATACCCCCCCCCATGTATTTAACTTCTTTATTCATAATATATTATGTTTTAATTATATCGCAAATATAACAAATTAAATGAGATGGAAGTTGATATGGTTGTGAGGAGGTATGAGGGATATTCGGGGAGGATGATATGCGGGACATTATTGGAGAGATGAGGTGGGGTATGATGGGATGTGGTATGCGGGATGAACCACCTCCCCGAAATCGGCCCGGTCGGGCTGCCGTTTTTTGGCCTTACCCCCTCAACCCACGGAAATCATAAAACAGGAGCGGGAAAAGACCAGATAGCCGAAAAAAGAATGCTTATTTTTAGTTTAAATTGTTGATTATCAATGATATAAACCAATATTTTAATATACATTTACATTTGATTAGTTTTATTATATATAATCGTTGAATTTTTATTGTAAAATATTTGTTTGAAAATAAAACATGTATTATATTTGCAATGTGAGATAACAATATTAACAAACAAGCGTGCTAGATGCTAATATAAATCCTAAGGGCATAGGTAAAATCTAATGACTAGCAAAGATTTAAACAAAGTACAAAACGAGGTAAAGAAAGCAAGTGAAAAGACGTTAACTGGTGCGGTTAAGGCGTGGTGCCAACTATTTAAATCTAACAAAGAGGTGAATGAGATACTAAAAGAAAATGATATTAAAGTAGACAAGGCAATTGTTCCCGCACTGGTTGCTTTGGCAAGGGACAAGGAGGTAGTAATCCAACTTTGCAAGGAGATACTCCCACGTGTTAACACGACTTTTTGCGCATACAAGGAGGTTGAAAGAGAATATTTTGATAAATTAGATAAAGATAAAAATATCAAAATGTCCGTTGATAAAATAGAAAGTATCGCAATATTAGGCACCAATCATAAGAGATTCGGATATAATGAACCATTGGAATATGATGGAGGCGTATATTATGATGTGTTTAACGGATCAGACAAACGTATTGTAAAGTGCGCCGTACCTATCAAACGGTATACGTTTAATCTCATTGCAAAGTGCGTTACATACTATTTGACGCATCCTAAAAATGATAGGTAAGCAACGGGCCGCAACGGCCCGTTATGGTTGCATGTGTTTACCTCCACGTGGTGCAACTGGACTAAGACTAAAAACACAAGATATTTGACATATTGATATAAGCATACACAAGTAGGTAGGGGTATAGCCGTTGGTGTTCGATAACTTGTGTAGATAGGCCGCCGCTTAACAATGTGGTTTAGGTTCGTATTCAGTCGCAATACGAATAGTTATTCTTTGGGCTTGTATCAAGACGGGTAATACGTCCGGTTTCCGGATAGGCCGTGTAAAACACGGGGTATATTGGTGTATATACGCATGTATAGGGCGTATGTTAGTGCGTTGTGAGAGTAACACGCATTGAGTGTATCACGGTGTTATAACCGTGTCAATATATCAAAGCAATAACGTTTAAGGTTGCTTAAATACTTATGCGTTATATGTAGTTATAAAATAACAACCTTTACAAGGGTATTTTGTGCGGTTAAATTGACGGACAAAATGCGCCTTGTCGGTACGTATCACGGGCGACGTATGTACGTATTTGGCTTCGTTCGTTCGGGGCAAAGGGACAAAAACCAAAGGGAATCAGGCGGGTGTGGTGTGTCCGGCCAGCGGTATTGATAACGGCGGCCTTATGCCTTGTTAGCCTCCTGTTTCTTATTGGTTTCATTAAATGCGATTGATTATGTACAAGAAGAAATTTAGTAACTTGAATAGGAAATTATCTATTCAAAAAGAAAAGGCTTTAGAATCTGCTAGAAAGTCTCAAATGGAGTTTTATATTGAGCTTACCAAAGATCTATACAAGTCTAATAAATTAGATTGTAGTAGGGACTCTGATAAATGTAGGCGCAAACGTGTTAGTTATATGGCAAACAAATTGCGACAATAGATCGTTTGTTTTTATTTGATTTTAAAGTTTGTACCCTCCCGTACTGTAGTGATATAGGACGGAAGGGCTTTTTTGTGCCTAATTTTACAAAATGATAGCATATGTATATATTTTGCTTACACATAAAAGTGTTGAGGCGGCAAATTTTAAGCCTTAATTATAAATGTGTAAGTAAAATACTTTATTATGTATCATTTTGTATATATCTATATCCGTATGGACGGGTGAATTGCGTCCTTATGTATGGATTTGCGCTTTAATCGATCCTAAAAGGTATATAATAGGCGGTACTTATTGTATATTTTTTATCTATATCTAGGCTTTTCTTCTCTTAGAGGTGGCTCTATGGATTGATATATATTATGTTGTTGATACTCAATTTGTTGTATTATTTGAGTGTTGTTTTAAAATCGTGTTTACTTATTGTATATTTTTTATGGGTATATTTATATATTTCGTGCTTATCTTGTTTTGTGGGTACATGGCGTTTGAGTTAGGGCGGTATGTTATAGCTACTGGCGACGCTCTGCCTTTAATCATAGTTATTTTATTGGTTTTATTATCAATACATTGTATTAGGCAAGTATATAAGGCAATCAAGAACAAAGATCTCGATATCCTAGACTGAATCATCGTTCCACGTGGAACAAAGTAGCAGAAGGTCTAGGCTTTCGTGGGAATTTCGAGGGAGTGGTGGGGTTTGCGTGAGGGGACACCACCAAACAAGAAAAACGCCTTTCAAACAAGAAAAATACTTTTCAAACAAGAAAAATACTTTTCAAACAAGAAAAACGCCTTTCAAACAAGAAAAACGCCTTTCAAACAAGAAAAATACTTTTCAAGCAAGGAGACGTCTTTCAATCAAGGGGTATCTTCCAATCAAATGTAGAAGTTTACAAGTGGTAGGAGTTTCCGGTCAAGGCAAGGCGGTTGTGAACGATGCGGAGGAAACCAAGGGAAACGGGAGGCGGCGATGGCGTGGGGTAGGTCCCGCTGGTCGTCCGTCCCTGTTCCCCTTTGGCGTTAGTGTAATATTAAAAATCTGATAGTGATATGACGAAAGAAGAAGCAAGGAACGTATTTGGCGGTAGTATAGTAAATAATCTGCTGTCGCTAGGGGCTGAGCCTACCAACGTGGTAAGGCAAGACGGGTTGATAGAATGGAAAAGTGATGGATATATAGAGGTAGGAGGCGTACAGGTATGGGCTTACTATTACTTTGAGGATGGAGAGGATGTTGATAGATGTGATTGGGCGGATCATATGGAGATAGAGGTAGAAGAATGTTGGATTTAAAACCGATTGATGGTAGTGGAACAACACCAAGGGGAACGGGCGGCTGTGTCACGGCGTGGCAGGCTACGGGTGTCTACCGCCGTTCTTTTTGGAGCGGTAATATAAAATACTAATAGTATGGACGAGATTATGAAATTACAAGATGAAGCGCTGCTTTATCTGTGTGATAATATCACAAAGGATGAGGCGTATTATGTCCTTACGACTGACAAGGATATGATAGAGATTCTTATAGCTGATAAGAAGGACGGAAGCAAACGTATCAAGATTCTTGATATGGAATATACTATCGAGAAGGATGATATGTTATTGTTATTCGATACAGATGGGATAATAGACGAATGTCTTTTGGTTGCCAGCTACATAGGGGTAAATATGTATTTTCGCAGACAAGATGTCAACGCTATTTTGAATAACATCAATAGAGAGAAAGTTATGAAATATCCTTACATAGCTATTCAGTTAGATAATATACAGACTATCGAAAAGTGTAGGGTTATTTTTGAGATCACCGGACATAGGATAGATGATAACAAAGAGAAAATAGATTTTATGTTTGTTTATTTTATGGCTAGAATATTATGAGAGCGAGGAGGACTGTGAAGGAAAGAGATGTTGTGAAGATATTGGTATTCGGGTATGATAGGACGCTTATGAAATCCATTAAGGATTCCGGATTCAGAAGTATGTCGGATGTAATATCGTACGCCAATAATATGGCCGGTGATAAGCCCATTGATCATATTAGGGTATCGAATGAGGCCCGTGGATGGTGTGGATCATATACTAATTATGGTAAAATGATAGATTGGCTCGATAGGAGGATATGATATGAGAAGGATTATAAAAGAGAAAGACGATATCAAGGTATCTATATTTAACGGGTGTAGGTTGGTTCGTGTTTTCATTGATTCTGGGTATAGGAGTATAGCTATGGTGATAGCCGATTGCGGCAGAATAGCTAATGGATGTTATCATATACACCATATCGAGGTGATAAATATGGATAGGGGGTGGTATGGTGCATATACCTTATATGGGAGGAAAATAGATTAGTCGGATAGTGAACAACAAAGGAGGTGCGTATGAATAATATTATAACAAACGCTAATGGCGTTAAAGTAAAAGTAAGGGTGTATGATTTTGGCGATGAAGCGGCAGATAGATACACGATAATATGTATGAGTAATAAGGATAAGGACAGTAGTGGGTTGGTATATTATCCTATGTTTGTATGTAGCGAAAATCCATCTCATCCGCAAGGAATAGGGGTATATGTGGGTGATTATTACCCATATAGGAGACATTCATACAATTTAGGGAAAAGAGTTAAAGATGTAATGATCTTACCAGAGAAAGTGATAGAGTACATAAAATGGATAACAAGATAGAATCATGGAAGAAGTAACTTACAATAATTACGATTTGGTTGCTTTTGAGCAAAGTGGCGAGATAATAGTGGCTGTAACGTTTTACAGATACTATAGGAAGAAAGCGCATAGCGAGGTGAATTACAGGTGGAAAACCAGATGCCCGGAATTAGTGGATAAGATCGTGAAACACCGTACCAAGGTATTTACCGGTCAACTCATCCAGTTAGCGAAGGCGTATGGGGAGAAAAAGGTCATTAAATATCAAAAACAGGAGGAAGAGGTATGTTAAGATACGACATATTTAATTAGATTTTAGTTTGTTAATATTGCGACCAAGACCTTGGCGGGGTGGAATGATATATCATGATCGTACGTGTGCGGATATGATCCGGGGTCAGTTCCCGGCACCTTGGCATAACTTAAATGTAAGTAGTATGGAAGATAATATTTTAAAAAGAGCGGCAGCGGAATTAAAAGAAGCTGGTTGCAGAGTTTTCGCATGGCATGATGATACTTATAATAGAGGTTGGAGTAAGGGTGATTATATAATGTTGTATTACGCCTTCCCTGATTCACCCAACATCGGGTATCTGAGTCATGGGGAATATGGGATGAGCGTAGCATATAGTAGAGCCTATATACCGAGCCGTGGAAGTGGATCGGGATGTGGTATCAAGGAGGAAGCTACGTTCGATCTTGCGACGGCGTTAGATGTGCTAAGCGGACCGTTACCTAGGTGGTGTAAGTCTTATGGGGTTTATCCAGAACAATATAAGGATATTGATAGATGGTACAATAGAGATAATTATAACAAAAAAATATTTAAGGAAATTTGATATGGAAGTAAAAGATTGGGAAAATCTGGTTTTGAATACAGAAATAGGATCACATTGTTTTGTTACGCTGATTGATGATAAGGACATCAGTAGAGGTTATGCGCAGATCAGACGTGCGGAACATTTCGGATATAACATCTGCTTCACCCGGTTATATGGGAATAAATTTTATTTCGAAAAAATAAAAGAAGGTAGTACACAACAATATATCAATAGGAGGAAATGATATGGTGATAGAGTTTGATTTTGAGATATACAAAAACGGAGATTACGATAAGGTATATCTCCGCAATGGAAAAGAGGCAAGAGTATTATGTGATAATGGGAAGGGTAATCGCCCTATAGCCGTGATGGTTGAGGATGATAACGCGGATGATTATATTATTCTACGTTATAACGAAACTGGCAGGAGGAGTATCGATAGTCGATCGAGTTTTGATCTTATGTTATCGATAAAAGAACGGGAACCAGAATTATGGGTTGTTGTCATATCTTACATGGATAACAAGGATAAGAGACAAAAGATGGTCTTGCCTAATTTTTTCTCAAAGAATATAAGGGGGAATATATATCTTCAAGGAAACTCTAAATCAAGCGTATCATATTATGTTGATAAGCTAGAAGAAGATGGGTGTTTCGATGAGCTATGCGAGAAGATAAGGGTAAAGAGAGATCGCATCTATAACATGGAAATAATATCACTATCAGATGACGAGACGGCAATTTAACCAGTTGATAAATGAACTGGACGGCAAAAGCCCGTTTATCGTATTACATAGTGATACTGTTGCGCCTAAATACGTGGGCGTGGAGATCTCGAAAGAAGGCATGGTATACAACTACTCGATTATAAGCATAAATGACGAATATAAGCCTAAAAAGGCTCTTATTTCGAAGATATTGGATATAGCTGATAATCTTAATAGCAATAAAGACTTAAAAAAAGGTTGATTGGATGTATTTATGATCTGCGGCATCATATCGTGTATGAACCGTGAATAGCATTGTATAAAGGATATATATGATAATATGATAAAGAACGTATTTGTATCTTAACATCATGATATTATGATATTATATCCTCTTTTTGTATAAAAAGAATAACGAATAATATAAACATCTTGGATATGGAAGAGATTAATATAGGAGATAAAATCGTGTTTCATATAACCGGCAATCATAATATAGGATATGCCAAAGGGGGAAAATATATCGGGACAGTATTAAGTAGGGATACCCGATCACGCCTTCATGTATGCGCGGAAGGCATGCCTAGGGTTTGTATTGATGAACGGGACGTGGATAAGATTATTGATTCGGATGGTGATTTTGATATGAATGAGGCGATCCCGAATCCCGTGGCAAGAGAGTTATACAAGCTAATGGGAAGATACGTCTATACATTCGGAAGGTCTCATGAGAGTATAAACGGATATATCGTATATGAGTGTATGATGATGGACAGGGATTTAAGACACAATGTTATGTATGCGTTGCATGATCATGGATTCGAGACACGACATATTGATAGTTATTCTTGGTGGATGACTAATGAGAGGCTGATGTCCGAGGTAACATATGCGGAGGGGGATATTCATATAGTTGTTCATGAGTGTATGGAGGATTATGTGGATAATGTGAGATTTGAAGAGGAGTTTTATAAAAACAAGGAAGTATGATAAGATGCTTACTCGTGACGGCGATGATAGTATTGACACCGCCAAAAGGGAACGGTGGTCTGCCCCACGCCCCAAGGCCTGCCGTGGTAGAGGCACGGGTATGGGATAAGCTGGCGGCCGCCCTGTCTTTCGTGGAGTCAAAGGATGACGATCGAGCGTATAACGCCTCATCCGGGGCTTTAGGGAGGTGGCAAATGAAAAGGATATATGTTGATGAGGTTAATAGGATATTACGCCTTAAAAGGGAGAAAAGGAAATATAGATACGAAGATCGAACGAATCCTGTCAAGGCTAGGGAAATGTTCGAGATATATCAATCTCACCACAATCCTAAAAAGGATATAGATCGGGCTATAAAGTTGCATAGGGGATTGCATTCCCCTAAATATGTTAAGGAGGTTAAATGTAAATTAAGGGAATAATATGAATCGTGAGGTATTAATAAGTATCATTAATAGAGGTAGAATAAGGTTTATCCCAGTAAGAAGATGTTTCTTATGCAATGAATATGTAGGATATAAATTCGTTAGGATGTGTGATGGAAGTATGATACCGGTATTTTCTAGTGGATGTAGATGTTGTGGCATAAATAATGGGACGCTATCAGAAAGTACTTGGGATGAAGTGCTTGATCTTGTCAAAACGGTACAAAATAAGCCTATGAATGAGAGAACGGAGGAAGATGAATTTATATTAAATAGTTTAATATAAGGAGGTATTGTATATGAAATGGGTGATAATAAAAGGGGTTAGATATCCTAGTTCTGTGATATCAGCATTTGCGGCATATAATATGGATAACCCTTTCGTGAAGATCAGGATCAGAAACAAGTATCATATAGTGTCTTTTGATGATGTCAATAAGATGGCTAGTCAGATGGTATATTTAATGAACAACTATCCTGATTTCGTTCAGATAGGAAGGTGGTGGATATCCAAGAAACATGTGATGTCATGGACGCCCAAGGGGGAGGCCGTGGACGGATCGGGCTGGGTTATATCCTTCACCCTGTCCTTTGGTTTGGATAATGGGACTCAAATTAAGTTTGATAAAGAAGATGAATATCTAAGTGAGGTAGATAGGTTGAATGAATTGTTTAATGTGATATTATGATATGAGAATAAAAAGATTTATCGCCTTAGCGGCTATGATGGCGAACGCAATGTCATACGATGATATGTTCGCAGGGGACAAACAACGATCCGGGATGGTATTCAATCCGAATTATAAACCAGCGGGAGATCGAAAGGAGTTGAGGAAGTTCCGGATTAAAGGGGAGGATATCGAGGCGTATTCGAGAAAAGACGCTATCAAAAGATTGAGACATAAAAAGAGGTAATGTGATGAGAAGCAAGAAAGATTATATAAGCATGCTTAACGAGTTTGGTGGTTCTTTATCCAGAGAAGAATGGATAATAGGCGGTAAAGATAGATATACTGGTAGGGATAATTATGGGGTTATGTTGAAAAGATATGACCCCATAGCTTTTGAGGTAGGATATAACGAGTGGAAGAAACAACCATAAATAATATGGAAGAAAAGTTGATTCTTAATAGCATAGAAGATGCTGAATAATATCAGTAAGGTTAAGTCCAGATAAAACACCTATTGCTTATGAAGATAAAGTTAGATGTTTAATGTTGTCAGGATTAAGTCAGGAAGAAGCGGAGAAAGTAGCGTTAGAGCCAATGGATCTTGAGTTATATTATGAGATAGGCGCAGGGCTGATGGCCGTTGATCCAGCGGCGGTGGAGTCAGGGACAATCTGGAGTCCTTATACAAGGGAGTTGTATCATGAAGACCATGATACTTAGAGGAGTATTGATACTGATGGTGATCAAGGCAAATGATGTTATTTAATTTTAAAAAATAAATTGTTATGGAAATGAAAAAGTATTTATCAGTTTATTTAGAGAGTGGATATCTTTTTGATGATATGTCAGAAAAATTAAAGTGGTTTGAGATTGATAAGATCTTGATCAGTTTTACATATGGAGTAGTTAGATATGTAGGAACATGGGGAGGATGTAGGACTGAGAAGACATTAGATGGGAAATTATTTTATTCGTCCGAAGAATGTTTTAAAAAGGGTAAGAGCATCCCTAAGACAAAATTATCAATATATGATGTTTTTAAGTCATTATATGGATTCGCTCCAATAGGTGATGTGTGGAAATACAAAAACGGAAGAGCTGTCAAGGGTGAGTTGGAATATTTTGATGTTGAAATAGATAATAAAGGAAAAATTTATTGTAAGGAAACATATTACAGAACATGTGAAGATGTGTATAAATTCAATGACTTAACTGTAGTTGACAAGAATGGAGACATGAGATTAGTAAAATCTTCAAAAAGTAAATTAATGCTTACTAATGATCAATTAGATGTTGTGGAGAGAATGAAAGGCATCATTGATGACATGGTTAGGTTAAAGATGATTATGTATATTGATCAAGACTATAATCTTTGTTTTCTGCCGGGAGATAAAATAGAAGATTTGACAATGGATGAAACGGATGGATTTGTGGATACCACCGGTATAGTGACATCTATAAAATCTAAGGATGTAGTGGAGTTTTATGTAGAAAACCCATTCGTAAAGATAAAGGATGAGTAATATCTGAATCTGGATTGTGGTGGTTCGTGAGAATAGCCACAATCATATCTCTAAACGTGAACATAAGGAGGTACGTAAGTCATTCGATTGGCATTAGAGATCTAATTATATTAAAAGAGGAGAGATTATGAAAGAAAATGTATTAAAAGTGTATAAGTTTGATGAGCTATCAAAAGACTCACAAAAAAAGATCATAGAGCGTGAGCGCTGGAATGTAATAGGGCAATGTATGGTTGATTATATTATAGACTATCAAGAGTCGATGAAAGCCTTTGAGGATATGACAGATACTAGGGTTTATAATTGGGAAGTTGGATACGAGAGATATGATTTTAGTTATGAGTTTAAATACAATGATCCTATTTATGAACATCCTACAGATTATCATCGTGATATATTCCCTAAGAATCTATGCGGTAAATTATTGTTCAGGTATATCAATAACAACATTATGCCACATATCACGAAAGGTAAATATTATTCTACAGGCAAATATATAGATGGAAAATATAATTACAAGTGCAGACGCAGTCGGGTAATATTGGGATACGAAGACAATTGTCCATTAACAGGGATGTGCTATGATTTTTATCTTCTTAAACCAATAATTGATTATTACGACACTTGGTGTACTTACCCGGAGAATTTTTCTTTAGAGGATCTAATAGAAAAATGTTATAATAGTTTTTTCAAGACTTGGCATGAGGAATATAAACATTGGGCTGAAGATGAAGATGCGATACGTGAGAAGCTTCATCATAACCAGTATGAGGACCAGCTTTATTATGAGAATGGGGAAGCGTATGCCGGTCCATTGAATAAAATAGAATGAAAAGGTAGTAATTGTAAATTGATAAAGTTATGAATATAGAGATAATAAGATATAGGCTTCCGATTTATTGGATTGGGGCTTTGATTAATGGTGACTACACTGGAATATCTAATGAGGAAGCGCAAGAAATTGATGACTTTGTAAAACATGCAGATGGTTGTCCAGTTGGTGTGGATTGGGAAACAGAAGGTTTTTATTCGTATAATGACGCAAACGCTATTGGCGGAACTTGTGTCGATGTTATTTTTAGCAAGTATAATCAATAGTTAACACTCAAAACTTAATAAATATGGACAATAGGATGATCGCTCATTTATGGGCAAACGAAAAGAAAGAATCTGCAAATGGTAGTAATTTCTTCTTTGAAGGTGAAAGTATTTATTCTTATGGCTATCACTTTGAGGCCGGAAGAATCGTAAGAAATAAGCGTGGTGAAAAAGCGTATTTGATTAATAGTATACATTATTCCTCTACCACGAGCAAACATCAATATTTTGTTCGCAACGCAATACCAACTGACTCAAAGGTATTTTCTGTTGGATATAATATGTCAAATACCGGTAATATGGCATTTGTCACCAGTAAATTGGAATCCATTAAAGATGCTATTGAAAAATACAAGAAGGTCAGAACTGAATTGCCTTATCATAATGTTTGGGGAGTATTTAGAAATATGATGGATTATATCGAGTTCTTCGATATGGGAACTCCCCAGCGTCTTCTTAAAAAGAGTGCAAATGACTGGCTTGGAACTAATCATGAATTGTCACGAGAATCAGATAAGGTTAAACGTGAATATGTCCGTGAATTAAAACGTATTTTCCAGATATTATTGGACTATCAACCACTGGAAGTGCTTGGGACTGTAAATGTGATTGTTGATGAAGTATGTGGAGAGGGTACGTGGATTAAATACCTAGAAAGAATCAAAAGATTTGAAAAGAGTAGAGAAGAAAAAGAAAAGATAAAAATAGAAACATATAGAAAGGAACAAGAGGCTCGTAACAAAACGTTGAAAGAACGGGTACAAATATGGAAATCTGGTGAGATTTCACAGTTGTACTATCATTGTTTTAATAATGACCAGCCGAACGTGTGGCTGCGTGTTAAAAACGGCAAAATAGAAACCAGCAAGGGTATTAAGATAACGCGAACTGAAGGTGAAAGACTTTGGCGGTTAATTAAGACCTTTCATAATGGAGGTCAGTTCAAGCACGATTTAGCATTGGATGTAACCGGCCACAGATGGGCGTTCAATCGTTATGAAAACGATATACTGACTGCCGGATGTCACCGGATAGCGTATAGCGAGATGGAAGGTATTGCGAGACAATTAGGATGGGATTAAACAGATATCAACTAACATTTGAGAGCTATGGCAATCACTATCAGATTTACGGGAGAAACATCCAAGATGTCATGGGTGGCGTTACCGGTGGAGCCGACGTATATGGGTAGGCGGTCGGGGAAGACAAGGCGCAGCCCTTGCTCGTTGGCTTGGTTGAGTAATAAAATAACATATAAATACGTAAGAAAATATGAGTATTAAAGAAGGAGATATGGTATCTATAAGACAGGATTTTATCAATCGATATAAAAATGTGCAAGAATCCATCATAAAGGCAATGGATAAGGCATTGGAGCGGGCAATAGGGAACAAGGTAATAGATTTCGAGAAGTGTGAAGACAATTATTTGGACGTCTATCCTCTTATTGGGGCGGTCTTACAGAAGGAGGTAAGGAGAGTACTTGGCGAAAATGCGAATAAGGATATATACCGGAATATGAAAATAAAGGCAACCAAGTACAGAAATGATTACAGGGTATGGTTGGACTATGCCGGGGATTACAGAAATGAAAATATAGAATAACATGAAATATCAAAATTTTATGTGCCCTTATGAGCTTGCGCTAAAGTTGCATGAGTTGGGCGTAAATTCGGAGTCGGAATTTTATTTTGTGAAAGAGATGAAAGGAGGGGGAACCCAGATAGATTCAGTTACGCAAAATACAATGAGGTATTCATATAGAAAAGAAGGAGACCTCATACCGGCTTATATGAGTCATGAACTTGGAGAGATACTACCAAGTATGATAAATATCAGTAAATCAAAAATATGGGATGACTGGTTGCAGTTGACACAGTATTTCCCGAATAGGGATAGTAGATATTACGAAGCCGCCTATGTTCGTTACAATGCCTACGATTCGCCAACAGAAGTGTATAGCGGATTTGGGGAAACAGAGGCGGAGTCAAGGGCGATGCTTCTCTTTGATTTGTTGGAAAAGAAGATATTGACACCTGATGGTTTGAATTTAAAGGAAGTGGATAGGAGAAAGGAATATGAGAACGAATTTGAATAGTACAAGTATGAGAAACACATGTCCAGAATTCCCGCTTTTCGGTGCGAATTATCCAGACGCGACTTGCATAGATGGCATATTGTATGATCTGGATAATGTAGGTGATGATGGTGTTCTAATCAAGCCATTGGAAGAGATCCCATGCCCATTCTGCCGAACAGAGGAGTTTATCAGATACGATCCATTCAATAAAGAGTATAGCATGGATAGTGAAGAGGATATAAGAGATTGGTATATGAGCTATATTAATGAAATGAGAAATAAGTATGGGGGAAAATAAGAAGAAACAAACACCATGCCGGAACTTGAAAGATTGGCATACGAACAAATGAAGGAGGTAAACGATGGAGACAGTAAGATTATCAGATTACTCTTCTTATGATAAAAACAAGGGAGGAATACAAAAATTGCGTCACAAATTCAGGAATCAAATACTTGAATATTGGGGAGAAGATACCGGAATCCTAATAGGAACAACCATGGTATATGAAAGACATTTGTGGAACGAGGAAGTTAAAGTAATATGATTATGGATGATAATAAGATAATGGAAGCGGCTAAGTTAATAGCCAACTCATCAGCGGCCTTGATCGAGGCTATGGGGATGATGAGCGAAAATATCGAGAGAGCTAATAGGGGCGAGTCTTTGGCGTATACCGAGGAGGCCTTTAATAAAGTGGTTATGAATAATGGAATAGATTATAATAGTGTTATGAGTAGAAGTTGGATATGAGAAATGGAGGAGGACTATGGGTAAAGAAGTTAAGATAGATGTAGGATATAAAGATGTGCTAGAAAAATCATTATCAGCCATCCAATATCTAAGAATACATGGATTCTCGACGTACATGGAATCGGAGGGGATTGTAAATAGGATAATGATGTTCAAGGATAAGAATGAGATGAGAGATCAAAAGATCAGATCAATTTAATAGGGTAATTATATACCAGTTTACACCTCCCTACCAATAACTATTACCAACAACCATAAACTATATAAATATTATATTTGTTAGGTAAAAAGCTCTTTAGGTATCTGGATTGAAAAACCGGGAGGGTGTTCCTCCCGGTGGGAATCACCTTTTATGTTTACACTTACAAGGTGCAGATCGTCTGTATCCTTTAACGACGGTTATACTACCATCGCTCTTTGTACGCAGGTAAGGATGCACAGATACGATCTTTTTCTCCCTTTTTGTTTTAGCCATAATTTTTAAGATTATAGCATTAAACAACGCTGATTCACGACCAGCTGCCGACTGATTTTCAGTCAGTTTTTTTTAATTCAAGATACCTAAGAGCTTTTTAATCTATCATAAACTAGTAGGTATTGTGTTTGTTAGGAATAAAGAGAGGAGGTGACAATATGTCAAAATAGACATACTGTCTAAAGCTTAATATCTGGCTCCTTTGGAACAATTAGCAAAGCAATTCATAGGTTGTAAATTGCGAATGCTATTTGTCCCTCCTTTAGCAACAGGCTTAGAATGATCTACATTCCATCCCATAAGAGAGTATTTCCCGTAAGAATATCGATACATAAGATTGCCGTAACAATCTTTTCGATACAACTTAGGGTTCATGCCTCTAACTACAGAACCTTTGCTAAAAATAAGATCCAGAAGCTTTTCTGAGTAATTGCTCATAATAAAGCCTCCTCTTTTTTTTTGTAACTATTGCAAGTCACATTACTATTGTCATCTCTATGACAAACTTCAAATAACTATACAATAATCAAACCGATATTTAGTATTTTGAGAGAAATTAATACAAATTAAATTGTTTTTAATTTTTCATATTTCTATCTTTGCCCCACGTATTAGAATAAAGACGTAGAAGCGTTAAGATATTATCTCGTATTTGAAATCTGGACAATTTCAACCACTCGGGATAATAGACAAAGATGCCTCCTACGCCTATGTTGTTATATTTATACCTCTAGGGGCAAACTATACACAATCATAAGGCGTGGGGCTGTTGTTTGTTATCGAGTGGTGGGCAGTCCAGAGCCTCAAATACGGTAACATCCAATAGTCCCCACGCTTCTTTATATTTAGAAACCACCGAACGAAGGGGATAGGGAGGATAAAAGCAATAGATTTATGGTAACAAAAGTGAGATTTATGTATTTCTTATTGATGTACATAATGCTTATATTTTCATCATGCGGAGATGATGGAAATGAGGATTGGGAAAATGGAGATAAAAACACTTCGCAAACAGAGTTTAAACTCTCTCCACCGGATTGGTTGATAGGTACATGGAAAAATGGTGATGGACTAGGGATGTTAACATTTCAATGTACTAAAGACAATATAATATATGGATTAGATGGCGCTTCTATGAATTTCGTTAAGCATGCCCAAGAAAGTGCCGCATTTTACAATCAATCCAATCCACCCTTAGGAGATGTAAAATTGTATGAGGAACTACGAGGTAATAATAATTACAAAGTCGTATTAAGCATAACCCAGATGGGGGTTGAGAACAAGATTTTTGTGGAGATATCCAAAATATCATCTACGGAAATATATATTAACACAGAAGAATATAATTCACAAACTAAATTCACCAAGGTAAGATGAGAAAAATACTATATGCGATAGCCTTTTTATTTTTAGTTGTTTCCTACTCCTATCCACAGGGAAGAACACAAGATGTTGTTTATCTAAAAAATGGTAGTGTAATCAAAGGTCTTATCATAGAGCAAGTACCCAACAAATCCATAAAAGTACAGACCAGAGACGAAAGTATCTTTGTCTATCAAATGGATGAGATAGAAAAATTAGGAAAAGAAGAGGATACATCTTATTCGTTTAAGAAAATATTAGGTCCTAAGAGGACTTATGATATTAAAGGGTATCGAGGATTTTTGGATTTGGGATATACTACGGGGGATGATGGATGTATCCAATTTACCACATCTCACGGATACCAATTAAATTCGTATTTCTTCTTCGGTGCGGGAACAGGAGTATCATATTTCACTGATAGTGAATCAGCGTTAATTCCCGTTTTCGCAGATTTACGAGGGAACTTTACCAATGGACAGATAGTTCCTTTTATAGGATTAAGGATTGGTTATGCCATTGATGTCACTAGCGATTATGGTGGAAATGGTTTTTACTGTAATCCCTTTGTCGGTGTAAAATATATGCTTGGAAAACAATCAGCTGTTAATTTTTCCCTAGGTTATGGGTCACAAGCTAGGAGATATTCTTTTAGAGGGCATTCTTCTAGTAAGAGTATAGACGGATTTAATTTCAAGATAGGTATTGAGTTCTAATTGTGAATATTGATAAATATTAATATTGTAAAAATAAATCTATCGTAATACTATTTTGCGTAATATCAAAAGGAGAGTAATCATGAAACGTATCATATACTTATTAGCGATATCATGTTTCCTACTTATTTCTTGCCACGATGACGATCGTTTTAGTGTCGAAAATGTAGTTGGCAATAATACCTCTATCGTAGGAATGTGGCTTCGAGAAGCAGGCAAAGAACAAATGGTATATGCGTTCTTTGAAGACGGGACTGGGTATGAAAAAACAACTGATAGAAGAAACAATACTGTTAGTGTAGATGGATTCACATATGAATTTGATCCAAATACGATGAGTATAGTTTTTGATAAGGAGTTTGATAATGCAATATACTCAGAGTGGACCGTGGAAATGAAAGGAAAATCTTATATGATCCTAACACATCACGGGATCTGGGACGCTGGGCACGGCTTAACACATGAGGATACTTACTCATTTGAGCTATTCAGAATAATGGATGAGTAGACTAAACAGTAAAATTAAAAGATAAGCGGGATTAGATTTAGGCTAGTCCCGCTTTTGTTTTATCATATTTATTAATTTTTAAAAATTACAAACATGAAAAAAGAAGAAAAGAAATTTGTAACAGAGTATCAAATCAATGGCAAAAAGTATGCCGGTGAAATATGGGCAACCTCATGGGAAGAAGCTGAAAGTTTTATAAAACAAAGAGCTTCTACCGAAAAGGTTGTTGGATTTATTCCTAAAGATTAATCATCTATATCACATCCATTTCTTATTGCATTTTTTTTGCAATCATTTTTATTTGCATAACCTTGTGTAGACGCACCTACTATTTCTCCATTAGGAGCTGTTCTTCGCCAACGCCATTTATTATTAGAATCTTGATAAAGAGTAGTCTTATCACGTCTTTGATTTGTTTTCTTTACCATAACATTAGATTTTAAAGTTTATTTTCAAATATAGCAATCTTATTTCTAAACAATCCTAATTAAAACTAAAACAATTTTAATGAGATTATATTGGGGGTATGGTTTGATTGCTGGTTTGGAACGAATTTATTATCTTTATAGGGTAAAAATCAGAGTGTTATGTTTGAGATGAATCATTTTAAATCTATCGATGAGTTAGTGAAGTTCTTCCCTACCGAGCAATCATGTATTGATTTTTTGGAGAGGCAGAGATGGGGCGATCATGTCGTATCTCCATACGATCCGGACTCAAAGGTTTATAAATGTAAGGGAAACCGTTACAAGTGCAAGAACACGGGAAAGTACTTCAACGTCCGGACAAACACGATCTTCGAGAACACGAAAGTGTCGTTGAGGAAATGGATGCTGGCTTGCTATATCGTCATAAACGCTAAGAAGGGTGTCTCTTCCGTTCAGTTGGCTAAGTTCATTAACATAACACAAAAGACGGCTTGGTTTATGTTGCAACGTATCCAGAATTGTTTCAATATAGATGCCAGTCAATGTCTAAACGGAGAGGTTGAGGTAGATGAGACTTATATAGGGGGATTGAATAAGAATAGGCATAGTAGTAAGAAGGTAAGAAACGCAAGAGGCAGGAGTTGTAAGGACAAGGTTCCGGTATTTGGTATGCTGCAACGAGAAGGCTTTGTTATAGCTAAGGTTGTTAACGATACGAAAGCCGGAACCTTGATCCCGATCATCAATGATGTTGTATGCCCGGGATCTACAATCTTCTCGGATGAATGGCAAGCTTATAGAAACTTAGATCCTAACCTATACGATCACGGTGTAGTCTATCATAAGAAAGGCGCTTACGTCATTGGGAATAGACATACTAATACGATCGAAGGATTCTGGGGACACCTAAAAAGAACATTGAAGGGTGTCCATCATTGGGTGTCAAAGAAGCATTTGCAAAGGTATGTGGACTCATCAGCTTTTAGGTATAATACCAAACATCTTTCCGAATGTGAAAGATTCGACGTACTTTTGCAGAATATCGGACACCGATTAAGATATTTACAGTTAAACTAATGCGATGGAAAAAATAGACAATAAGATTAAGTATGAAGGAGAATTAGACCTTAATGGTTTAAAGATTCCTTGTTATGTGTTAGAGGATGGAAGAAGAGTGTTATCTACTACGGGCATGCAAAAAGCATTAAAAATAACATCCGGGGATTCTTCTGATAGATCGGCAACGAGATTAGCTCAAATGCTATCCGCAAAGAATTTAAACCGCTGTGTTCCAAGTATTAATATTGCGGCAACGTATAAGCCATTCCCATGTTTTTTAGGCAACAAGAAAATTAGCGCTTATGATGCGATAATTCTTCCCGAATTGTGTGAAACAATGTTGAAGGTCAGGGATTGCGCCATAGCCAACAATGAAGAGCTAGGATCAAGACAGAAAAATATGATAGTCCAATGTGATATTATCATAAGAGCTTTGGCTAAGGTTGGCATTATAGCGTTAGTTGACGAAGCAACCGGTTATCAAAAAGATAAGAATAGGGCTAAAGATGAACTTCAAAAGTTTCTAAATCAATTCTTGACAGACGAAGCTAGTAAGTGGGTGAAAACATTCAATGATAGTTTCTTTGAGATGATTTATAAAATGAAGGGATGGAGTTGGACTAATACACATAAAAGACCGGGAGTTGTTGGACAATGGATCAATGACATTGTATATAAAAGACTTGGGCCGGGAGTTTTAGAGGAACTTAAAACAAGGAATCCAAGAAACGATAAGGGATACAGATCAAAGAAAGATCACCAATTCTTATCAGATGATATTGGAAGACCTAGGCTAAAAGAACATTTAGCAGCTATAGAAGCCCTAGGTAAAGCCTCCGATTATGATTGGGATAAATTTCAAGAGATGTTAGATAAAGCATTCCCTATACAAGATAAGCTGTATGATGAGATAATGAATGGAGGGGGTGATGATTGTAATATCAAGCAAGATATGGAATATATAACTGATAAAGTTTTTACGTATAATCCTAAGACAGATCCTAGAGATCCACTTTTTGGGAAAAAGTAATCATAGCTGAATTATACAAGATAATAAAAGGATACATAATCATGTGTCCTTTTATTGTTTTAGAGATAGTGTAAAGTAGTATATAATTACCTTTAATAGAACTAATTATGACAGTAGAGTATAAGTGTATTGATGTTTACAAGAAGCCGGAGAATCCAATGGAATGGTTGCCGTGTCCACGATGCGGCCTCCGGCCTCTGGTCTGGGAGTTCGATAACGGGAGATTCACGGCGTGCGGGTGCGGAACAGACTGTTATAGTCATTGGAGCGTGCGAGCGGAAAGTATTATGTCGGTCATAAAAAGATCTGATAACGGTAAGTCGGCTGAGGTGTATGATATTGATGAACTTAAAAATAACTGGAATCATTGGGTGAGGACAGGGGAGATACTGTTTACGCCAGGGAATGGGAAATGGTAATATGATTAATAATTTAAGATATGGATCATTATTTGGCTATAATTCAAACGATATTGGATAGATGTGAGAACGACAATACATCTCCTGATATCCATGACATGGAGATAATAAAAATAAATCTATGTAGAATAATTCAGACTCGTTACGGATTAACTCAGTTATGGTTCATTCCGTTGATAGAGAGAATACAGAATGCTTGTTGTAAACATCACAATGACGTTGACATGTCATGGGAAGATTTTGTTAAAAAAAATGAGTGAATAGGAGGGATAAATATGGATGAGAACGAAAGAAAGAAGGGTATGAACCAAGGAATATGGCTGGCGGTTCAGGAGCTAGTCTATGCCGGGCGCTGGACGCAGGCCGCAGAGGAACTGGTGTCTTTTTGTGGATTGACCGAGGATGAATGTAGGAAGCTGCAAGAAGAAAGCGAATCATTCAATGATGAGATGATTAAGTTTATTGACAATATGTTTGGACGTGAGAATATGATAAGTGAAGGCAGTACTATAAGTGAAAACGATACTATATGTATAAATATTAAGTATCATAAAATAGGGGAAGTCTTTAACTATAAAGTTGGTATGTCTGAAATGACATTAAGAGTAGATAAGTGTGATAGATGTTCGGGATGCGCTTTTGAAAATTATATATATGATTGCGTAAAATCAGGTTGCTTGGGATGCGAAAGGGAAGATGGGGAGAGTGTTAGATATACAATAGTTAATACATAATTTACAAAGCATCATGAATGGAGAAAATATAATACCCAAGATAACGGATAAACGTGGGATGTCATGGAATCAACCTCATAGGAGGTACATAGAAATCGATGAAGAGTATGCCTTAATGACCAAACAAACCTTTGAGGGTCTTAGGGAATATTCATTGACAATCCCATCAGGGAAATATGAAGGGAAGATGTGGAAGGCTAATAGAGGAGGTACATGGTATCTATATTGGTATGATCATGACGATAATCCGGAGATGATCAAAATAGAGCGAAGAGAAATATTGTTACTTAATTAATACAAAATAATATGAGAGATAGAGTGCAAGAGGCTAAGGAAGAAGGCATAAGACAAGGAATATGGTTATGCATACAAAGATTGGTACATATGGAGCAATACGATATGGCAAAATATTTTATAAAGTTATTCGGATTTGATAGAAATGAGTGTGAGATGCTATTGGACAAGAATGGTTCGGATGATAAAATGGAATCATTTATTATTCAGATGGTATTTAATAAAGACGATAAGATAATCTTGGATGATATAGGATATCATAAGATAGGATCTATATTTAAATACAATATCGATTCGAAAGAAGTAGAACTGGAGGTGGTTGAATCCAGTGACGCTAGTTGTGAAGGATGCGCATTTAATAATAGTAAGAATTATTACTGTAAGGATACCCATTGTATTGATGTAGATAGGAAAGATGATATAGACGTTATATATAAAAAGGTAAAAAGATCATGAGTTTAATAGATAAATTAGAGGATTTGGTGGTTAAGGTAGACACCGAATACCAAGAGAAGATGGAGGCGGTGATCCGGGAGATAGTCCCGGGGATGCCGGAAGGGAATGTACGTCATGCCGCCGAGCTGATGTGCACGGACAGGATGGGGAATATGATGGACATAGATGTTTATATATTAAGGGAAGAAGATAGGCCTTATGAATGCCATTATCTAAAGGATCTATTGGAAGATAGGGTAGCTAGAATAGATAAGATGCATGAGGATAAAAGTTACACATACAATATAGATGATAATTATTGGTGCGCTACATGTGGTTCCCATTCTCATAAAAAGGATTCTGAGACAGGGTATTGCTGGCATTGCGATACGGTTAATTGGGTTAAAGAAGATGGAGCAGATGTTAGGGTATAATTACCAAAGAATAAATATGAATGATAGGAGAAAGGATAGTATTAACTATTAATAATGTTTATTTAATTTAATTCAAAAACAAAATGTCTACTTTTGTAGACACATAAAAATTGCATATATGAAAAAGAGTGAGTTTGTAAAGAAATTGGAGAAGATCATCGATATGGTTAAGACCGAAGATGATGGTTTCGAGTATGGTGGCAAAGTCATTTTCTATAAAGAAGATGATGGTAACTATGAAGTCTCGGCAATGAACATTGAGATGGATTTGGAAGTAGAAGCCAATATTATGGCTAGTATGGATGATAGGCATTTTACCTGCCTTATGAGTGAGGTTTATAAACAAAAGGCGGTAAAGGCTATAATGATGGAGAAGGATGACGATGAAGACAATTAATGAGATGACCGATCAGGAGATATATGATCTTACTGACGAGCAGATAGATAGATTGATCATAACAAGATGCGCTAAGGAGGGTGTTAGGTTTGTGGACGAACCTCCAGTTATGAAGACATACGACTATAAACCTATTTCTCCATCTAATTTCTTCTACCTTTTAGAAGGATTGAGCATAGCTGTTTTTAATCAGGATGATGCTATTAAAATAGCTAAGTTCTTAAGTAAGTTTGATTTATACAAGACTACATACGATTTCACTATATCCAATGAGAAGATATATAATAAGTTGGATATAATCAATATCAAACATATTCCAATGTTTGATACGAAAGATGAGGAATCCTACAAATCTATAAAGGACAAGAATAATAAGATTGAGGAGGAGTATAAAGATCAGGTAGATAAATACAAGGAGAATACAAAAAAGATGTGTGAAATCCGTGCCGAAATATGGTCAAAAGTAATTGATGTAAGGCGCAAAATTGATCACATGAATCATCTTAGAACTCTTTTTGTAAAGGAATATCTTCCGTTGGTGGATCATAACACGAATACGGCTATGACGTTTTTCAAGAAAGCTTATGACGTGGATGATGATACGGAAAGATATATTCGTGAAGGGATAAAAGATTATCCGTTGTTTAATAATAATATAGATTAAGATGCACAATTGGTTTAAATGTACGGTTTCTTATGAGACCGATGCCGAGAACGGTATGAAGAAGAAGGTAAAGGAAGAGTATTTAGTGGATGCCCTTTCTTATACGGAGTGTGAGGCTAGAATCATAGAGGAGATGAAACCGTTTATCTCCGGTGAGTTTAGTGTTGATATCAAACGATTCCGGATAGCGGAATTATTTGTCATGGATGGAGACCGGTTCTATAAGGTCACGGCTGATTATATTACGATAGACGGGAAATCGGGCAATGAGAAACGCAAGGCGTTTAACTACATCGTTCGGGCCAATGACCTTGATCATGCCAAAAAGAATTTCGAGGAAGGCATGAAAGGGACCATGTCAGATTTCGTTGTCACTTGTATCAAGGAAGAGAAGAAACTGATGGACTTCTACGAGTTTGATGGTAAGATCAGGAATCCGGAGAAACATGAGAATAGTAAGCAATAAAGCTAGCTATGAGACCACATCATCCGTCGCCGAGAAGTTGATGGAGATAAGCAAGATGGAGGGTACGATTTATCGTATCCTCACATTGTCTAACAAAACTTATCTGGCTTCTAAGTTAGGATATAGCAGATCGGGGTTCTATAAGAAGATACAGAACAGGAGCTTTAATATCCGGGAGTTGGCTCAGATATTCGATACGATTATCAATTTCAAGGATCAGGATTGGACGAAAGGTAAAATAGATAGGCTTAAGAGATATAGAATCATGAGCCTTATGGAGTTCAATAAAAGTTATAAAAAGAAAAAGGCATGAAGGGTAGAATGTTACCATGTGAGAGGTGCGGCAGGATGGTAGCCATAAGGAGCAAGGGGTTGTGCCCTGCGTGCCGGGCTAGGGAACTACCGCCAAAGGAAAGGACGGCGATACGGGTGAAAGCCAAGCCGAAGGGACGAAGCCTCAGTATTTTTTTTGGCGCTCATGTGGCAAGATTAAGTATGGTAAGAAGATCCCTTACGGGGATGTATATACCATGCCCCGGAGTAGGCAATATATGCCACTTATATCCTAAACGAAGATATAAGTCTGTAGCTGAGGATAATAATAATGTTATTTATTTGACGATAGACGAACACACGAGGTTTGACTATCTGCTAGACACGATGGATTTTGACCGGCTTTTAGAGGAGTTCGGTGACACATGGCTTTTAGTGGCCAAAAAGATGAGGGATCTCGCACCTAAAGTCGAGGAGGATGGTAAATTAAAAACCAGATTATTATTATGGATAGAAGAAAACAAAGATTACTTCTAGCTCTCGGATACGAGGCTATAAGTGACATGATATATAATAACGGAACGATTATGGAAGTCATAAGCGATCAGGAATCGTTTGATGACATGAGAATCCGTTTATCTAAAAGACATCATATGGTCATCACGGATGATGGAGTGGTAATAAAGGCGAGTTTTGATAAAGAAATGAATGAGCATGCGCAATCATATTACTGGCGATCATCACTTCCAATATTAAGGGCATATCATACAGATCCTAAATTTACCGCATTCTTTGGCATATTAGACGTTTTATCAACGGTTCCGAAGGAAGATATCTATGAGGAAGAAAAGCCTGTTGACGAGCCTAAGAAAGAACCTAAGGAGGAGATAGAAATTGAGTATGATCTGGAGACTGAGCAACAGTATTATGCCGCTGAATGGATCAAAGATATCCCGACACCAGTCTTATACAGAATGACCGTGGCTGGCAAGCGTGTTTATTATGAAATGGGAGCTGATGGATATCCTATCATATATGATGGGGCTACCAATAATATTGCGAATGGGTATTGTGATACTTCCGGGGCATTAGAAAAATGGAAAAATGAGATGAGACTCAAGGGTAAGGACCCAGACGAGTACGCCAACTACCGGGCTGACTTGGGTACGATCATGCATTACTTATTTGGATTGTATTTGACGGGAGTTAAGATAAAACTGATTCCAACATGGATAAGAAAAGCTGTCAAGGAAGCTAAGTTGAGAATAGACAAGTATAGGATGGAGCGGATATTAGTGGATAATATGGATGAGTTGATAGAAGACCTAATATCATTCGCTACATTCTGTAAAGAAAGACATGTAAAACCTGTGTTGATTGAGAAGATGTTGAGATCAAGGAGATTGAAAGTGGCTTCCTCTGTGGATGCCGTGGTGGAGATGGATAGCGAGCCGGAGATGGTGGAGATAGAGGTCGAGACAGGAGAGTTCTATAAGACTGGAGCCAAGAAAGGCCAACCTAAGACAGAGAAAAAGAAGATAAAGAGATGCAGGAGGATATTTGCTATATTGGACTTCAAATCAAACAGGAAAGGCAATTTCTATGACGAATATGCTTTCCAGCTTGAGTTATATAGAAGAATGATAATGGAGAACTACGGAAAGATATTGGAGATAGAGGAGATATATAACTTCGCTCCGGGTGATCCTACCGCCAAGACAAGCCAATATAAACTGAAGAGACAAACTGATAATTCTATACTTAACATGGCTACAGTCGTGTATCTCCAAGGTAAGTATAAGTTCGAGAAAACCAGTTATACGGTTACATCAAGAATAGGGTCTTTGGATATAGAAAGTGATTTTGAATTGAATAACTTGATAAGAAAAGAATCACTGAGAGATTATATTTATCGAATCATGAGTGAGAGGATAGGATAATGGAGTTTAGGGAATTTGACAAGAGCGTTCACAGATATGAATTGGATCATAGTAAGCCAAGAAGAAAGCTGACGTGCCCGCAATGCGGCAGGGATAGATGCTTTACGCCGTACGTAGATGTAACCACCGGACAGATAGTAGGGGAGCAGTTTGGGGTATGTGATCACAAAAATAAATGTGGTTATTTTAAATATCCAACAGGCAATGAGCTTGGGAGCAATGATCTTTTTACCGATTCTAACAAAGTGCTAAGAAGATACAGGCCTCCTGTGAACCCAGATATAGCCAACTGTATCCCAGTAAACAAGATGTTTGAGACCCTTAATCCTTTCGAGACATCCGATCTTCAAGATTATCTATCCAATATATTTGGGTCGTATCATACCAATAGGGCATTTAACTTGTATAAGGTGGGGATGATGAGATTCGGGGACTGGGGTAAGTGCTGTGTGTTCTGGCAACTGGATAAGAATTGGGTGGTGCGGACCGGGAAGATAATGGACTACGGGCCTGACGGGAAGAGGGTAAAGGTTCCCATGGATCATGTATGTTGGGTGCATATACTGGACGGTCAGGATTACCTGCTTAGGCAATGCCTGTTCGGGGAGTTCCTTATCAACTTCTATCCCAATGACGCTCCGGTGTATATAGTAGAGTCAGAGAAGACGGCTGTTATCTGCAACATCGTGTACCCTAGTAGGTTGTTCATGGCCTGTGGCGGTATCCATATGTTGAAGAGGGAGATGGTAGAGACATTGGGTAGGAGGCGGATAGTCCTGTACCCGGATAAGGGCGACGCTTTCAACGAATGGAGAAAGAAGGTAGACAAGGATATGAGGGGGATGAATATAGAGATAAGTGATTTTCTAGAATCAAAACCCAATATAGATGAGGGGATGGATATAGCGGATTATTTTATAATTAAACAAATTTATAACAATGGCAAAGGTAGTTGATAATTACAAGGGATTCAAGGTGCTTGAAATAACAAGACAGGAGATGATGGATAAGCTTACCAGATATGGGTGCTTAGGCATTTGTGATATGTGCAATAGGCCTACGTCCGTAGGCTATTATGTAGCGGTAATCAACCAATGGATGTGCAAGGACTGTTACAATGATTTCATCAAGTTAATTAACAGGCATGAGGAGGATATGAAAATAGAAAACAAGAATTTCAATAGATACTGCAATCTATTTAATGTTAAGATGGAAGAGACGGTATGAGAGAATTGTCTTTAGCCCAGAAAGCTATGTTAAACGGGTCCATATGCCCGTATTGCAAGACCTCATCCACTATGATAAATACGGTAGAGGGGAAGCAATTTGGGTGCGAGAAGTGTGGGGCTTGGATGAGATCCGATCCTTTTGGGAAACCGATGGGGAGGTTGGCTAAGCCAGATCTTCTTAGGAGTATGGATATGGTAATGACTGAGATTAATATATTTTCGTATAGGACAAAACGGGATGTACAGGATATTTACAAAAGCCTATCTGGTGAATTGGATATACCAATAGAACATGTATCTCCATATAAGATGTCTTTGCCATCACTACTTAATACCATGAGATATATTGAAAAGTATAGCGATAATCATATACGGATATATGATAGAACCATGGTAAAGAAGGCTTGCCCTAGGCACGGAGCGGTGGCGATCGGGAGCAACGCCTGCCACGGATGTCCGGAGTTCCTGTTCCATGTGGTAAACGACACGACCGATACGGTGGTGTGTGATATGGATATGAGTTATGGAGATCGCAAGAAGGATAAATATGAGCATTAGAGCTAATGATAATGGAACATTTGAGTATCGAATCAAATTGGATACCTTTAATAAAATGAATAATACATGTAAAATGAAGAAAGTTTATTTTGTTCACAAACCAACAGGTTTTTATGTTGGGGGCAATGTGAGTAGCGTAGAAGCTACAGTTTATAATAAAATGGTTAATATGGGGATGAGTAGCGAATTAGCCGATAAACTTAAAAAGGTAATAGGTACATTCCCTTGCACATGGGAGATACCAGATAAATTTGCGTCTGATCCATATTCGTATATGATTAAGCGTCTGGGATTGGAATATCCATCTTTTTTAAAGGAAGAGGATTTGGATATACAAGAGAATATAGATTTTGATGATGAGGAGGACGAAGAGGATGGGGAGATCGACTGAATATTACAGGACACATCCGGAGGCCAGAAGAAAGAAAGCCGAGACGGATAAGAAGATCAACGCCCGCCCTGAGCAGAAAGCCAAGAGACGGGAGTTGGGTCGCAAGAACTACAAGACCGATAAGCTGAAAGGTAAAGCCTATCGGAAGGGGAAGGATTTATGCCATACGGCTAAAGGACTTAGATATAAATCAAGATCAGCTAACAGAGGGTCTAAATCCGATACGGCTGGCGATAAAAACGCAAGAGGATGAACGAGAATAGGATATGGAGGTCATCCAAGGAGATTATCATGGATGCCTATGAGAGGATAAGAAAGTATCAGTCGGGAGAGCTTCTCCCGGCTCGTACTGGATACGCTTATCTTGACAAGGCGTTGCTGGGCGGGTTCTACCCACAACATGCGGTAGCTATCGGCGCTAGGCCCGGAGTGGGCAAGTCTTATTTGGCTCAGAAGATTATGAGCAATGTAATAAATGTTAATATCAATCCCCAAGCTGATGATTATGTATGGCTCAGATGTGAATTTGAAATGAATCCAGAGGATTTGATGTTACGTTCACTATCAAAAAAAATGGGAAAGGATATACAAGATATTCTCCTTAACGAGATGTCTGATGAAGAGATAAAGGAAATGCAGAAATGTCTTAAGGAGGAAAACTCCAGCAGAATAACATACATCCCTAAACCATCGACAGTAGACGAGCTTCAGAACTTCTTATGGAATAGTTATATGCCAGCGAACAAGGATAAGAAAATGGTATTTGTATCCATAGATCATACAGCTCTTATACAAGGTACGGGCGACGCTAAGAGGAATATAGATAGCCTGATAACCATGTGTAATATAGCTAAAAGAACTTTTCCCAATATATTCTTTCTTATAATATCACAACTTAACCGTGATATTGAGGGAAGACGGGATCCTAAGGATCATATGCCAAAACAATCTGATTTCTATCAATCAGATACATTGGGGCAATTGTGTACGGCTATGGTAGCGTTGAATATCCCAAAAAGATACGGATATTCATCATACATGCAATTCCCGCAAGGCTGGTATCCTAATCTGGAACGTTTTAAGAGTGAATCAAGGCGTTCTTTTCGTGTAGATGGACTTATATTCCATCATATAGTAAAAGTCCGTCAGAGATCGTTAGAAGAGATTGAGGCTATACATGTGGATATCATGAAAGGATATGAGCGATATTATCCTGACGGAGGTGTGGTACGCCAAGAAAGACCAGGGGGCTCGGATGCCCCTGTGGGTAGCGGCAAGCCGGACACGACCGTGGTGACACTGCCTCCCCCACCTCCCGGTGTTCCATTGGAGCAACAATATATACCACCCAGTGATGATTTCAATGTAGTACATGACGAAACACCTTATTGACATGAGATTGAGACATAATTACTTGCTTGTAGTGATAAAGGTGCTGGAAATGTTCTTGAAGACCGTATTGTCGGTTGAGGATAAGATGGGGATAAAGGAAATTATATCCTCGTTAAAGGAAATGGCTAAATACAGCATCAGATATATCATAAATCGGGAACGGGAAAAGGAGATCATGAGTATCTGTGATGAGGTATCCAATAAAGTACAGGAGTATAAAAGGATAAATGACAACTCAATGATATTGGAATTGGAGAACCTAAAAAGGGAAGTTGTGGCGGTGGAGGATCTTCTTAGCTCATACAAGGGGGTTCTTGACGCCGAACTGGTGATAGCCGAGGATGATATCAGAATCATACGGGACAAGATCGCTATAAGCCTTAGAGAGGACGGGACATGTAAGAGCATGACTGACGCCGATAAAAGGGCTAGGGTGGACGTAAGATACGAGAGGGCGTTAGAGGATTATCGCATCCTTCTAAGATGTGCCAATACGGTTAGGGCTAAGATGTCGGTTATAGGGCATCTTAATCAATCAATAAATCAATCCATATCAGTTGGTAGGGTTGGCATGGCTAATGAATCTTATACTGTAAAGCAATATGAAAAAGGGAAAGAGATTGTCGAAAGCAGACGGCCTTAGGGTATTAATAAGAGCTTATCATCTTATAAAGAATAGACATGAGAGTTTTATATGTGTGGCTATAGTTGAAGCGGCTGATATGCTTGAGCTGGCAGATAGAAAAGATGATTTTGCATATGAGCTTATACCTGAGTTAAGAATGTTTAAGCCGATTAATAAACGTATCGATGAGTTATGGTTTGATTCTTTGGATGAGGACACAAGATTATATATACTTCGTAGATTGATTGATATATACAATGATAATGACCATTCTGACATAGTTGAGAGAATAGCTAGAAAAATAAGATCAATATTTTAATTCATTCATTTATGTACATAAATTTTGAACAGATGATGACATCAGGATTAACGATGTCTGATGTCGGGTATCTTTTGATGATCCGGCAAAAAGAGGAGATGGCTGATGTCATTCCAAAAGAGAAAATAGACGGCTATAAAGCGTCTGGTTATATCGAGCTTCAGAAGAATGGGAAGTGGAAGATAACGCCAAGGGGAGGGTCGCTGCTGATGCTGATAGAGACACCCGGCCTGACACCGGAGGTCGAGGGGATCCGGGATCGTATCGTTGGGGTATATAACGATATGGGTAAGGATACAGGAGCTATCAAGGAGGTGGAAAAAAGGCTTATCTGGTTTGTGGCTAACACCAACTTCAAGGAAGAACCTATAGTAAGGGCCGTAATATCCCATATAGACCTTAAACGTGAATACACGATGAGGTTGGATAACTTGATATGGAAGCCGTCAAATGTCTATAGCGTACATATGAGCTTATCGGAGTCGACGCTATTCGATACGATCATAAAAATGTATGGCATGACATCTGATCTATATCTTAGGGAGAACAAGAACAAGGAACTGGCATGGTTGTTCGCCGTAAGCCGACTCCCGGATCCTCCTAAGAAAATGGATAAGGAATATACTATTACTGGAGATGTTAAGATGGACATCGAAAGAATATCAGATATAAAAAAAGAATTAGGTAGAAGATTAAAGATGTCAATTTAGCATGGAAAGAAAAGAAATTGAAAAAGTAGTCAAGGAAGTGATCTTTGAGAAGATGGGTGAGTTTACGGGTTTTAATCATGCTGCCGAGATCGATAACGAGGATGGGCTGGCGACTGACATGGCTATGGATTCCTTTGACTACGCAGAGGTGGTGATGGAAATAGAGAAAAGGATGGGTATATCTATACCTGATGAGACACTAAACATCAAACCTTATACTAAACTTACGGTAGGGGAATTTATGGATATATTATATAATTATCTAAATAATCATGGAGAGAGATAAAATATTGAAACTAGCCAGAAAAGAGATATTTGAAAAAATGCATAAGTTCAATTACATTAATAATATAGAGGTAATTGATGATGTAAAAGAAGATAGTAATTTATCATCTGATCTGGCTATGGATCCATTTGATTTATTAGAGGTGTTGATGGAGATTGAAGAGAAGATTGGTATAAGGATATCGGATGATGTCTTCGGTGATAAACCTGTTGATGAACTAACTGTAGGGATTTTTGCGGATATGTTGTATGTTTATTTTAAGGACAAATAATGGATTTCGGATATGACGATTGGGAAGAGGGGCTAGAAACCCCTCTTGTCGATGATTGCGATGACGATCACAATGAGGAGGATGAGTATGATTTCGGCTAAAGAACTAAGGATAGGGGATCTTGTAAAAGACAAGGCTGGCAATATATGGAGAGTAGGGTGCGTTACTGGTATGCGTAATGAAAGTAAGTCATTGGTCCTTGAACGTGAGGTTGATGACGGGATAATGAAATGGTATTCCGGGGAAGATGATGTCATGCCTATTGAGATAGATGATAATATACTTGATACTATCTATTTCAAGCGTGATAAGGGGCGGGATGTATATCGAGGCTACGGAATATCTATAGAGATTTTTGATGATGGGTATTATCTTAGCCTTAGGGATCTGGAAGACGATCTAAGCGATCCTATTCAGATTAAGGATCTTCACCGTCTACAAAATATATTAATAGACTTATACGGACTTGATATAAATATAGATAAACTTTATGGTAATACCGGAGAATAATTTGTTATGTAAGGTTATAAACGGAGAAAAGGTTCTCGCCGCCTCTTACTCGCAGATAGACACGTTCGTCCAGTGCCCATATAAATGGTATAAGACTTACGTGGAGGGTCATAGGTCCACGGAGAAGCATGAGGCTACGTCATATGGTACGGTTATCCACCAGACAATGGAGTATTTCTTCAAGAACGGATGCAGACCTTCTTATGAGGATATGAGTAAGGCTTTCAATTACTACGCCGATATAGAACAGATCCCTTTTGATAGCGTAAAATCCCAGATCGAGTCTATGCAACATGCGGCTAGGCTAATAAGATGGATTGTGGGGTTGTTTGAGAAGGATGCTGCTGGCAATTATAAGAAGGCATGGTCTGATCTTACGCCAATGGAGAAGGTGGTCCGGGGGTCGAGACCGGCCGGCGTGGAGGAGAGCTTCGTCCTGCCCTATAAGCTACCCAGGCCACTTACCTTGGATGGCGTGACGTACGATAAGGTGCATATCATAGGATCGGTGGACTGGCGTGGAGAGTATAAGACAAAGGACAGGATAGCCATGTATACGATAGACTGGAAGTCCGGGAGAAAGTTATTCGATGAAGATAAGCTGCTTCATAATCTCCAACATCCGATATACGCCTTTTACATACTCAGAAAATATAAGGTATTGCCGGATATGTGCAGCTATTTCTTTACCCGCATGCTGGACAATCAGAACGTGAAGGTAGATAAGGAGAAAGTAGAGAGATCGGTCAAGGAACTTAACGATATTCTCCTTGACATGTATGATTTCGAGACAAATAAAATAGATAGCTATCAAGCTCACGTTTGGGACGACGCCAAACAGGGGTATAAGTACGAGAAGCGCTACCTCATGGGACGCCAGCCGGCCTGCCTTGAACCCCGCCCCAAGCCCTTGTGTTTTTGGTGCGATTTCTCAATCCACAAACAAAACACATGTAGGTATTCATCGGATTGGGATGAGTCAAAAAGAGAGAATAAAAAGATTAACTTTATTAAAAAGCCTAGGTAAATATCTAGGCTTTAATTATATTTGTGTCAATAAATAAATGATTATGGATAAAAACGAAAGAGAAAAACAGGTATTGGATCTTCTGATGTCTAGAAAGGATATCAGGAAATTGGTAGAGAAATCAAATGAATGTTATTCTAAGATGGATTTCGTTGGCGCCATGAAATACCGGCAAGAGATAAAGGATATCGTAGATCGAGAATCTAAAATCATGTTGACAAAAAGTGAGTCTTTGATAGGCTTGATGAATAATGCTGATAATGAATATAAATTCAATATGCTGGTATGGCTACATTCCATGATGTGTATGGCGGATGTATTTAACGGGATATTGGAGGATTTCAAGGATGGGGTAAGAAAAGCCAATGGCAACTCCAAGTTCGTTAAGTTCGATAATCTGGATCGGTTAATGGCAGAATGTAAGAAGGAGATTGATTACCTGATGAAAGGCACAAGTAAATCATTCCAGATATCTTTTGCCGTAAGAAGCGATGAGCTAAGGGAGATGATAGAGAATATGGTTGGAGACAATATCCGAGAAGGGTATGACATATTCAAGGAAGAGGCTAAGATGACCAAAGAGACAGACAGGAGCAAGATAGAGGAATTTAATAAAAGGCTGGACCATGAGTAAATTTGATGTAAAGATAGGTGATATAGTTCATATCCAGATAGGGATAGGAGAGGTGATAGCCATAAGCAAGACCAAAGAGACGTTGATGGTGAAAATGGACGATGGTCGGGAGTGTGCGATAAGATTAGAGTACGTGAAAGACGTTTTTGATAACTACAGATCCAAATGATATACAGACTAAGACCATATCAAGAGGAGTGTGTTAAAAGTATATCCGATTACATAAACTCTGATAGACATGATCCAGTATTAGTCATCGGACCGGTAGGTTGCGGTAAATCGATCCTCATAGCAGAAGCGGCTAGATTGATGGGAGATAAGACGCTGATTCTCCAGCCGTCTCGCGAATTACTAATACAAAACTACTGCAAGCTTACATCATATGGCATACCGGCGACCATCTACTCCGCCTCCTGTGGCAAGAAAGAGCTGTCTAACATGATATACGCCACGTTAGGGTCTATCAAGAAGGTTGTTGGTCAGCTTAAGGAGATGGGAATCAGAAACGTATTGATAGATGAGGCTCACGCCGGATACAGTCCTGAGGATGGCAGTGAGTTCATGACATTCATGAATGAGCTGAAGCCGAGAAAGGTGATAGGGTTTACAGCCACGCCATGTAGACTTAAAAACATGTCGATAGGGCAGGTGTCATATTCCCAGCTTAATTTCATCACTCGTATGAGACCGGTATATTTCAAGAACCTAATCCATGTCATACAGGTGGAGGAGATGATAAGGCAAGGATTTTGGACACCTCTTAAATATGAGACATGGGATTTCAATGGAGATGCCCTTAAACTTAATTCTAACGGCTCCGAATATACGGCCGAGTCTATTAGTGAGGCGGTGAGAAAAAACGGCTTAAACAACCTTATTTTACGTCGGTTGATGGTATTAAAAGACGTATGCAGATCTATACTGGTGTTTATGGATTCTGTTGAGAGCTGCAATACCGCCGCCGAATGGATGAACGCAAAGATATGCGCTGGCATGGCGGAAGTGGTTCACGGAGGCACGCCAAAGAAACAGCGGGAGGCTATAGTCGAGGGGTTCAAGTCAGGTAAGACGAAGGTAGTGTTCAACTATTCCGCCCTCGGTACGGGATTCGATCATCCGGGTCTGGATTGCGTGATAGTAGGAAGGCCGACATTCTCGTTCTCGTCGTTTTATCAGTGGCTTGGAAGGGCAGTCCGTATAAAAGACGGAAAGGATAGTGCTTTGGTCGTTGATTGTTGTAACAACTCGTCAAGGTTTGGTGATATAAGGAAACTTAGTATAGAGAACTACAAGGGGTATGGATGGGGAATGTTTATCGGCGATAAGCTAATAACTAATATCCCGATGGGGGATAAGGTAACGAAAACAGATCTGGATATCAAAGCCGCCAAGAAAGATCGTAGGAGGGGGCTGGCGCAGGGCGTAACCGCCGCCCCTGTTCCCGGAAGGCCGGATCATCCCCTTGGATCTACGGTGATGACATTCGGCAAGTATTGTGGATGGATGTTTCATTCGATTCCAGTATCGTATTTCAAATTCATAAACGAGACATTTGACTGGGATAATGACAGGAACAAGGATATAAAAGAATACATAGATTTTTTAATCAAAAACAACAGATTATGACAGGATGTATATATCATGAGGCTGATCTTGACGGAGTAATGTCAGCGGCTATAGTAAAAAAGTATTTCAAAGGGGACATTGATCTTCTTCCTTACAATTACGGCAAGGAAATACCTGACGTGAATAAATATGATAAGGTATTTGTAGTTGACGTATCATTTGGAAACAGAACAAGATTCCTTTTCGATGAGTGGAAGGATAAAGGTACAGATGTCATATGGATAGACCATCATAAGACAGCCATAGACGATATGAGGGATTACGAGGTAAAGGGCAAGAGGCGTATAGGGACGGCGGCCTGTGAGCTTACGTGGGAATATCTTTTCGATGACATCAAAACTCCTAATGTGGTAGAATTATTGAGTGCTTATGATGTATGGGATCACGACCGGTTCGAGTGGAGTGATGTCATGGCGTTCCAGTACGGGATGAGGGGATATTGCGGTCTTGATGTAGACATTGTTAAGGATGTACTAGATAAAGCCGATAACAACTTAGTGAATAATATGATAAATAACGGGGAGGCTATAATAGAGTATATAGTAGAGAAAAACAGAGGGGAGATGAATATGTTCTCATTCGAGGCAGATATATTTGGATACAAGGCGATATGTATGAATACTACGGAGTTTAACTCCACCACATTCGAGTCTATGTACAATCCTAGAAAACATGATTTGATGATGCCATTTTGCTGGAACGGCAGATTCTTCAGATGCTCGTTCTATACCACCAAGAAGGAGGTGGATGTCTCGGCGCTGGCACGCAAGGCCAACCCATGTGGAGGAGGCCATAAGGCGGCTGCCGGATTCCAGCTTAGCGTGGAGGATATGATGGGATTTTTGAAAGAAAGGAGGATGTGATATGGTAGGGTTGATATTTATTATTATAATAACAGTAATCTCCTTTGCCATGATGATGGAGGGATGGAAAAAATATGATTCACTCAAATTCCATACGGGATTACTTGTGGCATGTATAAGTGTTATAATGATTTTTCCAATAATGCAATATAATATGGGGAATATGAAAAACGTGTACAAATTCAAGAGACTTAACGAAATGAAGCTAGACGATTACGGCTTCGGTTTGTTCGAGTACAATGGAACCCTTTATTTCAAGGAAGCGGAAGGAGAGAAATGCTTCGACGTAAGAAGCGGGAATGAGGTTATTATCGGGAAAGATAAAATTGTAACGGCCTTGGAGGATTGATCATGAGAAAACTTGACGACACCAACAGGACAAGGAAAAGGAGTGTACGGCACTCGTGGGTAAAGGCAGGCCCGGGGATTCAACGCTGCGCTATTTGTGGAATTACGAAGCAAAGCGAGTGGAGAGACGGGAAGACCTCGATTTGTGTACATCTATCATCTGGTGAGCTCTACTCTAAGACAGGCGAGACACCGGAATGTAGAGATTTGAGTGAGTTTTATTGATCTAAAAATATAGTTACCTATGAAAGAAGAATTTAGCAAATACGAAAAGGTTGTTTATGACGGTGAGGTATTTGAGGTGCTTGAAACTGCTGATCGTACAGGTCTAATGAAATTAGTCCCATTATTTAAAGCATCATATAAATATACTTGGGTTGACGAGGAAATGGTTGTATCATTAAACAGGGCTATTAAATTAAGGCTTATTGATAAGGAAACGGTCGATAAGCTTACGGATTATAGCTCTATCGGCGAGGGTCTATGTAATACCGATGAGTGGGAAGAGACAGACGCACCGTTCGTCGGGAAGGACGGCAGCGGGAAGAACGACCGGGCCGACGGCAAACTCCGGTGGGATCTCCTTCCTTTGGCTGAGATAGAGGACATCGTGAGGGTATATACGGAAGGCGCCAAGAAGTACGTTGAAAACTCATGGCAAGATATACCTGATGGATTCAATCGGTATTTAGGTGCGACCATGCGGCACTTAGTTGCTTATACGAAAGGGGAGAGATTTGATTCGGATACAGGGTGTATGCATCTTGCTCAAGTAGCATGGAATGCCATAGCGTTATTATATTACGATAAACATAACAAAGGGCTTATAGGATGGAAAAGTCAGGAGAAAGAATAGTAGATGAGATATTGATGGCTATCGATAAAAGAACCGGTAAATACGTTAATGTAATCAGGCGTACTATTGATGATGGCACTCCATTCTCGATAGTTAAGTACCTTGGTAAGAATCATAAAGAGCTGAATTATGATCGTGTAAGGCATCTTAATTTTGATATAGACATAGATTGGGAGTTGAGAAGATATCAGATCGTGAAGGATTTATTATCTAACAGTTTCGATGGAAGGAAGATGGGTGTAGATGAGATAGATAATGCTATATTTACTGCTGATTTGATTATTAACAGATTAAAAACTATTTGAGATGGTAAGAATTGATTTTTTCACGAAGAAAGACGCTGAGTACAGCGATTACATGCGATATATTATCGCCAACACATTACAGGAGTATGAGGGTGAGGTCACGTTAAACCAGATCCCGGAGAACAAAGCCACGGAGGAGGAAATATCCAAGTACGGTATAGAGGTATATCCTACTATCATCGTCAGCGGAGATAACATGGATGGCTTTAATAAACTTGAGGGGATGGTCAGAAAAGCTGATCTTATTAACGTCATGTCGTTATACGACAAGAAATAGGCTTATGACGATAAGGGATAAATATTTTGGTTGGAAAGATATATTCTTTGACAGGTTCGTGCATTGTTGTAATGAAAAAAGTGATCAACCACAAGGAAGTAATATACCTCTAGCCAAAATAAACTTCGATAACAAGACAGGATATGTGGAGGACGGGACTATTAATATAGCCGAGCTTCTTCAATATCTTTGGATAAATAATAAGGTCTATAAGTGTGAATATGCACCCATAGATATATCCTCTGTCTTGCAAACATTGATTAGATTGACCGAGAACGCTAAGTTCATATTTGACGACCAACCCGGCATACATGATATGATCCCATATAGAGGTTTTTTTATTAGAGATGATTTTTTACCCGGAAAAGATTATTCACTTGATTTGGATAAAATAGTGAGCGGGATGGGTGGATGGTATGGAGAGGATGAGGATCCATGTTACTCGATGTTCGTCAGTCAAGATCAGATATGGAACTTGAACCCGATATTGAAGGTATTAGCTGATGAGGGATCTATTCTAGCCAAGGAACTTGGGTATGATATGAACTCATATGTCAGCGATAATGGATACACGATATACAACCCATATCTGTCATGGATCAATCATTACTATCATTATTGCCCGACATTTAATGAGGATAAATTAAAGCCTTGGGATAGGGTGGAAGACAGAAAGAATAAATTCAAGATGACGGATAAGGTTAAGAGAGGCGCCAATAATTGGTATTATTCAGGCGGGACTATATCTTGTGTTGATAATTTCTTGGGGAAAGAATACAGGAAAAATCTCCGAACCTTCATATATCGTGGAATAGTATTCTTTTTAGATCGGATATGGCATACACCATTGTTTGAGAAGATGGGCGTGAAAATGAAATACAACGCTTATTATTGTTATGCCGCTACTTCCGGGATATGGTATGATAAGGGATTCAAGGAAAGACTAGCCAAGAGGTTTAACAAGTCGCTGGGCGGCGACGGGGAACTGTTCGGGGCTAACCTAGCCTGCATGGTCTGTGACCATAAGGATATCGATTGGGAAGCGCTTCGTCTTTGGCTTGACAAGTATGACGAGCCTACTGATAAGGGTATGGTGAATAGCCCTATCCAATTTATGTATTTATATTTATATTACTATTTTAACAAATAACTTAAAATGAAGAAGATAAATGACTGGGTTATAAGAACATTTGGGCTGAGAGGTTCATGGAGCTGGGCTAAGAAGCAGATGTTAAATGGAGCGATCATTAAACGTAAGGCCACTATAGGGACATATAAAATAGCCATTGATAATGACAAGAATAGGTTACTTGTAGCCACATGGGATCATCTAGATCAAAGTCCTGTATGGGAAAGGTGTCCGCATAGTTTATTAGATGAAGATGCGGTTGATTATTTTGTCACAGCTCATAAGGAATTATCATATGGAGGCATAAAGATCAGGATGAAAGATGAATTTAATTGTAACGATAAAATATCGAAAGCATGAAAAAGATTACCGATAAAGACGTAGAGGCTCTTAAGGCCGGGAAGAAGGTGACAAAAGGCTTTATCCATATGCAGTTGGATGATAAGGGGAGATTGAACATGTGGGCTGATATCAATATAACTGACAAATATAGGGATCTTGAAATAGACGCTAACAAATTGTTTGATCATGAGATTTTTACCGATAAATATGATAAGTTGAAAGTTATAAATATAGAACAATAAGGTAGAAAAAATGGATAAAATTATATTGGATGCTTGTTGTGGTTCCCGGATGTTCTGGTTTGACAAAAAGAATCCTTTGACATTGTTTGTTGATATCCGGGACGAGGAACACGTTCTTTGTGATGGTCGAGATTTAAAAGTCCATCCTGATCTTATCGCTGATTTCACCAATTTGCCTTTTCCTGATAAAAGCTTCAAGCTTGTCGTATTTGATCCACCTCATCTGCTTAAGGCAGGTGATAATAGTTGGCTTGCCAAGAAATACGGCAAATTGCCGGAGGATTGGCCAAGGTTGATGAATCAGGGTTTCAATGAGTGTTTCCGGGTGCTCGATGATTATGGTGTTCTTATCTTTAAATGGAATGAGGATCAAATAACCGTCAAAGAGGTTTTGAGAGCTATTGATCAATCACCTTTATTTGGACATACAACAGGCAGGAGTGGTAAAACCATGTGGATGTGTTTCATGAAATTACCTAACATTATAATATGATTTAAAAAGATTATGACAAAGAAACAGTTAAAGATCCCGTTTAAGGACGGGAGACCATGTAAATGGGTTAAGGATGTTCATGATGAGGAACGCGATAATTATGAGTTTGATGAATGCCTTGAAATACACGGATTCGTTCGTGGATGCTCTTCGGCTGTAATGATATTAAGACCGGCAAATGATCATGGGGAGGATTTTAATTATGCCAAAAGTGTCTATTACCAAGTATTCTTGACAGACAGCAAGGAAGTAATACAGAACATGATGCATGGAACCATATATGGTAAATGGACTTTTGTTAAGAGGGGAGAAAATTTTGGCATTAAATTGGTTAAGGTCTTACCTAAGATACATAAACTTACCCTTGATATGTTCGCAAAAGATATTTTTAGGTCTGAGAATAAATAAACAATTATGATATGTGAAGGTAAACACGAGCAAAATGAGACCATACGGAAGAATCAAGACAGTTAAGGGATCTTTATGGAAAAAGGATATACATCCACCGAAAGGACACAAGAATTGGTGGGAGGATATATGTGATCCTATACCTAGAAGTACCATGAAACTCAAATTTAAAGCACAATTACAGCAATATGATTATAAACAAGAAATGGTCAATGCCGAATAGCGAGACATTCAGCATAAAACCGATAAGGGAACTTATAGATAAATATCGAGAAGAGGGGATGGTTATAGTGGATCCATTCGCCAGAAACAGCGATATAGGGACGATCACCAACGATCTTGATCCTGAGACTAAGGCTATGTATCATAAAGACGCCACGGACTTCCTGAGTGATCTTGGCGATAATATAGCTGATATGGTACTATATGATCCACCATATTCCGCTAGACAGGTGTCCGAGTCATATAAAAGGCTTGGAGAATCTGTTAATATGCAAACAACGCAATCCAGCTACTGGGCTAGGCAGAAGAATGAGATAGCTAGGATCACCAAGAAGGGCGGGGTGGTCATTACCTGCGCGTGGAACTCCGGCGGTATAGGGACCGGGCTTGGCTTCGAGCAGCAGGAGATTCTTCTTGTGGCTCATGGGGGATGGCATAATGATACGATCGTTACGGTAGAAAGGAAGATGATGGATGGTATGCATGATAGTATCCCGATATTGATGGGAATAAAGAAACTGGATGATATGTCACCGAAAAAGCAAAAACCATGAAGGAACGGATTTTTACCACAAAAGAACAGGGGAGAGTGCTGGTTGAGGCCGGCCTCCCTATCTCCACCGCCATCGGCTTCAGAGACAAGTACCTTGACTCATTGCATTCTATGGAGGATGACGCTGGTCGTATAGGGTTGATCGAGGCTGTTACCCCGGATATATCCAATCCTGTTTGAGTAATCCATTGTAAAATCATAGAATTATTTGTATATTTAATATATTAAAATGAATTGATGATGAGTCTAATAAAGCGTTCATATAAATATCGTATGTATCCGAACAAAACACAAGAAGAACTTCTTGCAAAAACATTCGGATGCGTACGTGTTGTATGGAATGCTTGTGTTGACTCATTTAACTCATACGATAAAGAAACAAACCCTAATCCGAAATTCCCGACAAAGTCGGATCTTGTTATTGAAAAACCTTGGTTAAATGAAGTATCGGCAGCCACCTTGCAGCAGAAGCAACGTGATTTTATTGAGTTCTCCAGACAATACTTCAACAAGAACAGGAAAGAAAAACTCGGTAAACCGAATTACAAAAATAAACACGACAACCAGTCGTTTAGATTGCCGTTCCCGAAGTTTAAAATCACTAACAATAAGATCCGGATCGAAAAGATCGGATGGGTTAAGATTGTTATCGATCGTGGAGTTCCAGACAACGCTCGTTTTATCTCCTGTACCGTTTCAAAGAACCGTGCTGGTCAATATTTCGTATCAGTTCTTGTAGAAACAGAACAGTGTTACAAACAGAAAACTAGCAAAACAGTCGGAGTTGATTTAGGGATTAAGACATTAGCTACATTATCTGATGGGATTGCTGTTGAGAATCCCCATTTTCTTTGTGAGAACCAAGCGAAGTTAAAAAGGATGCAACGGCATTTATCAAGAAAGAAATTAGGAAGTAATCGAAGAAACAAATGCAGGCTAAAAGTATCAAGACTTCATCGTGATATAGCCAACAAGCGTTCATGGTACATGCATAATTTGACCACGATGCTGGTAAATAATTACGATGTTATCTGTATTGAGAATCTAAATGCTTCCGGTATGCTACAGAATCACAAACTTGCCGGTTCTGTATATGATGCTTCTTTCTCGATGTTCCGTAACCAACTTGAATACAAGTGTAGGTGGTATGGTAAAGAACTGATTGTTATAGATCGTTTTTACCCATCCTCGAAAACCTGTTCAAGATGTGGCTGGAAGAATAAAGATCTGAAATTATCGGATCGAACATTTGTCTGCAAAGATTGCGGCATGGAGATCGACAGGGATCTCAACGCAGCGATTAACATACAAGCCGTAGGAGTTGATGCGGCTATACGGACGCAGAGCAGCCGGGTTGCCAGTTGTGTTGAAGCGTCTAAAATGGAGTAGAATATCTTAATTATTTCTATGATTTTCTATGAAATTTACAACTATGGAGTGCGATGTTGAATACAAGACATCCCCTCCAGATGAGTACGAATACGTATATCCGTGATAACCAGAAGGAATATATTTTCATTTAAGCATGATTAATATTATTTTTATATTATTCATGCTTTTATTTTTGTTTAAATCTTACTTTTGTATCAACATTAAAAACCAGATTATTATGGATGAAAACAAACAAAAAGTCAATGAACTTACGATGAGGACATTGGGTTCTCATTATGGCGGATATACCTATGTAAAGGTAGGGGATCGTCAAACTGATGTAAAGATAGATTGGCAGCTATTGAGGGCTATAGAGAAAGGGGAGGTGGAGATAGACAACGAGAAATACCATCTATCCGGAATAGAGTACGTAGCTAAAAGATATCAGGATATGTTTTATGCAGGTCGTGATATTTATTATTTCAAGGGTATAGGAGGGCATGGGATGACCGATCTTCTTAGAAACGCTATAGATGATTTACTGGATACCATAAACAGTAAGGAGACTTATCGTAGCGCAGAGCACAGGGTGTACGCCCAAATGAATAAACTTACGGAAGCGGGAGCCATGATCAGCTTGGCTATAGAATTACTAACATCTAATATCCGTCATAGTTATGGAGAAATTAATTTTGAACGATATCCAAGACCTGTGGAGGTGGAGGGAGAAGATAAACATTGATGACTTCAAAGAGGAGCCTATGGGCGAGGATATGCCACTTTATTTCCCATGCGCCGTTGTATGGCATGTGGATTATGGTGAGCATGACGATAATAATTATATATGTTATGGATTTGTCTATGTAGCAGAAATATTAGGGATATGAGTGTTAAGAGACAGATATTTATTAATAACAAAGACATCGATGGGAAGATAGCTAATAATGCGACATTTGATTTCGATTTCAATGTTGACAAGAATATTCTTGAAAAAATAAAAGCAAAGAAGGAGAGCAATAAACTAAATACAAAAGATTGGGCGCTGTTCTCGCTTATGGTTTTGTTTATTTTTGCGATGGGAGTTGTAAGTGGATGGTTGGCGTTTAATTGTTTAGGCATTGGAGAAGATTAAGGAACATTTTAAAAATCAATAGATATGAAATTACTATTTTTCGATTTAGAGACAACCGGGGTTAAGTTTTGGAGAAACGGGATACACCAAATAGGAGGGATCGTGGATATCGACGGGCAGGAGGCTGAGAGGTTCGACATCCGCCTAGCCCCGAATCCTGCCGCCACGATAGAGCAAGAGGCGCTGGACGTGGCTGGCGTTACCTTGGAGCAGATACAGTCGTATCAGCCTATGGAAGACGGGTACAGGCAGTTAGTTGGTATATTATCCAAATACGTGAATAAGTTCGACAAGAGGGATAAAATGTATTTGGTGGGGTATAACAACGCCGGATTCGACAACAACTTCCTACGGGCTTTATTTACCCAATGTGGGGATAAGTATTTCGGATCATGGTTCTATCCTAACTGTATGGATGTATATGTTATGGTGACACCATTCCTGATGGGTGTAAGAAACGATATGGAGAACTTTAAGTTGATGACCGTGGCTAAGATCATGGGTATTGAGATTGATGAGAATAAACTCCATGACGCTACTTATGATATTGAGCTGACTAGGGATATATTTTATAAGATAATCAACAAAATGGATGTTAAGTTATGAGGGGAATTTTAGAGGCTATGCATGATTACCCGGATGAGGCGCTTGGGTTGTGTTTCTTTCTGACAGTGATTGTCTGGTTATTGTCAGGTGTATTTGAGAAAAAAGATGAATGATAAACTCGATAAGATACTGGATCTTCTAAGATCTCAAAATGAGATGATTAAGGATATTCACGATTATGTGAAAGAAGTTACCAGCGAGAAGTATATAGGAGAATCTAGAATGACAAGCTTTTCTATTAACTTGGCCGCTGATATACTTACCGAAGCCATTAGCCCTAAGATAAAAGGGATGATGGTGGATTTATTAAGGAAACAGGGATGGAAAACCGAATGAGACATGGGAACATATGAGAAGAAGGTAAATCAGTTAAAAGATTTGATGGTAAGGAAATACAAATCGGCTTACAACAAATCCAAGGAAATGGACATAGATATAAGCTCGATGACATATCTTCCGGAGCCAGACGCATTTAACGTCATAAATATTGAAAAAATGCATATTATTCTTGATCGGGTCAATAAGATCATAGATGATAACAAGGATAAGCTTAAGAATCCGACTTGCGCCACTTGTATACATCTACATGATCAGGAGTGGGCGAAAAGATACGGGAAAGTATGTTGCTCTATTTGGCAAGTTTGCGACCATTATATCAACCCTAACAGGAAATGTAACAGGAAGCAGACTACTTACGTAAGACGGCCAAGCAACAAAGCTTGTCCTAATTATGAGTATGGTGATGATAATTTTGAAAACAGAAGAAGATGTATAAAAGAAAAGAATACCCAATAAAGAGCTATGTGCCGATGCGCACCAACAAGGATAGGACGTGTGTCTGCTGTGGCGATACGATCCCAGCCGGCAGCAGCAGGATGATACCTAAGCATGCCAAGGCAAATCACGGTCTATGTTTCCCGTGCTTCAGGAAATGGAAAGATGTCGGAGGAGATCTTAAGCTTATGGACAACCCCGGAGATGCGAAGAAAGAGCATGTCATACATATGTCTAATATCCTGAAAGGGAATTGTGATATAATAAAAGGTCGAAAGCTTTACGTGGCTTTTAAAAAGGCGATAAACGGCGGAAAGAAGATCGTTATCAAATTTGACACTGATCAACCGATATCTATGTCAACAAGAGTCATGAATCCTTCATTCGGAGAGATTATGGATGAGTACGGCAAGGACATATTCCAAGGTAATCTCAAACTGGTAGATGTCCCAAAAAGAGTTAAAGACTTGATAGTTAACTATATAGAAAAATATCGTAAACTATGAACATAAGAACATTTATATGCATGATCTTGGCATTCAGAAGAATAGATCCTATACCTAAAAGCCTAGGATTTATGGTAAGTATAACATTATGGATGTCCATAGTATGTACAATATTTAACTTTACCATATTGATAATGAAATTAATAAAATAGACGATATGAAACAAGGAGACGTGATATACAAGAATGGTATGGAACTGCTATGACAAAGATTAAAGCAAGCATTATTATCCTATCTATTATTATGATAGGATGTAAGGATAAAAAAGAAAACAGTGTTGATTATTATCCTAAAACTGTTTATGTAGATGATAGGGGTAATAAAGCAACCATGTTGAATGATTCTATTTTAGTAGTATGCACATGCCTAGAGTACCCAGAGAAGTATAAAATGGAAGGGTGATTATATATAATTTTACACTAAAAATAGCATATAAATAGGAATTTATAAATATTCTATTTGTATTTGCGCTATGTATTTAGTGGAACAACATATAATTACTATTAACGATAAGAGATATAAGGATTTAGATCGAATATGTCTCTTATCCAAGAATCTGTACAATGCGGCTTTGTATATAATAAAGCAAGAGTTTCTTAGTACAGGTAAATGGATAAGAGCTGTAGATCTTAACAAGAAGATGGTAGCAGAGAATAACATAGATTATAGAGCAATGAGTGGATCATCCTCCCAGCAAGTTCTTATGGCTTTAGACAAGAACCTAAAATCTTATTTCTCTGCTATCAAGGCATGGAAACGTGATAATAAGAAATTTACCGGCTGTCCTAAATTTCCAAAATATAAGCATAAAACAAAAGGAAGGAACGTATTTTCTTATTCTTACGCACAATTTAGACATAGAGGAGATTTTATCTATTTCCCTAAGAAGGAAGGATTACCTCCTTTAAGAACTAATTGCAAGGAAGGAACTGTAAAACAGATTAGATTTGCCCCTAAATCCGATTGTTATGTCATAGAAGTTGTATATGAGTCAATTGTGAAAAAGCAACTTGATGATAACAACAGAATCATGTCTATTGATCTAGGTGTAAATAATCTTGCTTCTATCGTAACTAACGTAAGCAATAAACCTATTTTGATAGATGGGAGGAGACTTAAATCCATCAATCAGTATTACAATAAAAAAAGGTCAGATATTCAAAAACAATTAAAGAAAGTAAATGGAAAAGAAAATTCGAGACGGTTGATGTCCTTAACAAGAAGGAGAAACAACAAGGTGAAAGATTATCTTCATAAGGCGAGTAAGGAGATAATAAATACTTGCTTGAAGGAGGATATAACAACATTGATAGTAGGTCATAATGATGGATGGAAGCAAAATGTTAACCTTGGTAAAAGAAACAATCAGAATTTTGTTTCGATTCCATTTGAGATGTTTATATCAATGTTAAGATATAAATCGGAAAGACAAAGACTAAGATTTGTTGAAGTAAACGAATCTCACACGTCAAAATGCAGCTCTTTCGATTTAGAATCAGTAGGTCATCATGATACTTATGTTGGTAGAAGGGTAAGAAGAGGTCTTTTTAAGACAAGAGATGGTATTCTTATTAATGCTGACATCAACGGAAGTTATAACATCATGAGAAAAGTAAAGGGGGATGCAGCAATGCCACTCCATACAGGGTTTGGGTATAACCCGGTTAAGAAATTTATTAACTAATTATACGAGTGTAAACTTGTATATAATTACCAGATAAGATAAACAGGAAGAGACTTATCGGCAACACCTACCAAATATATAGGTCGATATTACATCAGTTGGCCATTGATGAGGACTGGAATAACGTGTATAGCGGTATTACGTTACCTTCAGGCGATATGGGGATGATTAAGGTGGAGAGGATTGACGATGATAAGAAGGATAATGATATTAAATAATTTACTATGAGCTTATTTGTATGCGCTAAATGCGGTTGTGTCGATAATACCGCCACGTCTAGTTACTGGATGTTGACAAACGAGTATATGGTGGACAAATTCGAGTATGCCAAGGAACTACAGCCGTACAAGGGCATGGGGCTGTGCAGCGAATGTGGGAGGCTGGCTACCAGCCCAGACGGACGTGATGTCGTGGTGCCCGGTAAGTGGCACGGGAAGTTCCCGAAGGAGAAAGCTACCGAAGAGCAGTTAAAGAAAGTAGGATATAAAAATTTGATAAGATGAATAAGGTAAGAAGAGGAGAGGTTAAAATATATAAAGGGAAAGAATACATAGCTATCCCTGAGATAGAAGAAAAGAGTTGTAAGGGATGTTGTTTTTACGACAAAGGGATTTGTTTAATAAATCATGCTAATGATCCTAATTGCCTTCATAGCGGCATGATCTGGGAACAAAAAGAAAATGGTATGAGCGATATCAAAGAAAAGGCTATTAAATTGGCTATAGAGGCCATGAAACCTATTCCAGTATATTCATCGCCATGTTATAGTATAAACGACAGCAGATCGCCCGAGGAAAAGCATGAGGAGGAGATGAGATTTTGTAGGGAGTTTAACGACCTAAGATGTGAGATGCTTATTGATATGGCTAAGAAAATAGAAGCATATTTATCACATAATTAGTTATCAGAGTTTAATAACTAAACAAATCAATAATATGGGAAAGAAATATTTTACTGATGCGGGAACCGAATGCACCCCGGAAGAATGTAAGCTGATTGAATCATTAAATAGATTAGCGAAGAAATGGGAGAAGGACGGCGAACGTCTCTGGTTGTATTCCGCTAGTGGGGTTCTTACCGTCATGATGCATGGTGATAGGGAAGACAATCCTATACCTGAGATGCTTCCTAACGCAGGTACAAATCCAGATAATATTATAACTACAATCTCAGGAATAGGTAATGATGGAGGAGATTGGTAATGATACGTGGAAATAAGTTATACATAAATATCACAAACCATTGTGATGTATGTTGCCCATTTTGTTGTATGAAATCAGACAGCAAAAAGCAATCATTCATGAACTTTGATACTATCCATAAAATCATGAAAGATATGGATGTGCCATATATCGTGCAACTAGAAGGAGGAGAGCCTACCACGCATCCGCAATTCTATTTATTCATGGAATATATCTCCACGCTCGAAAAGGTGGAAGAGGTCGTGATAGACACCAATGCCTTCACGATCGACAGGCATATCGACAAGATCGTCGAAATAGCGGTAAGGAACAAGAAGAGGATAACCGTGAAGTTATCCTACAACACCTACCTTAAAACTGTATTCAGCCATAGGTTTGTCATTAAATTCGCCAATTATCTCAAGAACATCATCTCGGCTTGTGAGTTTATACCATATGTGAATTTTGCCATAAACGTAAGAGGATATACCGATAAGGAGCTAGATACGCTTAAGGACGAATTACCGCAAGAGATGGTAGACATATCAAGCTTCCATCTGTTCAACTCCTACGGCAGGGCTGAAAATGACAAATCTCTTCCACCTTTGAGAATAAACGACGTGTATGACGAATGGCGTTGTTACGCTTCTGATGGCGAGTGTTTTGGACGTGATCTGGAAGAGAGGGCAAAACATGAATCTAAATTATAATAAAATGAATACATTGAAATTTCAAAATATACGAGAGAAGAGGCAAGAATGCTTCAATGTTGACGAATATACGTTTAATGATTTTGACTTTGACGGGAAAAGACGCAGGGTGTATTCGAACGTTAACCTAAGCATATTCACCGACGATTACTGCAACGCCAACTGTAGGTTCTGTGTTGCCCAACTTAGGTTCGAGAACAAGGGGAAAATGTATAAGAAAAGCAAGATAGCGTCTGATGATGAGTATCTGTCCAGACTTGATGATATACTTAACAGGCTTAGACCGCTTAATCCTTCGATATCAATCACAGGAGGGGAGCCTACAAAATCAAGAAGACTCGTGCCAATCCTGAGGCTTATCGAAAAATATGGCTACAGGAAAAGGACATTGACGACAAACGGGTCAGGCCTGTTCGATATCGTGGAGGGTAAGCCGATACTGCAACATATCACGGATAACCATTTCCAGCATCTCAATATCAGTAAAGCTCATTTTGACGAGGAGATAAACAAACGCATTATGCAATATGAGAACGGATATTGTAGCAACGATGATATTGCCCGTATAGCTATATTCGCTAAAGCCAACAATCTCCGTCCACGCATGAGCTGTTTACTGCTAAAAGAGGGAATAAATGACATGAATGGAATTATACGTTATCTTGACTATTATAATAGTCTTTATATTGACAATGTTATATTCCGTGAGACGATGGACTATGATGAGCAGGCAATGAAAAATCATGATAAAATGGCTTATCTCAAGAAGAACAAAGTATATCTGAATGATATATGGAAGTGTATTGATAAAGACAATAGATTTACCCCTGTAAAACAATTACTTGGATACTACTACTATGTAGAGGTATATAAATATCAAGGTATAGATATGGTGAGCGAAAGTGCAAATCTCGTAAAACTGTATGAGCAAAAACAAACTGCCAATGATGTGGTGTTTGAAATGATTTTTCATCCAAACGGCAACCTTAATGGAAGCTGGGTAGACAATGAGGATATATTACTTGCGTATAATCCTTATAAATCATAGAGATTTACCTTAGATTAACAGATAGGTACTTGAAGTGGGAGGACGATCCTATATCTATTAAATCATTCATTGATGGAATAAAAATTGTCAAATCAGAAGATGAGGAAAATTTGTGGAATAAGCAGAACCTCATCGTCTAAGAATCGTAAAACCATAAATATGAAGACAGCAAAAGATTATCAACAAGAGTTTAGATTAAAGGATGATGAGTTAGCTCAATTCGATGAGTTCTTAAATGATCCTAAACGTACATGCTTCCATGGAAAAGAATATTTAATATATAAAGATCCTGATCCAGAAGGGAGTTTTATAATAGTTGGTGTTAATTTCAGGATATTACCAGCCGGAACTCCTATAGTTACAAAAGATGGATCTGTAATTTAATGATGGGTAATTATATAATAAATTATATTTATGAAAAGTAATAAGAAACAAAAAGAACTGGAAGAAAGGTTAGCTTATTTAATAGATAAACCTTTCTTAACGAAAGAGGAACATGATGAGATGGTAAGAATTGGCAATGAGTTGCCAAAGTCTCCTCCTACTACGCTCTCTTTTAATATTCGCCTTGATAAAATGGCTAAATAATCACATATCATTTAAATTTTGAATCATGAAAAAGTGTAAATTGTTAATAACAGATTTAGATGGGACACTGATTGAGACACTGTCAGGGGACACACTCCCTAAAGGTATATGGGATATGAAAATAAAACTCTATGTGTTTGAGGCTATCAAGAACTACGCTCCTGATGATATACTGATCATATCAAATCAAGGAGGTATAGAAAAAGGATTCGTAGACAGAGAGATGTTTGAGTATAAATTCGATTACATATCAAACGCCTTGGAAGATTACACGGATATATCCGTAAGCGCTTATTACTGTGACAGCAATAATAAACGCAATGCCAATAGAAAGCCAAATATAGGGATGATAAAAGAGTATATGGATTTCATCGAATACATGAACGATGATGAAGATGAGGAAGAAAAGATCGTATATGATACTATCTTGATGATTGGGGACGCTTCCGGGAAAGAAGGACAGTTCTCCGACTCCGATAAGAAGACGGCGGAAAACTTCGGGTGCGAGTATATGGATGTGAATGATTTTGTGTATAAATATAATAACCGATAACAAAAATAAGAAGGATAGGGTGATGATCTCCTATCCTTCTATTATTATGTAAATCCTTTTTTGGATTACATTAAGCATCAATAGTATAACTATTTATTTATACCCATCTTTCTTTCCTTGTTATCAAACATTCCATGCAAAACTCAGTTATCATACATACAATTGTTGATCTTCCCTCAGTAGGGTTTTTACCATTTTGGGCAAAAACTTTATAATCAATATCTATTATCACCAGTAAGCGCTCTAATAGCCTTGCCTTTATCAGAATGATTACAGTGAGGGGCATCATATCGTGAACCGACCATATTTCTCAAAAACGCTCCTTTTCTTTCTTGACAATTCTTCCAGTTTAACAAATCCCTTTAATGTTATCATAACAGTCACGGCCTTAGCTTCCCAATATTCATCACCGGGATCAGATCCATATATAACCAATCCGGAATTACGGGCGGATTGATACGCTTCTATCCTACCTCTCTCGTTCCTAAAAACATATTTTAATTCCTGTAATAACGGATACATATTCTTTATCCCGATATAATATCCGAACTGCTCAAAATATTTTGATGATTCACGGATAAGAACACCTTCTCTTGGAATAGACCTTTTAAACATATCAATTACCGGTTCATTCTCCTTTATCGTATCTATAGCCGTATTTAATTCGGCTTGGACAATCTTCTTTTCCTCCTCGACCTTGTTCTTGGCTTCTAGTGCCAACATAGCTTCCTTCTCGGCCTTCACCTTGGCCTCATACTCATCAGCCCATGCTCTTGCGGCTTTAGCCGGATCAGAAAAGTCGGGGATGCGCAAACAATGCTTTCGATTATCCTCTAACTCTTTTAAGGCTCTCAGTTCTTTTTCTTTCTCTATAAAATACCTTCTGGCTATCTTTCCTTTATCATTATTTTCTACCATGCATAGCTCTTTAGCCATATCTATTAATAGCAGATAATCCGTTTTAGCAACTATCTGTGTATCAGACTCCCCCGTTTCGGGGAGTCTGTCATTCAGTAAGTTACCTAAATAATCATATTTTATCAACACAAAGTCTTGATTTTCAATAAAATCATATTTAGATATACGATCTTTTATCCATGACGTAAAATCCCTCCTTACTTGAAGAAACGCATGAAGGAATCTTGCGTCTACAACCTTGTGGTTGTTATTATCTACTACCGGTATTAATATGTTTAAATCCATTTCGTTGGATTCGGACGTCAAAATTCCACTACTATTCTTCGTGGAATCATGAAAAAGATCTACATTTGCATTCATGAATAGAATGTTTATTCCCATCCGTCCGGGATGGATAGATGGGAATGCAAAAATAGCCAATCAAATTGTCTTAAACAATTGACTGGCTATTTTTTTTATTGTCATACTATATCGGCTATCTTCCTCTATCAAAGTACCAATTAGCGTCCTCCCCGGACTCATCCTTATTTCTACCACCTAGAAAGAATCCCATCGTCATGCCGTTGGTCATCAACCAGTAGTCGGATGTCTGCTTAATATCCCTAGCCGTCTTGATATTATACCATTGCTTACCAAACGAGAACTTCATGAGCTGCCTCCATAGTTTGCTCTCGCCCTTATATACGCCGGTCTGGACGGTAGCGAACGGATCCCAGTTTCGAGGATCGGTGAGGTCGCCTAACTTCCGGGCGGTGACCAACGGATCCTGTAGCATGTCTATGGCGTTAAGCTCCATGAACGGGGATGTCTGGGAGGCGATCTCATTGATCGTCCTGAACCCGATGTAGGTAATGAACTGCCCGAACCAGCTATCCTCATTATCCTCCCTATATCCCATCAAAGCCCGTCCTATGGCCATCATCGTAGCGAATACCGCCATGTTGATAATCGATCTCTTGATATTGATCTGCTCGTAGGGGGTAAGCTTATCATACTCTTCCTTAAGCACGTCATATGCCTCTCCCATCCTGCCCTCGGACATCGATCCATAGACATTACCGGCCAGTCTCCATAACGTTCTCATATATCCTTCCTCAAACTGGTTGGTTTGGAAATTGAAACCGGCTTTCTTATACGCCCGCTGTACGGCCAATATAAACCATCCACGGTGAGGCAGCACCATATTAAGGATAGCGTTCCGGCTAGCCCCCACCCGGTTCTGCTCGTTCAAGGCGCCGTCACAGATCTGCACCATACTCCTTACCCTACTGGACAAGGTGGGTATATATCGGTCTATAATATCCTTGTTAGCCTCGTTCTTAGCCACGATCTTTCCATCCTTGACATCTACCATGTTCCACATAGAATAATCCCTTAAACGCTCCCAATCACGTTTAGCCTCGTTGGCGGACATATTTCTGTCTTTCATCATCATCTCCTTGAAATTGGAGTATGACCAGAACTGACCCTCGTATAGGCGGGTATCATCCATGACCGAGATAATGACCTGCGGATCCAACGGGGAGTTAAGAACCTCCATCATCTTAAACGGCAGGTCCCGGAATAAGGTTCTCCAGATCTTGTTATACGCCGCCGATCGTACACGGTTGCGGACATTGAATACGCCTAGAGCCTCTCCAACGACATATAATTTGTTAGTACGGTTTATATCCCCGATCTCCGACACGTACGTACTTAATTGCTTCTGAGCTTCCCCATAGGCGTATTTCATGGAGTCCTTGCTTATATACTGCCCTACCATACCTTCCAAAAGGAAGTTGGCCTGCCCGGTAAGGGCGCCGGTAGCCGCAACGAACGGGGAGAAGCCTAAGTTGGATTTGGATACGAATTTGGTAAACATAAGAGCCAGCTTATTAAGATCGACCTTATAATTACCTATATTCCATTCCGCCCGCTTATTGTTTATCCTGACGTCATAGATACTGGCGTTAACCCAATCTTGGAACATCCTATAGGCATGCGTCGCCTCTGGGTTCTTACCGCCGTCGTATTGCGTCTCCAGCATCATGTTCCTGTATCCCATGACATCATCCAAGGCCGCCCTCTTATACTTGTAAGCGGTAGCCTGCAAGGATAACATGGAATAGGAGTAGGCGAAGTCATGGGACACGTCGTTGGCGTTCTCCAACTTACTGAGATAGTATTTAGGGATCATACGATATTTGTTGTCGTTCTCATCAAGCCCTCCTAGGTCTTGTCCTTGACCGTGTATAGGATCATCCACCCTCTCGCCAACAATATCACGTACGGCATTGCCGATAGCCGCCTTCGGGTCAACCCCGGCCTGCACCATCCTCTCCACGCCGCCCTTGGATATTTGTGGTATCTGGTAGATATTCCTGAACCGCTCATCATAATCCTCCATAGCCTTACGGCTTATGTTAAGCAATTCTTTCCTCATCTCCCACTTATCCTTATTGATCGTAGCTTCCTCCCCTTCGTTGGTAATACCGTATTTCTTGAAGAAAGCCTCGTTCTTGTACTTATCGAACCTAGGCGTATGATATCCATAACCCAGATCGGGATTATAATTAGGATTACGGAAAGAACTCTCGACGTCGGCCTCATCAAGCCACTGGTTGTTGATCGTCAGGTCGATCATATTAATATCGAACCCGAAACGAGATACGCTCTCTTCCTTGGATATACCATTTTCCATCGCGTCAAAGAACTCCGATACCTTATACGTACCGTTATTTATCTTCCTGACAAAGCCAGAATACCCCTTGGGAGAGTATCTCCTCATATAAGGATACAGCCGGGTCCTGGCGTACTCAACAAGAACCTCATTAGCCTTACCCATCGCTATGTCGTTAGCTAGCTTATTATTGAAGTCAGGACCGTATTTCCTTCTCAAAAACGATACCTCCACGGTCGTCCATGACGGGTTCTTCCGGGATAGCTTGGAGGCCATCCGCTCCACTTGGCTGCGGGAGCGGGCGGACATATGCTCCTTGGCGAATTTAATTTCATCCATGCCCTTGTCGTATGCCATGGCGTCCCTTAGAGCGTTACGGTAGGAATCCGTGACTCCACTCTCCACCGTATCAGGCATATCCATCTCAATAGCCTCAGCGGAAGCGGCGGCATTAATGACGCTCTTAGCTTCTGCCAGACGATCATACAACTCGTTTATCTTCCTTAGCGACGCCGACCCGCGCAGCCTGTCGAAATCATATTCCCCGTATCTCGTGCTATCCCGGTACTGGATAAGCAAAGGCCTTAGCTGGTCATTGATCTCGTTTATTGTCGCCATCGCCTCCTCTACCTTCTCTATCCTTGATGATGATACAGATTGCTCCGTGATCTTATCAACAAGATTCTCGTAATAATCACCCTCCTCGGATCCCCACATATCCTTAGAGAAACCAAGATGACCGCCAGCTAGCAGGAACTCAAACGCAGCCTTGCCGCCCTCGGACCGCTCTATCCCACGAAGTATCTCCTTGAACTCGGCGGAAGCCTTACGACCCTCGTTGGTATTCCCGAACTCCTCGGCCCACGCCTCGTCCCATGCCTTGATCTCCTCGGACATCATCAGAGCCTCGGATCCCTCTTCCTTTGGTGTCCCATCGGAATACCACTCGCTCTTGGCTATAGCCCTGTCACGTAAAATATCCAGATAAGATCTCCAAGCTATAGGATCGGATTGAAACGCCTTCCAATCGACCTTCCCGTTCCTCACGAACTTATCCATAGCCACATACCGGCTCCTGCGGATACGGGTCATGAAATCGGACGTGGCTTGCGATACCCTACGACCCAGTCTTTCCTCGACCTTCTTATCAACTTTCTCGATCTTATCGTAATAAGCCTGCACCATAGGTTTCTCTCGGTTCTCATCCAACCACCTATTTATCGCGTCGAGATATCGTTGCTGATCCTCGAACGTCATGTCCGAGATATCGAAATTCTGGGTGGTAGGCTTGAATATATGATATACCTCCTTAGTGATAGGCTTATCCCCGTCATATCCTACTATGTCGTCACGGGTCTTCACCTTAAGACCTCTATCGGATAGAAGAAGATCAATAAGTTGTTTCTCGGTCTTACCCGTAACATTCTTAAGATCATATATATCGATAATAGCCTTAGCCTGCTCGGTCCTGTATAGCAAATCGTATTTAGCGAAATCACGGGACGAGTCAAGGTAATCCGAGTTCTTCCCATTTATCTTCTGTATAAGATCCTCATTATCCTTTATCCCCCACCCACGCTCTTTCATCATCCTAGTCATCTTATTGATATTGGATATACCCTCGGTATGGGCTTCATTATGGGCCTTGGCTAGACGTTGGCCTAACATACCTAAAATAGCGTTACCACTATGCTCCAGCGTACCAAAGAACCGGGACATGACATTGATATCCTTATGGATGTTATTTATCAACTTCTTTATCCCATTCCAATATCTTTCCGGGATATTAAACATCCTGAGCTGTCCATCCAGCCAGTCCTCATTACGATCACTTCGAAGAGCATTTATATCAGACATGGATGTCTCAGCCATACGTAATATATCATCCATATCCTCTACCATACCAACCTTATTGCTGCCATAATAATCAGCCGCCTGATTATTGACGAATCCACGAAGGTTCCTGATCAGAGGAACTATCTCCCCATATACGTTATCGATAACCTGTATCGTCTCATAATCCAATCCTTTTCCGCTCTTACGTAGGCTACTGGCGACAGTGACCAAATACTCCACCTCAGCCTTGGCGGTCGCTATGACGCTCTTGGTGGATAATAGGTTGTTATTCTTATTTAGCTCACCCCCGACTTGTCTTACCTTCTCGCCTATATCACGTAGAAGGGAGATACTCTCACCGATCCTCTGGCTTTGGCTTGACCTCATCCTCTGCAATCTGGTATATAGTCTTTCCAATGACCTACCGTTCTTGATCAACTTATTAGCCACGTCAACATCCGATAATGAGTACATGAGATGGTCGCTATCCTTTAACAGAAGCACGTCAAATGCGCTTGGATCATCAGCTAACGCCGACTCCTTTATCCTATCAAGAACCTTATTCAAGTCTGATCTTTGGGTAGAGAAGAAATTCCTTATAGCCCGGATTATCCTGCCAAACAAGGAGAGCTGGGCGTCCTCGGACGAGGCCAGATCCTCCACCGCCTGTTCCATGCCCGGCACGAACCGCTGGGCCAACGTCTTGCCTAGGATCTCCCGCTTCACCATCCGATCCAGTTCCTCCCCTTGGTATTCCTTCCCATACACCTCATAGTAACGACCGGCGAATTGATTCCATAATGGCGTGCCGACAACAGAGTCCAGAACCTCGTCAATCTCCTGTTGGTTACGGTAAGTATCGATCAAGAAATGAGCCACCTCCTCATTAAGATCCTCTACCGTAGCTCCCTCGGCCAAAGCGATAACCCCATTGGCCATATCGGACAATGCCCTAGCCGAAGGCTCGACACCATTACGCATCTTATACTTATCCATATATTCGGACATACCCATCACACGGATACCTAACGTGGATAAGATGTTGGTGATATCAGTCCTGTTCTGAAGATCCTCCGCCTTCTCGTTCTCAATAACCCCACGGACATTACTTCCGTACAAGGCGTTATCCTCCATCATCAACGACAAGGCTAGCTCCATGAACCCATCATACTTATTATTAAGCTCCTCGAATTTACCTTGCCTTAACATGCCCTTTATCTCCGATCTGCTTACCGTAACCTTCTCCCCTGATGTCATGATAAGATCAAGATCGTTATTTACCTCCGTATCAAAACCGATGGAGCCTAATACGTTCATCTCAGAAGACATACTACCAAACCTGTTCCTTAGTCTAGACAAGGCGTCCATAGCGTTATAGATCTTAAGACCATCAGAGTTGCCGGCTCCGGTAAGATAATACCTATCCCCTAGCCTTATACGTTCCCCACTCAACATACCTTTCTTGATAAGGTAATTAACAAACCCTCCACGAGTGCTTACATCTGAGTTTGAGCTAATACCAAGGACCGGGATGAATGACTCACTGTTATTAAGGGTTATGGAGGAAGAGCCAAAGGAGATATCAGCCGTACCGGACGGGACGTCGCTCTCCTCGACACTGCCGGCCAAGAACCCGGCCTCGATCCGCCCGCCGGACGAGCCTTTTATGGCGTTGGCGTAAGAGTCGTATATCTTGCCGTCATCCGATTTAAAGAACAGGCGAGGCTCACCGGAATCATATACCAATCTTGAAGATGGGGGCGTATAATCTTCAATATCATTTAACGGCAAGACATTACCAGAAAATATGATCTCCCCATCTATATTTCCGCCCTTCACCCTGATATTAGGTCGTTGACCGGTAAAAGCGCTTTCCACGGCCTTCCATAACATATGGGCTGTCTCCTTAATATCTATATTCTCCCTGATAGCCCTTATATCATCCCATGACGCCTCTTTCAGTATCGTATCGCCAATATTATCCTCGTTTATGGAATCCAGATCCACCTCCTGTACCGTAGATGTATCTACCACAGCCATATCATTGACATCACCTACCTCTCCGGAGGTAAGATAAGCCACGACATTGTCGCTATTCCCGAGACTTCTGGCCAACGCCGGGGCATCCATATCGCTTATGGCGGACAAGACCTTGGCTGACATAAGCTGCCCCCACTCGCTAGCGTTAAGTTTGGCACTTATGGATCTGGCGGCCTCCTTATTCCTTGACACGGATCTAGCCCAGTCACCGAACTTGGACCTGAACTTGTCGTTATAAATAGTCATATAAGCCTCAGCCGCCTTATCAAGATCACTTACGGCTGCTATACCCGCTATCTTATCGAACAAGGTGGATACCTCGCCGGAAGGGGTCAAGACACGGGTTATCTTACCCTCCTTATTCCTTTTAATTACGCAACTCGACATAACTTCATGTTTTTGACAAAGATAAACAAAAAGCCCCCACAAATAAGCGGAGGCTGATATTCTTATATTCCTTATAGAATTTATGACTTAATCCGTATTCTTACTATTGATGAACTCACTAACGCAATCACCAGCAAAGCCGGCTATATATGCTGCGTGTTCATCCTCTCCAACCTTAAAACCAAGAGACATATTACAAAACTGACATACGCTCATTGCTATATGGAATGACTCGTGACATATATTTCTCATTATTAAATCATCGTCGCTCGAAAAATTCCAAAGTATGGCGAATTTATCGTCATCATCCCTATCCCTTACCAAATTCACGAAAGACGCCTCCTTGTCCATATCATCCTCATCTCCCCATTTCCCCTCGTGTTCAGGCTCCATATTTTCGAAACGATCACACAATGTCTTATAATCCAACCCAACCGTGATAATCAACTTCAACGGATATATCACGAAATCAAATTCCATCTCTCTCATAATTTCTTTAATTTTTCTATAACCTCAAAACACATCTTACACTCAATCCTACGATACAACTGCCTTACGCCATCTATCGTAGTCCAATAACGACCACCCTCACGGTGCAGGAACTCGCTCATAACCTTAGTGTCAGCCACATCATGTAGGTCGTATGAGTCAAAACATAACTTACATATATCGTCAAGATCAAAATAAGTAACCTTATTATACGATATACAACGGATTTGTCTCCCATCAGGAATCTGAACATCGAAAACATCTATCTTTTCCATATTAAAAACAGAGGGATGCCGATCCCATCACAGACCGGTATCCCTTATAATAAATTAGCGACGAAAAGCATGGTGATGGACATGCGCCACAAATGTAATTACAAAATTCGTAAAAACAAAATATCAAGGACAATCACCTATGCATTCGCACGGAGCATCGCTTTTCAAAACCCCATACACCCGATTGTCGCTAGTCAGCCATCGTTTGCCGTCGCTCGTGATATAAGCCTGCCGGCATCCCTCCTGATTCACCGTGAGCGTCTTCTTAACACCTTTTGGAGTTGTTATCTCCAGCTCAAGAGTCCGATCAAGACCGTTGTTCATCACCGAGCCAAAGGAAACGGGGGCGCTTCCGGCCCCGGACCCCGGACTGACGGTCAGAGGCTGGTCCGTTACCTCGCCTACCCCGTCCTTCCAATTAATATTCAAATCATTAGCCATAGTTGTATTATTTTTGTTCTATTGCAAAGATAGCAAAACAAATAAACCCCAACCGGCTTTAGTCGATCGGGGTCTGAGTAAGCGAAAAGAAACTGATTATCGTCCCATCATTCTCAATACGGTTCTAGCCGCAGCTTGCGCCCATGTCCAGCTGTCATTAGATGTTACGTTAACCGTCTGTTGAGTACCATTTACATCCAAGTTAATAGTCTCCTTGTCAAGCTCGATAGTAGAGTCTCCAGCGGCTTGCGTTACCGTCACGTTGGCTGTCTGGCCACCAGCGGCAGTTACCTTCAATGTAGCTGTCAGTTCCTCGATCGTGACGTTGGCCGGTACGTTCGAGATCGTGATGCTCCAAACGAACTCGCCAGCGGCTCCGGGATCGTCGGCGATAACCGCTCCGTTAGCCGTAGTCTTTCCAGCCGCCGTGTAGTTAGCCGGGAGTTGTAACGTAAGCCCATTCTCCTCAGCCGGCGTGACCGCGAACGTAAGCTTAGTACTGTTGGACTTACCGGTGATGGTAACATTACCGCCTGTCTTTTGTACGGAAGCGTTAGGGCTGTCTGATCTTACCACCTCAGCAGCCGCTGCCTGATTGACTACCAACGCCTTCTTAGCCCCGCCGTTCGTGGTGACCGTAAGGTTGATAGTGCGTTGAAGACGACCGGTGTGTTTCTCACCGGAGAAATTAACCGCCTGATCTCCTGATCCTGATACCGGGTCGACGGTTACGAAACCGAATTTTTGTGATGCCATACTTAAATATATTTATAAATGTCATTTTATTATGCCAAAAATAACTTGTATCATATCACAAGCCAAATATAGGGGGGGGGTAGATACGACTAGCCCTGTACAACCTCAACATACAACCCGATCAAGTCCTTTAGATTATGACTAAGAGGAGTTCCGCTATCCCTAGTACACTTATATACATCAGCGTTCTGGATGTAATATTTATCCTTGAATATCTCCATTGGAGGGAAATACGGGATAGGATCCCCTATGGTCCCGGCATGCTCCTTATCAATGACCTTGTATAAGGAAGCCGTATTTAGTCCGGGTTCCCATTCCGCTGACAACGTATGTGACTGAATAACCTCATAAAGGATATCCGTATCGTCCTTAACCACCCTGAGGCAGAATCCGGCATCCACCGACAACCCGAACTCCGCCCCTTCTTGTCCCCATATAGGGAATAGGACCTTAATATCCAATTTCTCGTTAGAAGATAAAGATATGGTCTTATTATTAACTACCATCCTAGAGAATTTGGCAGCTACTTTCTGGGGATCAGAAGCGTCCTTCTCCTTCGCCTGTTGCTGGATGTACGCCGTGGTAACACTTACCTTATCGGGATAGCCGGACTGAGCGTCAATAGCCCTCACCTGCTCTACGGTAGTGGCTAAGCTTACTTCCCTCTGTTTGGCTCCTAACGCCGACATAAGATCATTATCATACTTATCCATCATCCCGATCAAGATCTTGCCTTCCGTTATATCGAATTCCAGACCCATGATCGTTATCTTGCCAGCTATAGCCCCATCAGACAAGGCGTTACGTCTATCATGTTCAGGAATATAGATATTCTGATCATCCAAGAAGAACTCATATAGATTTCCGGTCTCATAAGTTCTTATCTCCTCGTATTTAACTGATTTCTCCTCATTAAGAAGCCTTGACTCATCCAGCTTAGCCTCGATAATCTCCTTGACAGTAGCTTTAGGATTAGCCTCCTTGAACGCCAGTTGCTCCTCCCCAAGCTCTATCCATGGGGCGGGAATACCTTTGGAGTAATCATCATAACTATAGCCCTTGGCGTAATTATCGTCAAGAGGCTCATCTTGAACCAACATCTTGGGATATATCTCCCTGTTTATATATGTAAAACTCATAGCTTATTAATCTTGTTCTTTAACGGCGATGCTATACTTGCCTGAAGCGTAACACCAGATATTTATCTCGAAAGGCTTGTTAGCCGTAGTGGTTATAGAAGTTCCGCTCATGCTGACATAATCCCCGGAATTAGGTATCGCTTGGGTGAAAGCCGCTGAGGGGACACACCTGATCATCAGCTCCTCCCCTATCTGCATCCCTGACTGCACGGATAGGGTGGTAGCGGCTGATAACGTAGCCGTGATACTTCTCTTGCTAATAGGCAGGTGAGCTAATGTCGTGACCGTATTAACTCCTATAAGCCTGTTCATGGTCTTCTTGTCAGCCGCCGCCATCAACCCGTTAGTAGACTCGTTGGCTACGGCGTATGTCGTGTTAGGAGGTGTAGCCCAAGTGCCATCTCCACGCATGAAACTGGATGTACTACCATTAAGCTGTCTCAACAAGCCGTTAGCTGTAGTAGAGGCCAATCCGTATGTGGTATCGGTAGGCACTACCCACGTTCCATCGCCACGAAGAAAAGATGCCTGCTTGCCAGCGGCTGGGGCCGGTACCAATCCCGCAGCACCAGCCGCCGAGGCCGTAGCCGCCTTCATATTGGCGTAGGTAGTATTCGTATCCTTATAATATGGGATACCACCGACAATAGGACAAGCTGTATATCCAGAGGCGCTTGTCACGGTACTGCCGTTCTTGACCAACCCCGTGGACCCGTTAGCTCCTACAACACCATACGTTGTATTAGTATCCGTCCAAGGCACGTTGACATACATCTTACCATTTCCGTCAAGAGCTACCGGATAATTCTTCCCATTAGCTGAGTACCCGATCTTAACAAGACCCAGATTATCGCTTGTGGCCTGTGAGTATGTAGTGTTATTGTCAGTCCAAGGAACATTGACGTACATCTTGCCATTAGCCAAGAGCACAGCGTAGTTCTTTCCATTAGAAGCATAGCCGATCTTAACCAATCCTAAGGTGTCGGCCGTGGCTTCATTATACGTTGTGTTATTATCCGTCCATGGAACGTTAACGTAAGCGTTGCCGGACGAATCCAGTTGCACCTTATAGTTCTTCCCGGAAGTCGTATATCCCACCTTAATACCGCCAAGAACGGTAGCGGAGGACGTGGGAGGTGTGAAGGTACTTGGTTTGCCCGTAACCCCTGACCAAGGCACGGAGGAAGCCTGACTGGCCGTGTAAGGCTCATACCCATCCTCACTGTTTAATTTAGACTCGTCTTTTATCAGATACATCTTACCTGTAGACGTGACCTTTACCGTATCACCACTTTGAGCCGTAGCGGTGGTAAGGGCGAATCTAGCCGTATCATTAGCTACCACGACCAATCTCTCCAAAGCCGCCTTAGGTAACCTATCTATGCTGATGGTTCCGGACGCGATCTTAGAGGCATCAAAATTGGCCAATGTCGTGGAGATAGTTACGTTGTCTCCGAAGTCCGATGAGACACTACCGGTAACAGCCCCGGACAGCGCTATGGTCCTAGCCGCCTGTAATTTCGTGGCGGTAGGGGCATTATCCGTCTTAAGAGCATATTTGGTAAGATCAATATCATTAGCCTTATCCAAAAGCTGATCTATCTGCTTACCATTGTATTTACCTTGAAAATCTTCCATATCAAACTTATTTTTTGCTCAAATATAGTTATATACATAAATACCAAGAAATCGAGGGGGGGGGGAGATACGGGTAAGTGTCAAAAACTGCCGTCCCCGTGCAGGAATCCGCTACGGAATATAATAGCCTTGTCTTTAAGTTTCTGGACAGACTCCCATTCCCATTCACCCTCACAAGGCTTAACGACATACTTATTCCCCCATGTCTTAAACTTCCTCTCTATAACAAACATCTCTGGGTCTTTTAAGACATGGAAGATACTTCCAACAGGGAAATACTTATCAGTTCTCAATATAACTCGATGATGTCTCTCGTCATATTCAGGATCGCCTACGATACGTGCCTTATAAAACTGGAAATCATTTAACGTCTGATCCACTGGCTCTATCCAATAATACCCCTTACCCATTGCAGTTTGTATTTAATTATCTATATTTGCGGTGTAGTAACTCATAATGTTTTAAGTGATTTTCAACCAAAGGGGGAAGGGTGTCCGTGAGGATGCCTTTTTTCATTCCCGCCCTCCCTCCCTCTGAACAAAAGATCTACCTCGAACAAATGTAGCTATAATAAAGTTACGGGCAAAAAGAAACCCCATCGGTATTCTATCGCCGACAGGGTTCTTCCAACGTTGTATCAAATCATATCATCTCACTCCATTTGATTGTGTCACCGACGAAGCACCGCACCGCCAGATACCTTACGAACGCCGTCCCTTCCGGGGCGTCAGGGTCTTCCAGATAAGCCAAGACAGCCTTGACTATTTTCTGGTCGCAATCCAATACCTTAGGAAAGTAGTCGCTATAGAACATAGCGAACAGATATTGGATATCTCCCCAAGTGGCGTTATCAGGTTTCTTGGCCCCGCATTTATCGAACATCTGCTTAGCGTCCTCCATCGTCCATCTTCTCTTGGACCCATCGGCGTTAAGCATCTTATCAGCGGCCTCCCTAGCCAACTCCTTGGAAAAGTGATATCCATGGGTGTCTATATACCGCTTATAATCCGGGTCGTCAGCGTCCGCTCCTCAGTAGTAACGACTCCTACGTCCCCTGCGCATATACGGTTCGGTACCTTCGTACTCGTCACGGATGCCACGTTCACCGAACCATCCCCTGCGATACATCTCATCCTCTCGTTCATGGAGTCTATCACGTTTCTCAAGCTCACGCTCATCACGTTCCAGCTCCCTCTCGCGCCTTTCGAGATCACGCTCACGGCGTTCTAGCTCATCCATCCTACCGTCATGCTCCTTGCCATAATGGTCATATATTCCACCACCATAACCCATGTAAGTCCCATCTGAACGTCTGCTACGTCCACGGCCGCCTCTGCGATCATAGATCTCATCATCATATTCCTCTTGGCCGTTGCCTAAATCTATAACTCTCATATTAACCTAATTTTTTAATTAACAACTCTTTTAGCTCATCGAAAGAGGATCCCATCCTATCGACTTTCTCCTCAAGATTCTTAATCTTTCGGTCTTGATCCTTAGTCTGCTTAAAAGCCGGATTGATTTCCTCAAGGATCGAATCACAAGCCTCTAGCGTTCTCCTATGCTTATCGATACTATCGAGAATATCGGAGCTAGCTCTCTTAGCGGCGTTAAGCTGGTTCATGATCGGATCGACCGAGCAGGCCAAAGTTATGTTATTGGACATAGCGACATCCCTACCCTCCGGAACGACGTAGGTCATGGAGGATCCGTTTATCTCCACGGTAAGGTCTATCACCCTATCCTGTAGTTGCTGATATTGCCCCATCTGACCCATCTGGGGTTGCTGGAACCTAGGCTCGGACACGTTAACCACATTCCCCATCCTGAACACCGGAACATCGGACGTATCCAGCGTATATACTTGAAATCCTTTCTTTAAGTCTCTAAACATATCTCGATTTTTAAGCGGGAGGGAATACCCTCCCATTAGACATCCAATCTAACCTATTCCTCACCAACAGTCGTCTCCGACGCCGAGGCGGAAGTTGTAGGCACACAGCAATCCATGAGCCTCAATACACCCCTTACCTTGTTGAAATAAACAAGGCGTTCGGTGTTGTTAACCATAGCCGCTCCGGTCACAGCCACGTTGATCGGATTCACCACAGCCACGCCGGTTACCGGGCAGCATGTGTCATCACCTACCGTGGATACGGTGCTGTTCGCTGGAATAGCTATCTGTACTGGCAATGTCTCGCCTGTTGTCGGAACCACCTGCCGGATTTTCAGCAGCAGAAGGCCCTCGCATGGCAAGGACAGCCATATCCTTGGGTTGATGCCGAAGATGGTGTTGGTAGTAGTCACTACCACGTTCTTCGTGACCAACTCATAAAGAGACCCTATTTTAGAAACACAAGCCATAATAGCCTCCTTCCTTTATAGAGTTAAATAGCGGCGTTTCCGTTGTTGCAGCATCCATTGTTGCACCCACATCCGTAATTACCTCCATAAAATGCTTGACCCCATCCATAAGTCTGGTAAGGAGAGCATGAAGGATAAGCCGGCACAGGGGTAGGTCTCAACTGGTTGATCAAATTCTGAGTCTGTTGCTGAGTCAACGCGGAAGCTTGGTAAGCCGACCTTTCATCACGCAACTGATTGATCGTATTCTGCATCTCACGCATTTCCAATTGACAGAATTTATCATTAATCAAGGTTGTTTGAGCATCAATCTTAGCGCTCAAGATATTGAACTGCGTAGTAGCCTGCTCACGATTGTTTGTCAATCCTTGGTTGATGTTACTCTGAAGAACATTGGTTTGCTCTAACGTCCGTAATTGATTGTCAAAGCCTTGCTGCGTTATCATATTTTGAGTAGCGCACGTGCTTTGGTTGATCAAAGAACTCAAATTGCAGCAGCAGGAGCTAATCTGGTTACCGATCTCACATCCTTGTTGCTGTACGGCGTTAATAACAGCCTGAGAAGTCATACCTACCTGACCAGCTACCTTATCGATAGCGCCTTGCACGTTACAGATAGCGCTTTGCAATTGAGTAGTAGTACAGTTCAAGGCGTTAGCGATCTGCTCGATAGCGCTTCTGTTACCTTGGATAGCCTGCATCAATAGCTCACGGCCATAGTCGTTGTTCAATTGAGCCGGAAGACCGTTAGCGCAACAATCATTTCCATTACCACCAAAACCATTCCCGAAACCACGTCCGCCCCATAACCAGAATAGGACGATGATCCACAACCACCAGCCGTTAGCCCCTCCGAACTGGTCTTGGTTGTTACGACCGTTCATCAACGCAGCGACTAAATTCGGATCCATCTTATTACCACCCAAGAGGCTGGTAAACATACCCGGAATCATAGATAATAAACCATTAGCGGCGCTACCGCTCCCGGAACCCATGCCGTCTAACAGCACGATTTTGTCTCCACTTGTACCCATGTCTATTTATTTTTGAATTAATAATAACCCCACCTGATAGTGGGCGTTACAAAGTTCAAAAATTAATAATCCTAGGATCGTGATATATGTCATCATCAAAGCACGTCATGTCATGCAATTGGTATTAATAAGAACCGGTACAAGACAAAAAATCCGGAACGTATCACTACGGCCCGGATTCATGCAAATCTATAAATTCAATGTTTCAATGCTCGAAAGAAAACGTCTCACGACGTCAAAGAGAGATTAACTACACGAAAAATCTCGCATCAACTTATTTGTATTAGCAGTGTATTCATTAACTATCTTACTGGATGAGGGATTATCCTCTATCCTTGACAGGCGGTTATCGTCACTCCTTACCGTAACGTCACCCATCCTTCGTACCATGTTTTCTTGATATGATGATGGATCGGAGTATATAAGATCATCAACGAACCTGTATATCGCACCATCAACCGTCTCACCTACCTTCTCATATAAACCGGATTGGAATGACACGAAATCATCATACCTCCCACGAGCCAAGAACGAACCGTCCGATCTCGCCTCGACGCCGCCGTTGACCTCCCGGAGCAGGCCCGGATTCCTTTGGTACAGATACCTGTAAAACCCGACATCCATCATCCTATCCTGACCATCCAGATAGAAAAGGTTTCTCATGCTACTGTCACCGGACTCGATAGCCACGTCAAACAGAAGATCCCTTACCTGACCTTCCGGCAACGACATCTCCATGCTTTTTAACGTACCTCTGTCATGGTGGTTCAAAGATACATTATAAAATCCATTAAAATCAAGGAAACGTAAGACATTATTATATAAATCCGATTTTTTTAACCTTTCCTTGATCTGGATCTTCCTCAACGATGTACAGGATTTGATAAAATCCCGATCCTTTCCCTGCCTAGCCTCGTATCTCCTGAACTCCCGATCAATATCGACATCATCCATCTTAGGGGTTACGGGATGCTGGTATATCAATCTGGTAAGGATCATGTTCTCGGTATTCGAGGATGAGATGTTGGACATAACTAGCTTCTTTATGTTATCCTTGACCACGCCAATATCGGAACGGGAAGCCCCGGCGGGGACCACGCCAGCCGGCAAGTACGAGGGCCGCTCTATCCCGATATCGGCCAACATCTCATAGGCCTGATCGGTGTCGGTTATCGGAGCCGTGTTATGGTACGTATTCCTACCCATATACAACATGCTCCTATCATACATATCGGAAGGGGATGTATTCCCGGACCTTACATACACCATCCTATCCCCAGTAGAATAAGTATCCTGAACCTCGTATATCGGATTCCCTTTCCCTGTTATCCTATCAAGATCGGAGATAAAGCTATCGTATACCGAATTGCCGGCCTGTATGGAAGACAACATGACGTCCAGCGACGCCATAAGATCACGGATATCCTCAGGTCTGGATATAACCATCTCATCGCTGATCGCCTCGCTTATATCCACGCCCATGTCGGCAAGATCCATGGCTATGTCATGCAGACGTCCGGCAACGTCCTTGATGTCCTTAAAATCATCCATATCGATTATCTCCCCAACCTTATCCCTTAGACCCTTCATATCCTTAGGCATACTGATATACGGTATGGTACTATTGAAGTACGAGTCGGTAATCGTATTTCCGTCCTGACTCCGAACCTCCATACGGGTCATATTACGATATGTGTCATACATCCGATCTGCGTAATCCTGATCCTCCTGATACCGGAGTGCCAAGGAAGGGTATGGGATGGAGGCGAAAGCCTGATCGAACTCCCGGCGGTCACTGATACCGCCTACCGCCTTCATGATCGTATCCCTTACCTCTATTGGATTCAAGCCCCTTCTCTTTCCTAACGAGTCATATGTATCCTCATATATCATATAATCATCACCAAGGCCTGACTCGGAGGACAGGAAATACATATCCTTCTCATTAAGATCCCCGTCAGACATAAAATCGACAATCCTCCTCATCATATCCCTTACCCGCTCATACTCCGATCGGTTAGTCATGATATTATCAATCTCATCAGCGTCATACATCCCAGATCGCTCAAGATTGTACCTATTGAGGAATATATCACCGCCGGAAAGGAAGTTAGATACGATCATATCATTAAGATCATTGATATTATCAACACCCAAGGAAGTAAGAGTATTATTAATATCCTTAACCTCATCGGCCATGAAATTGCCGGCGAAATAGTTCTTCCGCTTGATAAAGGACATGACATCATCATACCTAGGTTCCCCATTACTATCCAGATCATATTCCGATGGCATGGACATCCAATCGCCAAAGAAAGACACGAAGTCGGGGGAGTAGGCCGTACCCCAGACCGATAAGGCCTGCTTCTGGTCGCCCAACACCTCCATCGCCCTTTGGTATAATCCGGATGGTTGGTCGTTCGGGGCAAGGACATTATCTACCCCACCCTCCTTATTTTTTATTACATAACAAGATCGTCCCATTACTAAATCGTTTTGTTACAAAGATATGAAAATCCCGCCTACTCTCACGAGCGGACGGGAGCCAAATAACAATAATAACAAACCTTATGTTTACTCTGAAAAAGTACAAATCATTTTGCCGATCCTCACGGACAGGCAAAAACTCAATCCTAAATAACAAAAATGAATTTCATTATTCATCAAATATCATATATATTGTCAATATATTTAGCATTTGATTCTATAATTCTAAAATTATATTTGCTTATAATTTCCTTAACCTGCTTTTTATTCAAATGAAACCACTCTCTATCAACATTATATACACTATATTTAATATGCAGCTCACGCTCTATATCCATATCTACATATGCAATCATATAAAAATGGATATTACTCACCCTTAAACAACTCTCCCTAGTGTATAAATCCTTAGACTTACCAATTTTTACAAGACCATTACTAATATCTACTCCTATATAGGTACGCAACAGTCCACTATTTCTTAGTCCATAGTTCTTTTTATTTTTTAGAAAATAAGTATATCCTATTATAGAATCATACAAACCATAAAAATCATATTCTGTCGAATATGGTCTTATCTTGGACATCAACATAGGTATAGCGTTATTTACTTTCAGATCATTAGATATAGTCAAATGAATATCATCAACATCCTTGTTTGTATTTGATATAATGATATTATATACAACACCATTAAAAACATGATCTAAACACATTCTATCAATTATATACTCATCATAACCCGCATCATGTAGTTCATCTTGTCGTTCTATGGCTGCAAGTATAAAATAATTATATAACTTCAAGGCATAATCAAGATCAAAATCACTTCTACCGAATAACGTTATTAGCGCCATATAAAGGAAATTGCTGTAATCGCTATCATTCGAAGTTATTCTGCAATCCTCAACAATAAACACATTGTCATTTTTTGAACGATCACAATCGCTCGAAAATTTTTTAACAATAATCTCTAACTCTCTAGAATAACCTGAATAATCAGCTTGTTTCAATTTCCCTGTTTGGCAAAAATGACTTAAATCATCATACAACCCCAAAATATGATCTTTGTTCATAATATAAAACAACGAGAGCCACCAGCGCCCGTTACCCCACTGATGACCCTCATCTATCGCCTACGCTTAGGCGAGTTAATATCTTCTTATGGTCTAGCAACGGATAGACACCGCAAATATAGAACCTTATTTTGAAACCACAAACAAACAGGAGATATTTTTACAAAAATTGTAATCAACAATCGCATTCCTCTTTCATATATAAAGCGTAATCATACCCATCCTCCATCATCATCACCACCTTCTTGATATCAGATAGGGTTAGTTTCTTTATCTCCATATTCCTACTATCCATCCTGACGAAAGAGTCCTTGAACTCCTGCTCGGTTATGGCATCCAACCTAAATAGATTGTATTTTATAAGTAACTGGGTTACGTCAAATATCAGGATATTAAGATCAATATCATCCTTCAACTCATTAAGAAGATCACGCATCATTTCCTTAATGGCGTCAGTGTCAAGTTCCAGCTTCTCGGCCTCCTTCATCAGCTTCTTGATGATACCATTGTGCTCGATTATGATATTAGCGTTATCGTCATCGGTAGGTAGAAGGATATCCATCGTACATTTTATACCAACCTTATCACTAAGCCTTTTGTTGAACTCAGTCATATAATCAAAAGCCTGATCCCTGCTTAATGAGTATGTATGATCAAGCAACTGCTTTTGTCTGACCTTGACAAAATAGTTACTGGTGTATAACATCATCAAGACCTTCACTCGCTGGATGCGTAGGTCTTGCATGATCTTCCGATGTAAAAAAGAATCTAGTTGCATAATATAAAGAGTCCCCACCGGGGCCATCACACACCCGACAGGGACCAACTTTTAAATATCTTACTCGTCAGGTGATGGACTGACGCCGCAAAGATAAGTCAAGATATTTTATCTAGCAAGGATTTTCCGCCTCATTTTCTCCGGATACGACATTCCCGTCGGAAACCAAAGACTTGTCCTCGGCCGCCTTCGTAGGCGAGGCGAACTCCGATGGCAGATCCGGCAGGTTAGGGAACGAGACTTCCGTCTCCTCCTTGGATACCTTGTTCTCCTTGATACTCATCCTAAACTTAGGAGCTATGAAAGGATCGTTGTTAAGATCGATGTTGATCGTAACGTCATTCATCAAAATATCCTCCTTGGTCCTAGAATCGCCTATCCATCCTCTTACGTCAGCGGTCATAGGCATCCGGTTAGCGGCTTCCTTGACAGCCTCTAGCCGTTTCTTGATAACATCCACGTCTCCCGCCAACGGAATCATATATGTCTTGTTATCCAGCCCGGATCTGGCTATAGCGTTGTTAAGATCCATTACATCATCAATACTTACTCCACCACCTAGACCCTCTATAATTCTGTCAGCCATTGATCCGATCATGGAAGAGAATGACGATATATCCTGATTTTTCAATCTTACGGGATATAGATAATTTCTTCCATTTCCTGTCTTTATAGCTACGACCGGGATACGTGAATCTTTATAGTCACCATACTTGTCCCTGACGATAGCCGTACAGAACGGAAATATATTATACTTAATATCATCCCTCATCGTAACCTCCCCATTCTCTATATATCCTACGCTCTCGACTTTACCAACCGTCTCGTTGGTAAAATCATTCTCGGATACCATCAACGTACCATTATCATCACTTACGCTAAAATTAGGTCTTCCCGGCAAAACACTGGTAACTGTACCTACGAACGGTATATCAATCTCGCCAGTAACAGATCCTATATTATCCCTATATAACTCAAAGGCCCTACTCCTTAAATCAGCGTTGCTTCCTTTTGAATCCGGGTCATTGGCTTTCAGTACCGAGACGAAATTGCCGTCGCTATCCACGATCTTAATAACCATATTATCAACCAGCTCTCGGTAAGCCGACTTAGTCTCATCAGAATTAGGGTCAACGGCGTTAAGACTATTGTATTTATCATACAATTCCTTGGTATATGGATCTGACATATCCATCTTAAACCTTACCATATCACCCTTGCGGAGGCTAGCCGCTGCTTCCTGATTCACCGACTCGTTGTTAGATCCAAACGTATCACCCGTATAATAAGGGACAATAGATCCATCCTGCCCCTTGCGATACACCATGAACCAGTTGGAGGTCGATAAGGCGGTCTGCCGCCCCAATATGACACCAGTAGCGTTCTCGAAAGCCTGAGCGTCATCCTCGCTAATCATCCATCTTGAGTGGTTATCTGACTCTATAACAGTAAATATGTCAGTTCCGTTGGTGAAATCCATCACCCTTCCATTATCAGTATCAGTGGCATCAGATCTTTTAAGCCCAAGACCGTCCATAAACCTGTCAAGTCTCATTCCGCCAACCTCATAATACATGACCCCACCGATCTCTCTCTTCTGGGCCATCAACACCACCGGGTTCTGGGCGGCGTTAACTTCCGTCCTGCCGGTGGATGTCCCGGGTTCGCTCTCTGTGAGGACATCACCCATAGGTATGGATTTATCGTAATCCTTGACAGCTATACTTCCATTATCATACAACCTCATCCATTCCACGAATTGAAGAAGAGGATCATCAGAATAGTTATTGATAATATCAATAGCCTCATTAAGCTTATCCTGATCAATCTCATTGCCATTGTCAGCCTCATTCATAAGATCATTATAAGTCTTTATAGCTTCTTTGATCTGATCCTGATCAAGACCATTGATATTCATATCTACAATATCATCAACAGCGTCCTTGATATTATCATAAATATTATCATGGATCTTCAATCTATCTATTATCGATCTAGCCTTATTGATCCTTGAAATAGGATTATCCCCAAACCCGTTAACTAGACTATCGACACGAGGCTTGTTATTATCATATATCTGTCTCTCCCTAGGAGATAAGACATCCTCATTACCGTTCCATATCTTTATAGCTATATTATTGATTCTATCGTCAGAAGGATTTATGATATCCTCATCATCAGGAACCCTCTCGACTATATTACCTTCATCGGTCTTAATCTCGTTCTCCATAGATCTGGCTATCATATGATTATATGTCTTGAACATAAATGCCTCATCCTCCCCTATAAGACCATCTTGGTAAGCCTTGTCTATAGCTTGGTCGTTGGCGTAAAGATCATTGGCATCAGGATTATCAGTATTCCTGAAATCATACTTGCTATCATCCTCCTCATAAGTCTTACCCCATACGTTCGATAATATCTTCATGAACCCGCGCTCCTGCGCCCGGATGAATCTTCTGTCACGCATACGACGAAGAGACTCGTTTATATTCTTATAAGCCACAAGATTATGACGATACTCACTAAGCAATGCCATAGCCTCCTTATAATTATCAACCCCACGGATAGATACGACGTTCTCAAAATCAGCTATAGTATCATAAGCCGCCATAAGATCAGCGGCACTGATCCTTGAATCATTTCTATTTAAGAACAACTTAGATATATCAGCCTCTGAGTTAATTAACGTAGTTAATTTCCTCTCCAATGCGATCCTATCCTCTGTTAATTTAAGAAGCCTATCATTCTCCTTGACCAACTTAGCCTTATCAGATTCAAGAGCGTCCTTCGACGCGACACTTTGTTGAAGCCTCAAGATATTCTTCTCCATCCTCTGTATATCATCCGTAAGCTTCCTGAGTTCTTCAAGATCCCTGCTCGAATCAGGATTAAGACGAGAATATATATCAAGAGCGGGGCCTATATCCGTATTGTATATCCTTCTTAACTGATTGGCAATATCGTTCAAATTATCCTTCGCCTCAAGGCCATTATAAACCATATTGGAGATATAGGCGTTAAACGACCTATTGGATATACCATCGGTAAGGGAGTCGGCGAACCTATTGGCCATGGTAAAATTATCTACCTTCTTATTAAACTCGTTGACAAGATCGGCTTTATACTCATTAACCTGCTCATCCGTCATATTCATATCGGACGCTATATCGCTATTAGGTATAGATTCGACTACCGTCCTGAAATTCTCCTTGGTATCATCCAACATCCCCATCTCCGAATCATAACGGAGACGATTGAATACGGCGTCACTAAAATCCTTATTTATGATCCTACCATCACTCTCGTACGATGTGTCTACACCAGATAATTGAGCGTTAAGAGCCATACTGCCACGAATAGCACGGACAGCGGCGGTGGTCAAGGCGCCGGCATTGGCGTTGTAGGCCTCCACCATCCCCTTGTTCCGGGACATGTCTTGGCTCCATTCCTTTATACCCCCAATAGTCTTTCCACCCATAATCGATCCGATAATCATACCGATACCGATCTCCTTCCATCCTTGGCTAGACCCGTACGTCTCCTTGAACCCATTCTTTATAGCCTCCATATAGCCTATATTCTGCCGGATAGCCATAGGATTGTATCTTGATTCTACCCAATTCTTGGCGGACTTACTAGCCACTCCCTGAAGACCTTCCTCATACAGACCCTCTGACACTGGGCGCTTGATGATATTGAACGTATTTCCGGCTACCTTCTGCCATTTCTTTGGTGTTATGGCTCTTAACGTACCGTTATCCATCCTCTCGGCACCTACGCCAAATATATTGCGTTTTATGAACTTATCCACACCAAGATCCATGCCGAACATATCGCCGAACATAGCTATATTGGATAATGACAATATGCCGACGTTGGCGGCAAATACGGCATTAGCGGCATTGGCATTGTCAGCTCTGAACTTCATAAGCTCCTCATATGGGACTTCCCTTCCATAAGCGTTACGGTAAGACTGCCTGAAATTCTCCTCAGCCTCCATCAGCATGCTTCTGGCCTCGACAGACGCCTCCCACGAGGTAGATGTGCCAAGGAAAGCGAGGGTGTCCAGTCCCTTGCCTATCCTCCGTCCCGTACGGGCGGCCCTAAGGTAGACACCGAACGCTTTCTTGGTATCCGAAGCCGCTTTGCCTATCCTAGCCAAAGCCACACCCGCCCTAGCTCCCGTACGAGCTAAGTTCATCAATCCAGCGCCGGAATATACGGCTGACGATAACATGGCTCCAGCGGTAAAAGCAAGACCGGATAAAAAATCGTTAGACCAGAAATTAGCCGTAGTCATGCTTTGAAGGAAATTCATATCCCGCTCCTCACGATTGTAATAATGAGCAAGACCGTAATCCATCTTCTTGTCCTGATCATCCAACCATCTCGTGAAATCGTTATCAAAAACAGCGTTAAAATTACCTCTGGATACACCGGCGTAAATACCATAAAAAGGCTGAATAACACCACCTAATCCATACAAAGCGGCCTTACCTACAAATTTCCCCAAACCTCTCATCCATTTTTCAGTCCTACCTTGACTCCTAGATAAACGTGTGTCATTATCTACACCGGGGATATAAGACTCGTATTTAGGTATCCAAGTACCGCTACTAAGTCGATACCTTGAATCCTCCAACGATATCTCCGGACCAGTAAGATTAAACCTGCCCTTATAGCTTTGATCAGAAGCCATATATCCTAATGGGGACATATGTTTCATATCATCATAATAATTTGTCTTAACAGTATTCTTGATCCTCTCCGACAATGACGGTATCTGGGACTTTGATCTCTCGGAAGCGGAATACGGATCCAATACCGGAGGCAGGTCACGATCCGGTATATCATAGGGATCCGTACCAATAGCCTTTATATTATCTACGTTTATGGTAGGATATCTGTACTTCTCGGCAAGATCCTTTCCGTTAGAGGTATTATTATAGATTTCCATTGTTTCCATTATTTCCACTATTTCCGTTATTCCTGTTTCTTATCTCCTGATCAATCATATCAGCTATGGGCGAGATGAAGCTCTCGAAATCATCAGTAGTAGATCTTCCCTCGCTCCTCCAATACACCTCATTCTCCTTGCTAAGTATCTGTTGCCATGCCATGACCAAATAATACTGCGGGCAGAAGTCGATCTTCCTTGCTACCTCATCAGCATAGTTAACGCCATCCAAATCAATTGAATACAACGGGGTATTACCCTCTCTAGCCCCTCCTTTGCTATATATATCAACATTTATCCCAGAAGAACCATTATTATACTTATATCCGGAAGCCCTTAACTCGTACATAGAAGCGTTATCGAACAACACGTCAGTAGCGATCATCATCTGATTCTTCCTGATATTACCGTCATTTATATTCGTAAACATATCTATATAAGGCATTACCGTGTCCTTGGCCCCGCTAGCGTAAGCGAATGGAGCTACCAACAATGACTTAGCCATCTTCCCATAAGCGTTGTTGCTTGAGCTGGCGAAAGATATGGGTACGACACCGGAATCATAGGTCTCGGACGGGATGCTTACATCCTCTTTGTAGAAAGTAAGTCCATTCGCAGCCAGATCAGCCTCGCTTACCTCAACAACAGATCGACCATCACCTCCATTATTGCCAATGATCTGATAATTACCATCACCTATAGGGGATATGGTAAACGTTATCTTCGTATTGGCATTATCCTTATCCTTGGGGATAAAACCGCCACCACGGGTGAACAGGTCACTAATCTTTATATAATCATACTCGGCTTGGCTTTTAGACGGATAATCGCCGGAGAAGATATACTCACGCTCGGCGTACTCATGACGATATTGTCTCAAGTAATCCTCGCCAGCGCGCTTAGCGTCATCAGCGATCCTGCCTAAATCTCCACGACTCCATTTATGTCTTAATAAATCATTTCTCTCTTTATGCGCCTCGTCATATATAGCGGTAGCGACAGCGATCGCTCTATTATCCCCAGCAAACCTGTCTTTTATTTCCTCGATATGCCTATTCTTGTTAGCCCCAGATACGGCAAGAGACATTATAGACTCAATATCATCAAGAGAAAAAGATGTTCCCATAAGATTATTTACACGATCCAAAAGAATACTTGACTGACCTGAATCCACCGACACATATGGAGCTTCTCCTTGAATGCTACTATTAACGACGTTTATATTATCATTTAGCAAAGAGCTATAAGCGGACAGCTTAGCCCAATCATTCAATGTTATATCATTTATCCCATCTATATCAAAAACCTTATCACCGTTGTTGTTGATATCCCCAAGATTGAATGTCCCAAACCCGTAACTAACATCTATGCCTGATCCATCAAAAGATTTAGCCTCTTTCTCGACTATAGCGTCAACGCCATCCAAAACAGCGTTCTCCGCCTTATTGAATCCATCATTGATCTTATTATACTTCCCTCTTTGGGTATTTAACCCAAGAAGCTTCAGGTAACTATCCTGACCATTGTAATCAAGTAGCTCATTCCTTGACCCTCCATTAGCCTTGAAATAAGCCATGATAACCTGATCGTTATCCATATCCTTGACCACGTTACTATTCTCAGGATCAGACGCCCATGCGTCGATCTTCCTTCTAGCGTCATCTGACAGTGACTTAACAAAATTACTCATGCCGGTAGTTACCGCCTTCTCGTTGGCTATGAACCCGTTCATGAACTCATCGCTTATGCTCACATCGTCAAGGTTTGCGCTCTTGGTAACCACGGTAGGCCCGGTCGTGTCATCACCCCCATTCTCCGACCTACCCAATTTGCTGGCTCTCATCAACGCTGCCTTCTCCATGGCTAGATTATGCCTTTTTGTCTCATTGAACTTAGCTCTCTCCATCATCTGTTGATTGGCCTTGAAATAATAATCATCAACACCCAACGTCTCGTATGAGTTATTATAAGACCATCTCAGCCCGACGCCACGAAGGAACTGCTGTCGTACCATGAACATGCCGGCTCGCTCCGGGCTGTAGTTGCTACCGATAACGCCCTCGGCCTCCTCCACGAAATCATTTCTCTGCTTGATAATATCCGCCAGCTCCGACTCCAACTTAGCCCTCTTGGCCTTGTCATTGCCAACGCCCTTTAGCTTGGCTCGTATGGATTCTTCCTTGACACTGAAATCATCAATATACCCTTTAAGGAAATCTGAGGTGCTTTGAACATTAAATAAGTCAGGATTCGTTCTAGCCATATATCTTCCCTCTAATTGCATCTGAGCCTTACCGTTCTCAGATATAGAAGCCATGGCTATATCCCTGACCTGAGCGTAACTCATCTCATCTATATACATCTCACGCATCTCGCCCGTCCTGTTGCCATTGGCATCAGTCACCGGTACATTGACTTTCTTCCCCTTGTTAAGGGAGATGAAATTCTTCATCTTCTCATCAATCTCAGCGTGGTAATCCGTATAAGGGGTATAATGTATAGGATTAAGACGTGTCCCTACCTGACCGTCATTCATCCAAGCCACGGCATCCGCAAAAGCCTCAGCCTCGTTTATAGGACTATACATCTTGGGATTGTTCAGCTTCATATCCTCCATCTTCTCGCTAAAAGCCCGGATCTCCCTAGTACCGGCAATAGCATTCAACACACGGGTATCCAGAGCTTCTCCAAGACGAGCCTGTATGCTTCTGGCTATACCGTCGGAAGCCAAATTAGATTTACGATACACGTTATTCACATCCTGTATCAATCCATTTAACCTATTCTGAAGATATTCCCTATCCTGAGGTTTTATAATATCAGAATTGATGATATAATCAGCATACTCGTTTATGGCCTGCCGATTGGTATCTATCTTCTGCTGCATGTATCCCATACCCTGCATCATGACATCCATGTTGTAGGGTGATACGTACTTACCGTAATTCCTTAATATACTGTATTGTGAAGCCATTATTTATCCCTTTTTGCCTTTAGTTACTTCCTGAGCAGGATATAATCTCCTGTAACTTAATATATCTCCTTGAGGGTCTGCGATCAACTGGCCATTGGGACCAATCTTAACATCCCCAAATATAGATCTTAATGTATTCATGGTCGTAGCCGTGTTCCACTTCTGCTGGATCTCGTCATTCACGCTATCAAAATATCTAGCCCAATTCTCGTCATTAATAGCCAATCCCTGCAATATCCGTTGCTGATAAGCTTGACGTTGCGCTATGTTCTTGTCATAAGTATTCGCCCATGATTGAGAATTGACATTATCAGCCCAAGTTCTTTGAGCGACATTGCCCTGCTCTACCTCGTTAATATACCTACCTATATTAGAACTCATGATAGCCTGTAGGTTAGATGATAAAGCTCCTCTTTGAGAATCCGGGACATTACCCATCTGATCCAATTGTGATTGGAAAGCACGATTGGCTTCAACCATATACTGATCCGCTGATCTCAATACCGGATCCACGGTAGGAGCGTAATGCCTTTCCAGACCTTCCGTTGTCACGGATCCCGGAGTCATCCTGAACACCTCAGGAAAATCAAGACCACCACCTACTATATTTCTTCCTCCCCTATTGTTATCCGACTTATCTGTATTTGTATTGGTATTCGTCTTAGGAAGGGTACTAGCATCAATAAGCTCAGGCATATCCAGCTTAACATCGGGATCCTCCACGTCACCTATATTCATAGGACCGGGAGTCACCTTGTGAGGGTCAAGTATGAAGTCAAGACCTTCCATGCCTTTCATGGATCTTAACGCCTGCATCTTAAGCATATCCTCCCCAAGGATCTTATTAACAATATCTTTATTCTTGTCAGAAAACAGTTGACTGAAATGAGTGATACCAGCGTCGTTAAGAGCCTTGTGCTGTTCCTCGGTAACCACATCCAAACCAATCATAGGACGAGATGACGAATATTGACCAAACTTATTATCTCTCATTCTATCATGATATGCGACCTTCTTGTCTTCCGGGTAATTACCTTGGCTATCCTCACCGCCAAAAGAAACGAGCGTCGTGTAATCCCGAAGTGCCTCCGCGTTGGCGATGATCGGGTTTTCCGCCGTAGCCAAGCCCATCCAGCCACCAGTAGTGTTGTATATAGCATCCTGAAGAGCTTTGGCGGCAGTAGCCTTAGGCGCACTCATATAAGCATCATAAGCCAAAGGCATGAATGTCTTATAATATTCCAGTCTCTCATCAGCATTAATGCCGCCATAAGAACCGTCCTGACCTTGACGTTGATACCCAAACGTATTATCCTTATTATTATACTTGTTCTCAACAGGACGGAAAGTAAGGAGATAATCGAATAAAGAGCTACCACCTTTCTCCATCTTCTGACGAATACCAGCTACTTTCTTAAGCAGCTCTTTCTTAGCCTCAGCTACATCATCTTCTGTAAGACCATATTCTTTCATGGATCTGGATATGATGTTATCTATCTCACCTCCCTTGGCAAAATAAGTATCCTCATCCTTCTTCATCTTCCGGTCTTCCTGCTCCTTGTATATGACGTTAGCGAAGTCCGTAAATCTTCCTTCTAAGCCATTAACCGTTTCGTTACTGTCATTTATAGCCTTGGATAATACGGAAGCGTTTAAGCGCCTCGTATTCTCGTCATCTATCTTATCGTTCTTCTTCAACTTATCCAAAGCCTTCTTCTGATCATCATAAGCTGATTTAAGACCTATCTTAGCCTTATACCTATCCATTAATGTGGCATACGTATCCTTCGGCGTAGCCTTAATACCATACGTATCTCTAATGTATTTAGCGAAATCCGACTCTATGGTGGTATCATCGGTAATAACCTCCGTACCTTCCTCCAAGGAAACGGGGGTTCCCCCATCGACGTGCTTCTGCCCCATAGCCTCCATTGGCGCCTCTCCGGGCTGCTCCACGTACTCGCCCTTCTCGACCTCTACGTTGGCTTGATCTTCCATCGACTTAGGTAACGGATATAGATACTCACCGGTAAGGCTACCGCTATCGAATCTATTATTAGGCCCTAGATAAACACCACCTCCATCCTTATACCGCATCTGAGATTGCCGTCTCTGCCTAGCCTCTCGCTCTTGAGCTAACCTGATATTAGTACGAGTGCCTTGCTCTGACGCCATCCCTGAGAATACGTTCCTTGCCAACCCTAAGACACCGCCGATGCCTGACATTACAGTACCCACAACATTAGCTGTCTTAACCCCGGTGGATAAATCACCGTATCCCTCGCTTCTCATACGCCCTATACCACGACCCATCTGAGTGAATCTAGACCCTATATCATCAGCGCCATAGTAGGGGATGGTGGTAAAATCAAAAACATCCGTCTCGCCTGAACCGGTCTTAGACTTATCAACATCATTAACGGTCACATTATTAAATGTAATAGCATTGTCTTGATAATTTTCAGCTATCCGTTGCAAACTACCTTTGAAGCTAGCCGGGAACATATCATTCATATCCTTCTTCTCAAAAGCGGTATCATATTTATCCATCAACCGGTCAGGCGTATCCATAGAATATATCCCTAACGGACTGGCTTGCGCAGGTAATCCCTTGTTGGTATTTACCAAAGGCTCCATGCCTAGCCCCTGTATGCCATCCATATTACCAAGCATATACGACCCAACTTCCCCGGCTTCTTGATATTTAGGTATCTTTCTCTTGATTACATATTTGCCCATATCAAATTAATTTCGTTCTGACACAAAGATAGTTGAAAAAAATAAAGACCCACCATTTCACAACGATGAGTCTTTGTTTTAAATCAATCTTTTAAAGATGCATAAAAACACCTATAAATATTGTTGTAATGCATACTATTTTATATATTCGCATAAAAACAAACATTACAAAACAATGAATAGAGAAATATCAGAAAATAGTATTGAGTTCAACAAAGAAGACAATTTTATTTGCATAACAGACTTTGTATATATAATAAACTCGTATAGAGAATCAAAGAATAATCCAAAAATTAGAACTGATCATTACATAACATCAAGTATAACACAAAACGTAATCAATAATATATTAAGACAAATAGATATGCCAGAAAAAAGCATAAAGACAATATCTGATTTAAAAAATGTTGGATTAGCATACCGAAAAGGTAAAGGGCCTGGACAAAAATGGTTTGTCGATTACAGAGTATTTATATCAATCGCAATGAATATAGATGATAAAATAAAGGCACATCTAATATCTTATGCAATAAACTCAATATCCTCGACAAAGATTATAGATGAAATACTAAACAGTATATCAAAAAATTATAGAAGCATTTCAAATAATAGATATAAAACGTATATAGCAATAGATAGAATATCAGGTCTTTGTAAAATAGGTAGAGCTATTAATATAAAAAAAAGACTATCAGCTCTTAGGGTATCAAATATAAATATAGAAATGATATACACAATAGATGACGACATCGAGTCGTATATGCATAAACTTTTATTAGGATTTAAAGAAGATAGAGAATGGTTTAATATAGATGAAGGTATAATAAATAGTATAGCTAAAAAATACGGATTTAAAAAATACAAACAATAAAAAATAAAATGCGATAGCTGATTATATTACCTACAATAAACCATATAGCTATCGCATTATATCAACCTATTTCTTTTAAATCCTTTTTACAAATAACGAACCTATCGTTTTCACCAAGTCATAGAAGCCAGCAGCGCTAAGCCCGACAGCCACCCCATACAACAGAGATTCCCACCATTCACTCCCTACTAACAACGGGGATACCTGAAGAACCCAAGCCAGGATACATACCAGCATGCCGATAACTACAGCCGATAGGATCTTAGCCCACTTATGGGTGTCGATATACGGAACCACCTTAGCTAGCTGAGTGGCTGACATCGTGACGAAAGCCATGATGCCGGTAAAGGTAGTCAGATCAATAGTAATAGGCCCTTCTGATGGGATTACCTCTTGCGCCATCAAAGCGAATGGCGTCAATAACATAGTAAATAAAAACAACAACCTTTTCATACTAAAATATTTTTAAAAACAGACAAATATAACGAATTAGTCCAATATATCATTAGCTAACCCTCCTAAAGTCACGACAGGATTAGCTATATCAAGAATATCATCCAATCTATTTCCGATCCTACCCATCACGTTCGTATTTCTTAATATATCCATACCACCTATCAATTCAGCGGCCGCACCCGCCACCCCTAGTATATTCCAAAAATTATCATCATCCGGGCTTAGTGCCATCTGAGAAGAATCAACACCTATTCCTGATACACCAGATATTTTTTGGACAGAATTACTATGGGCTATATTATTCAATAACGGATACAATCTAGCGCCTGATCTCTCTATTAACCTCAAGAATCCAGGAGATGCTGTGGCTATATCACCTATTGTAAGTAAAGTATCAGCCATAAGCTTATAGGGATAAAACCTCTCCTTCCTTTTTATCTCACCCTCTTCTGACCCCTTTTTAACAGATTCTCCAAACGTGTCGTACATGGCTGTATCAAAAAGACTATTCAAGAGATCAACATCCTTGTTTCCGCCTCCTCTTATATTATCACTCAATTTAAATATAGGAAGATTATTCATCCTCCTGAACTGATCCTCATCTATAAGACCCTGTTGAAAAGCAGATCTTGACGCATTTAGAATCTTATGCCTTTCCTTGCTTAATGCTCTTATCGCCTCTTGCTTGTCCACGATGCGTTTTCGTTGATCCTTATCATAAAACCATTTATCATCCCCAATAGGACCTCCTTCGGATTTTATTGACGACATTCCTTTTATATTCAGCATCAACCCCGGTATCATATTAAGCACCAACTGCCTTTTCGCCTGTTCCTTACGCATACGCTCAGCCTCCGCTATCTGCGCCTCTGATTGAGGATCATTCTTAATATTATTAGCGATGTCCTCTATAGCTTTCTTGTTAGCGCCGGATTGAGCTAGCATCTTATATAACAGGTCTTGACCTTCCTTCTCCCACCAGCTATCCATGGCAGGATGGGAAGCCAAAGAAGGAGCGGCGGGGGCTACCGTCTCAGGCACGGGCTGCTGGCCTCCGTCCCCCGTGCCTGAATCCCGCTGTCCGAACTCGTATCTCATTGGCTCGTTCTCAGGAACACCATACCTATTAGCGAACATATCAGCGAACTCAAATCTCTTCTCATTTCTTAAGGTCGATCCAAGAGGCCTACCGTATCCTTGATTCCATGCCACGGTAGCGTCCTTGTAGTTGACGGCGTTATCGAAATCGGATTTAGAATACATATAGTAATTATATACATTACCTTGAGCGTCCTTGTCAAAAAACTTTCCTTGATTGATGTAATTCCAACCTAACCCCGGGACCTTGCCTTGATACTCATCCACGAGATAATCCAACTGCTGTGTCAATGTCGGTTTCTTCCCATACCTGCGCTGTAGCTCCTTCTTCCTCGGTCCAAGCCATTGTTGGATGCCAAAATCACCGGCGGCTCCTAGGGCATCGGTGTCCCCTCCGGACTCGGCGGCGATGTTCGATAGGATGCCGATAGCTTGAGTTTGTGGTATCCCCTTCTTATCGGTCAGATAATCCCATATCTCATCATACACAGCCATCTTATTATCCTCTGATCTATCAGGATCAATTACATATTTACCATCTCCATAAGCCCTACCTGTACTTACAGACCCGCCCTTATCTTTCTTCTCCTTATCATCATCCATCAACATCTTACCAACTATAGCCGCCGGCAAAATAGCAGGAACGTTTTTAATGGCTTTTTTTATTTTATCCGATGATTCTTTCAATACCTCTCCAGTAGCTCCAAGCATGTTATTAGAATAATCACCAGCATAATTGCTACCTATACCACTCACAAGGTTATACACATCAATCTCATCCATGCTATCGATATACTTATCAAGGTCATCAACAGATGGAGTCCTTCCATATGTATTATAAAATTTATTCCACAAGCGAAATCTAGCTTGAGTATTAAAAGCTATTTTCTCTGATATCTCATCACTTGATGAGTTTGGTTTAGCCCTATAAGCGTCTTTTAATAATGACTTATCATTTTCGGATAAATAAATCTTATTATAATTATTACTTGAATCATATTTATGTCTAAACTCATGAGATAGGTTAGATAAACTCTCATCACTCCTAGTAACAACCTTATTGTATTTACTAGTATAAAACCCTTTAGCATTACTATTATCCAAAGCGGAGGATACCTCATATCTAAAATCATCAAAATCAGAATCCGCTGATACCCTTAGATTGTAAGCTTCTTCCAACCGTTTCCCATTATCATCAAGCATAGAATCTATCTTATCCTTAATATGCTTGTTAGACACATCATTTATATTTTGGAGATCAACACCATTATCAATCATCAAATCCACAGCCGCCTTATAAGAATCAGGAAGATCATTATAATTCCTTGAAATTCTCTCATGGACATCCTTGTTAAAAAAATCCCTAACCAAAGGTTCATCATGAACATATTTATCTACAAGATCATTATCTACAAGAAAATCATACAATTTACGTTTATCTTCTGGCAGAGGAATCTTCTTTACTTTATTAGCGAAAGAAAAAAATTCACCTAATACCGGGAATAGCCCTAAAGCTGATAATGTCATTCCTAAACCATCCCCAGTCTTCGATGACTCCACAAAATCTCTCACATCCATAACATCCCCAATAATAGGGATACCTCCAGCTATAATCTCGGTAATGTCAACTCCATCGTTTATCTTCTTGCCATATTCAGTATTAAGATTTATGCCACTAGATCCAACGGAGGTGTTATCCCTTGAAGCCACATATCCACCCCCTTGTTTCTTATCCATCTTCTCTCCCCATAGCCCATATTTCCCCCTAGGCCATATACCGTCTATGGCATCCACATAACCAACGGGGTGCTCCCCGTCCAGACGCCGGTCCCGTCGCTCGTCCGCTGGGTACAGGGCGTTGGCCAACGGCTGCGTGATATGATCCAACCCCTTATCCTTGGAACTCGACATAGCATCCACCACAGTCCGATATACAGGTCTTAATTTCTCAGGTAAATATAGCCCCGCCTCATCAACCAACTCACCTATCTTCTTATTTATACCCCTGATACTGAAATTATAATTACCCATGCCATTATTCAACGGGGACAACGCACCTCTTATCCCATTCATGCCTTTAACTGCGGCTCCTCCGCTAAGGATATCAAACTCCGGGGACACGTTTCTCAAAGGACTATCATCCATACCTCTGAAATACATAGGACGCTCGCCATTGACAACCCGGTCAAGATCCTCCTTATATAAATCCTTTATCCACGATGGGATTTCCTCCGGTTTATTCTTCTTAGACATATATTACGTTTTTCACAAAGATAACCATAATATCATAAGCCTAAAAACACGAAACGGGTACATAATAAATCATGTACCCGTTTATACGCTAATGCATGTGATAAGCAGCCAAGGCTCCTTTAGCTTTCTCCTTAGACTTGTACTTAGCCGGCCATAATTTACCGGTCTTGTTACTGACCACTCGCCAATCACTCCCTACTTTCTTGATACATCCTGATTTCGGGCATTTGCCCTTCTTTTTACTGCTAGTTTTCCCTGCTGCCATAACATCAAATATTTAAAGGTATATAATCACCTCAATAAACTTTCTCATCGTTGCTAAACCAACGTACTATCATCTTGAACCGGCTCTCAATGTCATTCACGAACCTAGCCAAGAACCAATCGCCACGAAGACGATCCCGCCACCTCCGATGATAATCGACAGCCCTGGGGTCGATCTTACGGTCAATGTCATTCACATCCTTAACCCATATCGGAAGATTGTTCGTATCGTCTTTGACCTCGTTAAAATAGTCATTTATATTTATCTTCTGATCAACCTCCGTCACCAGTATCTCACGGCTATCGTCATTGGTTACAGGATACCTTAACCGCTGGCTCATATCGTTCTTGTCGGCGATAACCATCCGAAGCTCACCGCTGTTGTTGGTATCATTATAAAACCATGCCTTATTAAATCCAGTAGTCCTAAGAATTTGGTAATTAACCTCATCCTGATATCTTCTGGCATCCATCCGATATTGGTAGTTGGTGAGGATCTTATTCACGTACTGCTCACGTACCGGAACCTCTATAACAAACGGATATAGCTTACCATAAAATACTTGATACGATTGGTTGGTCAAACCATGAGACCATAAACCTATCTCCTGACTTTCACTTGAGTAGTTCTTTCCGGACTGGAAATAATGCTGGTGCTCGATATAATAATCAGGGGTGTAGGATAAATATGATTTCCACTCACCCTTCAAACAATTATATCCAACGGTAAAGGAAACATCCGTGAAATGGCTGGTGTCCTGCAACTCCACCGCCTGTCCGTTCCTGTAGAACCGGCCGCCACGGAATTGGTACTCGCTCGGATTCCCTACCGGTATATAATCTTTCTTGGTTATCAGAACCCTCTTAAACCTATTATCCCAACCCATGGACAACCCTATACCAAAAAACTTGTTATCAATATCATAATAAGACAACTCGGCGTCCGTATCAGCGTTATATATCCGGCTACGGATGATCTTCATCTGAAGATGCTCCTTAAACCAGTTTCTAAGCCCCGGTGTGACCTCCGTAAGATTCCTACCATTAGAATCTACCTTAAACACCTGACCACGCCTTAAATCGACCCAAAAATGCCCAAACTCGCAACTGATCATATCCCGACTCTGGGTCCCGGAATATCCTAACGTCGTATTATTATACTCAATGCCACGAGAGGCGAAAAGCCCACCTGTCCCTAGCTCGCTATTCTCCGGGGATATTCTTTCTGCCAGCACGTCTATAGCGTTATATAGTCCTACCTGATTCTCGAAGCGAGCTAGTATTTGATCCGACTCTATTCCCTTCATGCTTATAAGCTTTCCGAACGAGGTCTTGAACTCATGGTAATCCATAGGCTTGTACGACAGCCAAGGATCGGTCATGCCGTTCTCCGACACGTCGGCGGTGCTCCATATGACGCCGTTGGGTCTTTGGTAAGCGCAGTCCCAAAAATTGCTATCATACGTCTCTGGTAATGACCTGCCACCTAACGTAAATCGATTCTTATACACAGGACTCATCTTAAACACATTACCCCTTGATATAGGGACATTACGCTCCTGAGTCCATGATATATAATCCCCCACCTCCGGATAGAACCCCTCGTAAGGCTCAGGGCCGGCTATACGGAAATTGCAATTGATCTCAGACTCCACAAGAAACTGAGGTATGCCATAGAAATACAGGAAGAAACGACCGCTAAGATACATATCTCCGGTCTTGCAAACCATCTCATAAGCGCTCTTCCGGCTAGGGAAAGAGTATAGCGATCCGGTATCCGTATCGGTCTTGTTAAGATAATCCTCCCCAGTATCGTAATTGACGAAATAACGAGGATACCCGATGTTTCGATAATCGTAATAAGGGAATGGTATCATGTCCCCCTGACCAAACTGAGTCAAATAAAACATAGGCATCTTCCTCTTAAGCGAGAATCTTGATATAAATACATCACCTCCAAAAACAGGTTTACGCTTATCCTTATCCATCAACCCGCAACCACCTAACGATACCCACCTGATATCCTCTATCTGCCCGTATTGAGCCGGAGAATATTTCTTTATCCTCATATAGGGGCAGGATACGAAAGATTCACGTGTCATAAAATGAGGCGTCATACCAGCCACCTCATCGTTACGAATATTACACTCATCCTGAATACGGCTGGTATCGTAACTTGAAACCAACTCCGGATATTCAAGCATATACTTATCCATACCAAATGACATGAACAATGAATGCTCACGATCGAGGTTGTTTATGATAATAGGCTTACCGCCTACGGTCTCCCCTTGCGAAGAGATATCTGTTACCGGATATAACCCGCTCTTGATATATTTAGCCGTTGACAATCCACGTAGCTCCGACGCCCCTATTTTTTGGTAAAATAAATTATAATGAGCGACAGAAGTATAATAATAAGCATAGTTCCGTCTAGGTCCCCTATCTATCAATGCCGTTAACCACTGATACCTGTACTTGCCTATATCCACCACGGACTGGGCTGTGGCCTTGGCGATACCCGTAGCCAGACGGATAGCCGTCAGCGCTATGCCGACAGGGTTGGCTAAAAAGAACACGCCTCCACCGACATATTGCTGTGAAGCCGACTGATATGTATATTCAGCTATAGCGGACATTAAATTAGCCATAGCCTCCACCGTAGCCAATGATGTTGCCATACTGTAAGCCTTACTCCCTAATATCGTCCATTTAGGGTGATCCTCCACCTCCCTGAATATACCGGAGGATTTACCTAATTGATAACCATCAACAAGGCACTCGGTGGGAGCGTCAGGCTTGTTAAAGGCAATATCAGGGCTTAAGAATGAATACCAGATATTACCCCTCCTGTTAAACGGATGCGTTATAAATTTCTCACGATTAATATCCTTATAGATATACATATCATCAGACAAATCGTTGTAAGGGTAATTAGGATAAAGGTTAGCCGATCCGTCGGGATCATCGTACTTAAACATATCATAAGCCAGACCGGTTCCGATAACGCTCTTATCCAACGTCCTATCGCCCCTATACAACTCATATCCTATTATAGAATCCCTTCTAGCCTTATCTATAAGACCATTCTCTACCGCTATATCCAGAAACTCATTAACGATATCGTCATCAAGCATCACCCCCATAGGATAAATATAGGAGTCAACTCCATATTGACCGGTCAGTTGAGACGGATTACCCATGAAAGGAGCGACAGAGTTATCCGGAAACTTGTAATGACGTATAGGTCTCTGACAAAACGTGGTTGACGTATTGGGGTACTCAGCGTTATCCCCATTACCGGTGAAATAAGACTTACCCTCAACGGATTTAGGAAACCCATAGTATTTCGTCAAAGAATCTATTATATCCTTCCTCTTTGATCCTCCCGATGATATCCCGATCTTACTTGAATCATACAACTCAAAATTAGCCGGATACTTATTGGTAGACTCCCAATATCCGAAATCACCGTACTGATATGGTCTGGGAGCGCAATCAGCGGGTTTATCTCCACATGAGATACATTTCGCCTCATAGGTAACAAATCTTCTTAATTTCAATTCTTTCGTGAAGAAGAATACGTATTTCACCTCCAGTGGCCGAATGCCAAAACAGAACGGGGCGGGGAAGATGGCGGTGCCGGCCGTATAGAATCCGGCAAGCTCCTTCATGTCCTGCCTCATGGCGAAACCGGTGAAGAACACACATACCGCAGGCTCAATGCAAACATATATCTTATGGAAAGTAGTCTTGTCATCATTCCAGAACAAGTACTTTGGCATCATAAATATCTTATGATCCACGTAATTCACTATAACACCTTTCTTGGCATCATTAGCCAAAGGATTAGGAGCCACGGTACCTTCCTTGTCCGAGAAAAACGTTATACGAACCTTATTGTATGATGATGAGTCGCCGATCGGATAATTATAGTTACCCATCATCTCTATATACATAATACCGTTATCAGGATCGGATAAACCACTTATGTATTTCTCGTAATCCAACTCCACCCATCTGGCGTATGAGGATACATGTGGATAGAACTTGAAATAAGTCAAGTTGCTTCTACCGAACCAATTGGTCTTGGCGTCAATATCATTCTGCACAGACACACGATCTTCCCAATCAGTAGATATGCCGGTATTGAACTTAGAGTTATCACCATCACCAAAAAGACACATGGCGTTCTCAATACCAAACTGACTCTCATATTGAGGGAAGTACTTTTTCATTGAATCCATCAATATATCAAGCATAGTCTCGGTATGCTTCTTGCCTTCCCACCCATCGCCTTGGAATAAGAACGTACATTTACCCAATGACCTACCTCCTTGGAACGTGGGTAGTTGAACATCATTAATAGTAGGATTCACGTAAGGATCACCTACCGAACACCCATTAGTACATATACCCTCATCATATAACTGCCGGACATTAGACATATCCTGACACAAGACCAAGGCGGAAGAATCTATATCAGACGGGAATTTGTCCTCATCCTGACCATCCAGCCATTCTTGAACCAGATCTATGATATTCTTACCTCCACTGGAGTAATTATCGAAATCACACAATACAGAAAATTTCCTTTGTGACTCGGCGTTACTTTGTATTAAGGTGGTAGGCTCTGTCTCCGTATAATCACTAGCCAACTTATATGTAAAATCAATCCTAGAATCCACCAAAGAGTTTTTATCCAATATAGTCCTGGTCTCTATCCTCTCGATATCATCACATCCACTAGGGAAATCGGAAGCCTTTATACCGTCTTGATCCTCTGGCAATGATATAGCAGCGCATAACTCGTCAGTAATACCTACATTAGATTCTATGATATCACACAGGTTCTCTATATTATCAGCGATATAATCAATAGCATCATCTACCGTAACATCTTCCCCCATCGTGTTGATAACGAATTGGGTCTCTCCTACCGTGGCATATTCCTGCTCTACATATCTGAGTTGCTTAACATCTAGCTGATTCTTGCATTCTCCCCCAAAATCATCAAATCCCCAAGACGGGTCGTTTATGATCTTTGCCGTATTCTTAAACTGCCAAAGATAACGGCGGCTGTTCCCGGCGCACTGCGGGTTGTTCTCCAATACCGAAGCCGCTGATAGGTCTTCAGAGTTGCCGTCCTCATCAACGATAACCTCCATCTCCTCCCTTGTGGCCGGACGAGGGATAAGCGGGAATCTAGCTGTCCTGTATCCCGTATTGGTAAAGAATCTTATACCCAACGGATATACCTCGTCACGCATGAATGAAGCGTATTTAGAGCAAGCTACCCCATCCTTGTATAGATTCTCAGTGGCTATGGATGTCTGCCATTTAACGAAATGACCCAAGAAATTAACGACCGGTTGAAGATTCCATTCATTCTCCACGGTCAAGCCGTATTGAAGAAGACGATTCCCGACAGACGTCATGCCTCTGGCTGTCTTATATACCGGTATTTCCTTGGATAACTTCTCCATGGTCGTACGCTCGCTATACTGATCCGTAAGGTAATAGATGGTCCTTTCCGTTATCGGATGTATACCTTCTATGAAATACTCAAGAACCGGGCTTTGCTCACCATTAAACCCAACCGTGTTCTGTATAACGCCTATCTTATAATGAGATACCTGCTTATCTATATTAGACACGGTAAGGCGGATACCCATGTTGGTTGACTTACCCCATAAACCATCGCGGATAACCATATCTTGACGATCGAATAACATGATTGGGTTGGTCAATGAGCAATATCCGGTCTTCTCAATCCCGAACTCATCGCACAACGCCACGCAGAACTGGTAGGTCCCGGCACGCAGGCTTCCCCCGAACTCCACGACCTCAGGCTCCACGCACGGAGCCGTCAGCAACGGGAACACCAGCAGCTTCTCGCAGGCCAGCCTACACCTCCCTATTGGCTTGTCATCCCCACATGTCTTATACCCATGGTAATGATACCAAAAGTCACCATCATCATCCGGATTAAGAGCCTTATCGACCATAACATATCGCTGGGGATTATATCCATCGGTCCAGTATATCACCTTCCCGCATTTCTCGTCCTTGATCTCTATATCGAAGATCGGATGATGAATGGAGAAATTAAGACAAGGATCATCAATCCCGTCCTCTATCAACACCTCCATCAAATCACATATCTCATCGAAACGACCATCCGACTCCTCAAGTCTCTCGCCAAGGATACGATGAATATCTTTCCCTGATCCTGCTAATTGATCCTCTACGGTCTTGACATAATCCAATGACCTCATGAACGTGATCTTAGAGGTATTGTTATCAGGATTCACGAGAAAGAAATAAGTATTATCACCAGCTATATCATTCTTATACCCAATAACCTTATAGCCATCGAATCGCTTGCATAAAAGGGTGCTAGGCTCGTTCTGAATCTTAATCTGACTCCCATCGTCACCCTCTATGGTAGCGTTCAAGGCGAAACTGTACTCAGACGGGGATAGGTCCTGTGGATGCTTATCCCTGTTCATCCCGGAATCGGGAACCGCTATGTTAGAGTTATTTTGCACGATCTTATCTTTTTCGCAAATATAATAAATCCGCCAGATAATCACTTATGTGGCGGATTCTAACAAACCGTACGTATTATGCAAAACATTCAAATCGCACAAAAATAGAAAATCCTTCTGACTCTCACAAGCCAGAAGGAAAATCTAAACACTTTGCAACGTTTACCCCTAATGAAAATACAAAAACATAATAATTATGGATTTTTTCCCATGTAGCTTGATTGCTTATCGGCGTCCTCTACGGATATGTAGAAGAACCCGTTAGTCACGTATCTCTCATTGACATCCACAAAATCGGTAGATCCTTTGTCAATTCCTTTCTTCGATCCCTCGTCGCACACGGCCACCAGACTATTGAAATCATTGGAATAACCAACGACAACGCCATGTATGTCACGATTCCGAGGATCGAAAACATATCTCATCTTACATCTGTCATAAGCCAATTCCAGAGGACTTTTGTTTATCTTACCATCAAACCCCATACCTGTGGTCAAGGCGATAATGCTTCTTGATATATCGCTCATAGTAGTATCTTTTACCGGCACCTTAGGCATACAAGCACCCTCCATGACAAAATCCAACGCCTTGTCTAGAATCTCGTCAAAATCATCGTCTCGAACATAATCCTTGAACACCTCCAATATATACAACCGGACATGGAGTTCGTTATTTACATCATTTAAAGTTATCATGATCCTAGTTTTCGGCAAAGCTAGATTATTCCTATACAATAGAAGATCAAATATGTCATAAGTAAAGGACTAAAAAATAAAAAAAACTCTCCTATCCTCACGGACAAGAGAGCCGATGTGTTTATGATTATTTAACCAACAAAACCACCATACTTTAGAAGGTGGATGAATTGGTTTGATTAATTTTGAATCAAAATTACAAATAAAAAATGATTTCCTACAAATACAACATCTATCATTCCAAGAAAACGAAGTATCTTGATAAAATGCTTCGTGAATGTTGTTTTGTATGGAATCATGCTTTAGCTCTACAACGTAGGTATTACAAGCTGTTTGGGAAATATATATCAATTGGTAAAATGAAGAAGCATTTTGCTAAAAGAATTAAAAGAAATCTTCTTCATTCTCAAACAACACAAGAAATACTTGAACGTCTTGATGAATCTTACAACCGTTTCTTTAAAAGAAAATCAAAGAGACCACCTAAGTTTAAAAGATCAGATTGTTTCAACTCTTTTGTTTTTAAACAAGGAGGTTTTACCTTAAACGGTAATATCCTTACAATCAACAAAGGAAAGAAACGTTTTAAGTTTTCATACAGTAGAGCATATGAAGGTAATGTTAAACAAATAAGAATAGTCAGAGAAACCCGCTATCGTTTTAGTTTGATTATAGTTACAGATTACAATCCTGCAAACTCTTACAGAAAGACATATGATGGTGCATCTGTAGGATTGGATTTTGGCCTGAAAACTTACCTAACTAAAAGTGATGGTAACAAAATTGGGTCTCCATTATTCTTCAAACAATATCAAAACAAGATTAGAAAACTAAACAAACGGCTTTCTAATGCAAAGAAGGACTCCAGTAATAGAAGAAGGAGACTGTTTGAACTCCAACAAACGTATCGTAAAATAAACGATCTTCGATCGGATTTTCAATGGAAATTAGCTCATGAATTGTGCAAACAGTATGATTATATTTTCATTGAAGATCTAAACATTGAAGGAATGAAACGTTTGTGGGGAAAGAAAGTTTCTGATCTCAGTCATTCTTCTTTTATTAACAAACTTACGTATATCGCTTCAAAGTATGGAGTGATAGTACATAAGATTGACAAATGGTATCCTTCCTCAAAGACTTGTGAATGCGGGTTTGTTAATAAAAACTTGTCGTTGAGAGATCGCACATGGTGTTGTCCAAAATGCGAGTCTATCAACGACCGTGATTTTCTTGCGGCCCGTAATATACTTCGGAAGGGCATTTCCGAATTGGAGAGCAAGAGTAATTCCAGCGATAGTAATATCGGGGTTTCTTGCGTCTGTATCCAAGAATCCCATTTGCTTTAGTGATGGGAGTATGTCAAGAAGAAAAATCTATTCGCCAATCCTTACAATACAGTCACGAGACTCCTTGTTGTAGATCATCGTGCCTACCTTAGAATACAAGGTCTTTATATTTTGCCAATTATCCTCACCATGGGCAGATACGTTGGTAGGGGCATCACCGGTATAAACCTCCTCGCCTCCGATATTGACAAAATCATATCCACGTTTCTCCATAGAACCGCCCTTATATGCCGTGAATTTGATAGTGATATTACCTTTCTCACGACCACCATACCAGTTACCGTATATACTGCATCTGATCTCAAGAGGTAATTTATCATAATTATCGCCATCCAACAACGGTCCCATCTGGATCAAAGCTGCCTCATTACCCGATTCCATGTTATCACCACCATGGATGAGATAATCACCTACCCGTTCCTGCGTGGTCTGGTACTGTTTACTCCAACCAACCAGCTTGCCGTCAACATCCGGGAGGCCGGTGTTATCGAAACCGGTAGCCGTGTCAAAGTCAATGCCGTCCTCGTCAGCCCAGATATACCTAAGCACTAGGTAGTCGAACTCCGGGATAATAACCACCGGGACCGACTCCTGCCTGCACACGAACGTCTTCTCCTCCTTGGTGCCTTCTTTTATAACCTTGTACGTAGCCTGACGTATCTCTCCAGTCTCATTGATATCAGCGGTAACTCTAACCTCAGCAGGACCGGTACCACTTGTCTTATCTAAATGTATCCAATCAGCCATATCATCGTATTTTGTTAAACTAGTTTAATATACTTATCAAAAGCGTTGGGCCACATACGCTCATAAGACAGCATCCTCCTCCTATTATCCTCAGCCAGCTCCCGGTAATCATTCAAGGTAATCATCGACATCTTAAGCTCTTTCATGGCCCTAGCGAACTTACCCGGCTCCTGCTGGGCGTATAGCTTATAAGCGTCACCGGCGCCTTGTATCAAACCGTTAACGGCGGCGTTCTCAAAGATCTTCATCTTGATATACGTCTCGACATAATCCTCAAGATAACCTAACGCCGTTTCAGGTATATACGGGAGACCGTCATCATCCTTGGGCGTAGCACGATATATGATGTAAATAAATCCATCAAACCCAGTATACATAGTATTGCCAGATATAGTTATATCATAATTATCCCAAGCATATTTATCCCGATACTTGTCGGCGGAGCAATCACGTCTCAACCCACGACCTATGGATAACCTTACGGGATGATGATAATGGAAACGAACCTCGTGAGACCCGATATATAGCTTCTCCGTGATCGTCTTCTCAAACTCCTCCTTACAGCACTCCGTGCAGGAGTTCCAACGGAAGCCGCGCTCGGTGCGCTCAACCCAGCCGATCTCGTGTTGGAGGTCAGCCTTAGCCTTATCGCCGCCAGGGATCTCGCAAACAAGAGGCTCACACCTATAAGCGTCAAGCATATCGAAGAAATCGGAAGGTAATATCGCCTGTCTGTTGTTGGTCTTGACAACCGCCTCGGACATAATAGCTATAACACCTCCAAATTTTTTTAAGGCGATCTCAGCCCACCTATAAACAGACGAGGTATCTATAGCCCCGCTATCATCGTATTTATGTAAATCAGCCTTGATCTCAGCCAATAACCCTTTTATAGTCATATTTAAGTCTTTTGCACAAAGATATGTATTTGAATCCGTGATACAAAAAAAATCCAGTCTACCCTCACGAGCTAACTGGATCATAAAAACTTCTACAGCTTATAAACCCATTTAACTCCAAATACCTTACTCTCCGATTCAACTTCCCGGTACAAAAACTTATATCTCCTACCTGATTCCATAGCCAACCTACACTCCTTGTTTAATGCCGGAGAGATATATAAATGAAAATACTTATTCCTGGGCATAAAATCCATGCACGTATGGACATAAGAATATCCACCTGTCCCACGCCTGTTTATAGTTCCGGTAAGTTTATTCAGATATATCTTACGGTTGGGATTAATCTTATGACACAGATAACCGATGTTGTTTATATAAACCCCACCCTCATTATCGAGGTACTTATCACGTATGACCTTCCATATCAAGGACTGACATTCAAGAATATCATTCTTGTCCACGATCGTATGTTTCCTTCTCTTGCCGTTCTTAGACATAATAGATCTATAAAACCGAAGAAAGTACTGATCAAGTATTTTAAATGACTTTGTTTTCATATCACAAATATAACGATTTCATCCTAATACAAGAAATTTATACACAAAAATATACCTCCTGCACCAAGGATGAGGCAAACAGGATAGCCGACGATCACCTCCAAGCTGATGGTACCTCTTACGCCAATGGATTAGCTCAGGCCGATAGATGCGATT